ACTGGGAATATATTGAAGATACCGCAATCGCTAATGATCCAGCAGTTTGCTGGCCAGCTAAGGTATCCACAACAGCTGGTGGCGGAACTGGTTGTAAAGCTGGCTTCTCCGTCATTTTGGCTTCGTCTGGTGTGCGTGCTGGTTGGTGTTTCTACAATTTGTAGTATGGCGGTATTTGTGGTGTTTCAGCTCGTTACTTGAACAATTCTCCTTCGAATTCTGGCTGGAACGGGGCGCTCGGCGGTCCAGGTCTTGCGGGGTGAATCGAAGCCTAGGAGCACGTAGTGCGGATAGGCAAGAGAGGGGACGCAAGTCCCCGTTATAGTGGAAACGACCCATCCGTGCGATATGTCCGACTGTTGACCCGATCTCAATTGAATGTAGCAATAGTATGATTTAATTGAACCATTAACTTTCAAGTCTTGTTTCATACGAAACCGAGATAGATTCAATGACTTTACCGCCATTCAAGAATCTATATAACCTAGAATAAAATTCCAAGGATACGATTCAAAGTTTAGGGAAGGATTTCTCTACTACAAAATCCTCCATTCAGTTCTTTCGGCGCTTAACGAAAGTAGGGACGTATTCCGTTGGCAGATTTGGCTTCAACGTCAATTTGGCTTCGTCTGGTGTGCGTGCTGGTTGGTGTTTCTACAATTTGTAGAATGGCGGTAATTGTGGTGTTTCAGCTCGTAACTCGAACAATTCTCCTTCGAATTCTAACTGGAACGGGGCGCTCGGCGGTCCTAGCCGGTCTTGCTTGCGGAGCAGTTTTACAACAATAATGCGGATTACGTTCCTAGACTTATTTAGTTGAAATTGCTCCTGCATAGTCAAGACCGGCTTATTCTTTTATTCAGAAAAGAGTAAGCTTAACCGCGTCTAGTAGCTTCGGCGAAAGTCGCACGGGGAGACCGGCCAAAGGACTAATAAGGAGGGCTACTTATAAAGACTTTTTGTAAGCCCGCAAGTACTAATATATGTGATCCAGAGTTTATTTACTGGGCGGTTTATGACTGTGTTAAGCATAAACTTTATCGCAACGATTTTCTTGATTTATTATGCACCCAAACAGGTATATCTCGCCGCGTAGTAATAAAGGAGCGTTCACAATTAAATGAATCAACTCCCATGATCGACGGCGCAATCAAGAAATTATCTGAAAAATGCGCTCAAATGATTGCTGATAACAAACTTAAATTTAGAGAACTTCGTCAATTCAATCGAGTTGATGGTATTTCAGGAAAGAAAAGAGATATTTGTCAAGAATCTCCTCTTCAGCAAGTATTTGAATACATCGCGGTTTACGCACTTCAACCACTTTTCGATGCTAAAATTTTATATTGCCAATTTGGCAGTATCCCAGGTAAGGGACAAGTTAAGGGCGCGCGCAAAGAATTTCATATATTCTCCATAGTCCAAAATTCAAAGATAAACGAGTGGACTGTATAAAATGTGATGTCCGCAAGGCTTATCCGTCAACAAAAGTAAGTACTGTCCATAATCTTATCGCTAAATATTGCGGCAAGAATAAACAGTTAATTAGTTTAGTTGATGCTATTATGGCAAACTATCCTAATCACCATTTAATTATTGGTGGTTATTTTTCCACTTGGGCATTTAATTTAGTAATGAGTGAAGTTTTGCGTGAGTTTAATAAACTTTACAAAGAGCGCCGCGGACAGCGAATTAAACTAGTCGAAAAAATTGTTTGCTATGCAGATGATTTTCTCTTGTTTGGATATAAGTCCAATTTAAAGCGTGCGATTAAGACAGTTGCTAAACGTATTAAAGCACAATTTGGTTTAGAAATCAAAAATGTCTGGACAATAATTCAATTCCCATCTAAAGAGGTTGAAAACCATCCTCGCTATAAAAATACTTTTATTGATATGATGGGTTTTAGGATTTATCGTCATCACCGCGGCATCCGTAAGAAAATTTTTCGTAGAGCGCGTAGACAATTTATCCGCGCAAATCGACTCTCTTATGTACCTATTTGGAGAGCACGAAAAGTTGCAGCATATAATAGTTGGCTTACATATTCTAAAAGTCGTGGAGTAATCCTCAATTATCATATAAATACCCTAATGAATCGTTCGAAGCAATCCATATCTAATCATTCTAGGGAGGAATTGACAAGTTATGAAAGAGACTTATTGCTCTATCCCGAAAGCTGTTTTGACTTTTCCCGTTGGCGGAAAAACCGACGTTATTTTGAGGAAAAATATCGAAAAAGTCACCAAACAGGGTAATTCGGAAGAAGAAACCTATGATGCTTACGAGTGCGACGAAGTTCAATTCCGTTATGATGGCACGCTGACAGTAGAAGAAGTTGAAAATGATTTTGACTCTTGGTGGAATTATCCAGCCAAGGCTTCTATGACTCTTGATGAGCGTGTTTCCGCACTCGAAAATTCAAAAGCAGATAAATCAGATGTAGAACAAATTTACGATGCTATTGCCGCAGCCTATCAAGAAGGAGTGCAATCAGTATGACAAGTAAAGATTTTATTTTGAATACTTTTCGCGCGAAAGGCAAAGCAGATGCTCAAGCGCTTCAAAAGCAAGCAAAAAATTTAACTGGTACTGAAATTATTGCCAATGAGGGATGTATTCCCGAATGGGAACCTAATAAGGATTATTCTTCTTGGTTAGTTGGCGCACCAGTTAAGTATGACGAACAAGTATGGGTTCTATTGGTTCCTCATGCTGCTTCAGCAATTCAACCAAAAGACGATCGTGAAAATTGGTCGCTTTGTCATACTACTGACGTATTTGCCGCAAAGCCTTGGATGGCCCCCATAGGCAATTATGGGCATTACATGAAAGATGAAGTTTATGTTGATGATAATGGCTTCATCTGGAAGTGTTTGCAAGATGATACTATTCTTTCCGCGGCTGATTATGCTGATGCTTGGACTGAAGTTTGATGTATGCAATAAGTTGGAGGTAATTTACGCATGAGTATAAAATTAGATTTAGGCGCAGTAACCGCTTACGCTATTGCAGTTAAAAATGGATTTAAAGGTACGGAAGCGGATTGGCTTGCAAGTCTTAAAGGTGCAAAAGGTGATAAGGGTGAAACTGGTCCATAGGGCGGATCTGGTTTGACAAATTTGGTAATCATTACAGCAACAGCAAGTACAACTGTACAGGGCGAATATATACCTAATGTTACATATAATGAAGCATTAACAGATATTCAAGCAAACAAAGCTGTAATGATTAAATTGGAAGATGTGTCTGGTCGTTACTATATTCCATATTCTTCAAGCGATGCGGAAATTCTTGCAAGCGCGGGAACTGTTAGCGGTTCTAAACAGTCTATTGAATTGCACACGCTTAAATGGATAGCACAAACTAATATTATTACATTGACAGGTACTAGAGAGGGCTGTATTGCTGACGGTGGAACAGCTGGACAGGTGCTTGTTAAGAAATCAGATGATAGTTTTGATACGGAATGGAAATTGCAATACAAGATAGTTGCGAGCGACCAAGTATTTAACACGGCGGAATTAATAGATTTATTCAAAAATGGTACTGTAATTTATGTAATTGCAGAAAATAATGCACGTTTGTATAATATAAATTACACCGATAACAAAAACTTATATGGCGTTAGCGAATTATCATATTACTCAAATACAAATCAACTTGTTATTTTAAAATGCAGACTTAACAGTGACAATACTTTCTCTAAAGTTGCTCAAAGTAGTTATTTTATACCAAGCGGTGGAACAATTGGTCAAATTTTAGCTAAAAAATCTACTACAAACGGCGATACAGAATGGGTTGACATGCCAGACGTTAGTCAGCTAGAGGAAGATACCGCTGCGCTGAAGAAGCGCCAGAATGTACTTGTTGGCAGTGAGACGGGCAACCCGGTAAGTTGTAATGACGCTTTTGCTGCCCCGCTGTGTGGTCTGACCGTGTACGGCAAGAGCACGCAGGATGGAACGCCAAGCCCGGACAACCCTGTACCGATTGTGAGTGCGGGCGATGGCGGGAGCGTGGCGGTGAAGGTGACGGGGAAGAATCTGTTTTACGAATAGGAATTTCAAAATTATTTTATCAATTCGGTAGCAAATGTCGTTGGTTTAGCTGTCGGGAATGTGTCATGTGTTTTGCAAGTGATTACAGGAGCTAAATACTATGTTACGAGAAACAAAATTGGAACTAAATTCCGTATTGCGGTCGTTGATAAGCTACCCACTTCAGACAATCCAGTTACTCCGTCTAGCAGTATAAACGCAGATTCAAAACGACAAGTAGAAATTTCTGCGACATCCAAGTACATGGTCATTCAATGTGAGGATAAAGCAGCTTTCAGTGAGTTGATGGTGTCGTTGGATTCATCCACAACATACTCCCCCTACCGCGAACAGCTCCTCACCCTGCCAACTCCCAACGGCTTACCCGGCATTCCTGTCACCTCTGGCGACAACTACACTGACCAAAACGGCCAGCAATGGGTGTGCGACGAGGTGGACTTGGAAAGAGGGGTGAAGGTGCAGAGGGTGAAAGTCTTAGATATAACTAATGCGTCACTAAGGCCATACGGCGTTAATGATTCCTATTGGTATATATCGAGTACTCTATCCGATTGCAGTTTAAATAATTCAGGGGTTAGGGCACACACAGCAATTATGTGCCAACAGTTTCCAGTTGTTTCGCAATCAGACGAAACTAAGTATAGCTATCCTATTGTCTCACCATACGGGCATACAGATAAAACTGAGTTGCGATTCCGCGCACCAGAAGCTCTCTATGCGACAATAGAGGACTTTCAACAAACGATTGTGGGAACAAAGGTGTACTATCCACTCGCCACTCCCATCGAAACCCCGCTCACCCCTGCTGAAATTGCTGCTTACAAAGCCCTCACAGCTTACGCGCCCGACACCGTGGTGCAGGCGAGCGACGGCGCAGGGGTAAAGCTGGACTATCAGCGGGACGTGAATCTTGTCGTAAAAAATCTTGAGGATGCCATTGCATCCATGACAGCTACTACTTAAAGGAGATATACATTATGGCTATCAAAAGTAAAGCACGGCACGACCTGACCCTGCGCTCTATCAAGCGCGAAATTACTGCAGGCAGAGATGTGGCCTATTGGCTGGACAAGGCGTACACGCATCTTGACAGTGGTCTGCTGACAGAGGACGACATTGCAGAAGTGGAAACTCTGGCACAGACGTACTACGACGCTCTGGACGCTGAGGATAAGGCGAACGCTGAGGAAGCCACGTAGTAAGGAGAATATCATGTCAAGCACTACATACGCACACATATGTTTTCTTGATGGTGCTTTGGCTGACTATCAAACAGAAAGGACAACAAATCACAAGACTTTCAAACGGTAAAGTGTTACTGATACTTGGATTGAAGTTTGACATATATTGGGTTGGAAGAAATTCCAACCCCTTTTTTATATTGACTCCCACGCAAAGATATGCTATAATATTTATAGAAAGTTAAGGAGAATGATTATGACAAAGTTTAAAATTTATGCTGGTTTAAAACGACCTTATGCACCATTGCATTTAGTTGATGAAAAAGAATTTTTGACCAATCGAGAAGCAAAATGGTATGCTCGTGAGTGCGCAAGAAAGATTTACCGCGATCATGAACCTTATGATTCTGCTCTTGTAACTAAAGAGGAAATTCGAGAGCATCCAACTGATTTTGGGATTTACCCCTTGAAAGAAGAAGATTTCTTTGAGTCTGACGTTGAGCTTGAGTATCTTCATGCAATGGATAATTGGTTGCTTTTTGACGTGAAATTTTAATTATTTCTATTGACTTTTTAAGATATATATGATATAATATATATAGAAAATCAAGAAAGGAAGAATGAACATTGGGTTTCGATTTTACTATCTATGATTATGACAACCGAGAAACTGTTTGTCATGTTAAAAAGCACAATTTGTCTGATGTAAAAGAAATTTTTGTTTGGGTCGTTTCTGGTGATGAAACTGGCGATTTGACGATGCAAGATGGTACTGTTTATTCTTTTGATGCTTCTGATAATCGTATAATGTCTTTTGACGATGGTTGTTATACTATTAATGAAAAAGAAGAGATTGAAAAGTGGTTTAACTTTAAGCCGACCGACAAAGAACTTCATTACACTTTGTCTTATGTTCGCCAGTCTAAATGGGGTTAATGTCTATGTGGCTTGTACGTTATAAAGCAAAAGCAGATACTAGTTGGGCAACTTTCATTTCTAATACTGCTTTGATGAATTTTGCTGCGCAGGACTTTATTGATTATTGGTTTAAACAGCACGATAAAACTCCGCCGCAGGTTAAAGATTTTCACGAAGCTCGAAAAATTATGTGGAATGAAGGTATAGATTTTTATATCACCTTGTGAGAAAGGAAGATTATTTTGATTGTTTCTGAGATTGAAATGAATATGAAATCTGCACTGAAGCAGGATAGAATGGAAGATAAAAATGATTATTCTTATCTTCTGTCTCGCTTCCGCGCGAAAGAAGTTGAACTTCGCCGTGAATTGACTGAGGACGAAGCTATTGATGTTATCCGCAAGGAAGTTAAACAAATGCAGAAGGACTATGAAGCGATGTCTGGCGATTTGCTCAACACTCGTTATGCTAAGGATTTGAAACGTCAGATTGACCTTTATTCTATTTATCTACCTAAAATGATGTCTTATAATGAGGTTTTGGATTATTTGCGTACAATGGATGCAAACCGTATGCTTCCAACTGTTTTTGGTACGGCGATGAAAGCAGTTCGTGCAGAGATTGGCGCAAAAGCAGATGGTAAGATCATCTCTCAGGCGTTGAAAAATTATATGGCTCAGGAGAAAAAGTAAATGAAGATTTTTAGAATGAAACGTGGAGAAGGCAAAACCTCTCGTCTGATCGAGGAGAGCGCAAATACTGGTGTCCCTATTTTTGCTATTGATGAGCATCACTGTCATTCTTTGATGGAAAAGGCAAACGTGATGGGTTACAAGATTCCTTCGCCTGTTACTTTTGATGACTTGCCGACCGCAACAAACGTGCCTTTTGATACGATTATTGTTGACGATGCAGAGTATACTCTGCCGGCAATTCTTAGCTATTTTCTTGGTATTACCATTACAGCCGAAGCTTTTTCTACTAGCACTCTTGAAGGTTAATTGACTTTAGAACGATTTTATGCTATAATATTTATAGAAAGTTAAGAAAGGATATTTAAATTATGACTAAATTTATTCCTGCTGTTCCTCGTTTGACCGCTAAGCGTGATGGTATCGCTTATCACAAGCCGAGTTTTTCGTATTACATTGACCGAGATAAAACTGGATGTATCAATGGTCAGCTGTATCATGGCGTCGTAGTCGCCAAGCTGAGTGGCGGTGTTCGCGATCTGGCAAATATTTGGACTAAGCGTGACGCTTTTAGGATTTGTGAGCTAGGGGAGATTGCCTCTCTACTCCATGTTAATTCCGACCTTGGTCCTGCTTATTGTGTGTTTGAGGGCAAGGCTTACTGTTCGGTTGATGATAAGTGGGACGAGAACGAGGGTATGAAGATTGCTCGTCGTAAGGCTTGGACTCAGTATTATCATGCTCTAGCGAATTACACTTACGATTATAAGAAGCAGATTATTGCACTGTATGAGCAGATTAGTAAGTATGATGGCTTTGCAGTAAGGCGTAGTCATGAGTTGGATATGGAGAACACCGAAATTCAGAAGATGATTGAGGGAATGTCGGAAACTGTTTAATTGACTTTTTCTAAAAATCGTGATATAATATTTATAGAGTTTGGGAATTGATTCCTACTCTTTTCATACATACCTCTTTCTTTTAGGGAGAAGCAATTCTCCCTTTTATATGCGACTGTGGCCCAGTGGACAAAGGCGGGTGCCTGCAAAGCACTTAATTTTTTATCGTTGGTTCAAATCCAACCAGTCGCTCCAGAACGGAGTTCCTTATTAAATTCCCAATGGGAATTGAACTTCACGGTTTGATTGAGTTAGTCCGTAGTCCGTCGTCCTTAGTATTGAATAGGCAATCAAGAGGAGAAGATACGAAAATTCTTCATCATGCGCGAGTAGTCGAACGGCATAGACACTACGCTAAGGACGTAGAATTTGTGGGTTCAAATCCCACCTTGCGCACCAATAGAAAGGAAAGTTGCGATGAAGATTTTGACTGCGCCAGTTATTAGTTATGAAGTTCTTCAAGATGATTTGGTTCATGCTGGTATTCTTGAGCGAGAAGATATTGATAATGACTATTCATATGTTCTTGGTTTGCTTTTCGCTGATAATTGGAGTTATGATTGTTATTTGAAACTTTATCTCAATGGCAAACCTATTCCAGAGAATCTTGACATGAGTGCGACTGCTTATTTGAAAAAGTGTAACGAGATTTATGCTTATTTGCGCGAGAAGGCTCCAGGTTATCCGTTCATTTTGATTGAAACTTGAAAGGACTTCAATGAGTAAGAAGAAAAAGAAAGTTAATTCTGCGCCCGTAAGTAATTGGGTTTATGATGATTTAATGGATTATTTTGAGTTTTGCTTTGGCGGTGCTCATGTATTCCGTTCGAACAAAGCGAAGAAGTACCTTTTTGAGATTCTTACTCACGATTCTAATTGGACTGTTGAAAATGTTCATAATGAATATTATGTTCTTTATCATAATCCAGTTTATCAGCCTCGCGCGAAGATTCATGTTCAAGCAAAAGATACTAATTTGATTTGGCTTTTGTGGATTGCATATACGCACGATTTCTACAAGTATAACAAACTTCCTTTTGAAAAAGGGAAAGGTAAAGACTATTGGCGTTTTATTGAAGATTTTAAACATTACCTTACTTATAAAGGTCTTCATTGGACAGAAGATGATTTCCAATGATTTGACTTTTGATAGATAATATGCTATAATATTTATAGAAAATGAGATTCATTCGTAGATAAGAATTAAAAATCGCTAAAGACAATAATGTTGCTCTAATGTGGAAACGTGAAGGTTACGGTATATCCGATACTGTTAAACGAAATCCCTATGAGCTTGCGTGAGATTGAAACTGCTCACCGAATGAATTGACTTTTTATGATTTCTATGATATAATATTTATAGAAAATGAAAGACAGAAGCAGCAAAATACTCACAATCAGAACTTAAAATTCTAATATTGGTAAGAAGCTGTCTTGATGTGGGCTGAAATGAGATTTTAAGACGATTTCTGCAAAACTTTTGATGTTTTAACAATATGGATGATAAAACAAAATGAAAAATCGTCTTGATTTTTATTATGGATCGTTAGCTCAGTTGGTAGTAGCGACTCCCTGTTAAGGAGAAGGTCGTAGGTTCGAACCCTACACGGTCCGCCAAGAGCGTTGATGGGACGCTTCTTAATATCCCATTGCCAATAGGGGAGCATTAACGACGGTTAATGAGATTAAGGTGCCTCCACACCGGCCTTATATTTAATTATTCTGGAGGGAATGGTTATGAAAGTTATTTGTGGAATTTATAAAATTACTAATCAAGTTAATGGCAAATGTTACATTGGATAGAGCGTAAATATTGCTCGTCGATGGAGAGACCATAAAAAGGCAAGTTCTGACGCAAGTTATGATACTTACAATAGTTCACTTCATAAAGCATTTAAAAAATATGGATTAGAAAATTTTTCTTTTGAAGTATTAGAAGAATGTCTTCAAGAAAATTTAAACGCTAGAGAAGTATATTGGATAGATTATTTTAACTCAAATAATCCTCAATGTGGGTATAATTTAACCCCTGGCGGAGATAATGTTAGTTAGAAATGTCGTAAACTGACTGATGAATAGCTTTAGGAATTAAAATATCTTTTAAAGACTACGTTAATATCTCAAGCTGATTTAGCAAAATAGTTTAATATTAGCTAGATGGCGGTTAGTGATATTAATAGAGGGATAAGCTATCCAGATTTAAATGAAGATTATCCTTTAAGAGATTCTAATGCAATTAGAGGTTGGAATTTGCATCCAGAGAAGATCGGATTAAAAACAGAATCAAAAGTTAATAAATCTAATAAGTCTAGTAAATCTGAAAAGTTTATTAAAAGTAAAGATAAAGATAAACCTTTTTCAAAAGTAAAAATTAAAAATATGAAAATTTGTCCTGTTTGCGGGAAGGAATACGACAGTAAAGCAAAAACTTGTTCTGTTAAATGTGGAAGAATCCGCATTAAAAAAGTTAAAATTGTTCCTAAACGGAGTGCTTTAAAGTACTTAATTCGTAATTACTCGTTCGAATGGATTGGTCGTTAGTTTGGTGTAACTGGAAATGCAATAAAGAAATATTGTGATAAATTTGAGTTACCAAGAACTAAGAAAGAGATTAATTCTTACTCGGATGAAGAATGGAAAAAGATTTAAAATTTGCCGGCTTTATACATCTGTAGTTTAATGATAGAATAACAAACTTTTAATTTGTATGATGCCAGTTTGACTCTGACCAGATGCACCATTAACTCATCTATCATGTGTAGAAAGAGTTTCTGAAGTCGTTTGTGCGGCTTCTGTTTTATCCCTCATTAGACCATAAGGATTGGGGCTGGACTGTAAATCCAGTGCGTTTTACGCCGGGATGGTTCGATACCATCATGAGGGACCATTTACTTTAAGAAAGGATATATTATGGACTTTTTTGTTGGGAATTTTGCTGACTGGTTCAATAGTTATGCTAAGGATAAGTTGTTTCGTCTTTGGTATAAAGAAGATGAAAAACTTGATTTGGATGAAGGCTATGATGAAGTTTGCCAGTATGTTTATCTACGGCAGGCAATTAATCTTGGTAATGATTGGTTGATTGGCTATGCCGTGTTCGATGAACGTGAAAAAGATAATATGTATCCTAGTTTGAATTGGGCTAAGTTGAGTGAAATTGATTTAGCTTGGTACAAAGGTGACGAGGAAAAGTAATTTTCCTCAATGAGACATTTGAGTTTCGATTTTAGAGGAAACTGCCATTTTTATTACTTATAAAATAGAAGGAGTGATAGAAATGATTGGAATTTATAAAATCGAAAACTTAATTAACGGCAAAGTTTATATTGGTCAATCGGTTCATATTGAGCGCCGCTGGCAAGAGCATTGCATGGATAGTGCATAGAGCATTATTTCCAGCGCAATAAAGAAATATGGAGTTGAAAATTTCTCTTTTGAAGTTCTTAAAGAATGTGCAGTAGAGGAATTGGATGAATTAGAGAAAGCATATATTAAAGAGTATGATTCTTTAGTTCCTTTTGGCTATAATGTAGACTCTGGCGGAAGTAGTAATCATACTTCTTTTGTAATTTATGATTCAGTCGAATTTCAACAAATCGTAGATGAAATTAAGAATTCAAAATTAACTTTTGAGCAAATCGGCGAAAAACATGGTTTATGCCGCAGGACTATCACAAGAATAAATAAAGGACAAGTCCATTTTAATGAGAATGAAGTTTATCCTTTAAGACCTTTTCCTTTGGTTGGTCCTAAAGGGGTTCGAGAGAAAAAAGTTCCTTGTATTCCTAAAAACGCACATCCATGTAAATATTGTGGTAAATTAACTACTAATAAAACTTATTGCTCAAGAGAATGTCAAGTTAAAGATACTTCTCCAATGGAAATTTTAACTGATAGTCTTACTAAAGAAGTCTTAATTAAAGAAATTCGAGAGCATGGTTATTCAAATACTGCTGTGAATCATGGCACTTGTGTAAAGAGCATTAAAAAATTATGCAAGCAGTATGGTATTCCTACTTATAAAAAAGATTTCTTTGCTTGGTATGAAGAGCAATTTCCTACTGTTAAAAAAAATTTGAGAAAGAAAGTAGCTAAATTAGATACTAATTCTGGAGAAGTTTTAACAGTTTATGAAAGTATTTCTGTCGCGGCAAAGGAAAATGAAATTGGACGAACTGCACTTAGTAACGCTTTAAATAAGAAATCTCCTTGTATTTGTGGCGGGATTAAATGGAAATTCGTTTAATCATATGGCGATATAGTTCAATGGCTAGAATTAGTAGCTGTCTCCTACAGGAAAAGAGTTCGATCCTCTTTATCGCCGCCATGTGTAGTTCGGAAGGACTACGAGCCTTGCGCCTAGGAGATAAGGCGTCAAACTCGCGAGGTTTGGACCTAGATAAGTCGTTAAAAACTGTCTAGTCAACACCGCTAAGACTAGTAAATTTGCGGAGACCGAGATAGGATGGATTCGAGGTAAACTACCACCGGCGCTTAGCGATATGTGGCTTAGTCATTTGGAATCGGTCTATAAAACAAAGAAAACGAAAGTAACCTCCAATGGACGTGAGGGATAGTCTGAAAACTCCCTCTTAATATGCGCGTGTAGTGTAATGGCGAACATAGAACACCTCCACTGTTCAGATAGGAGTTCGATTCTCCCCACGCGCTCCATTAATCAAAGTTTCTAATTAGGTTCAATCCTCCCAGAGGATTATAGCTGAAGCGGAGCAATGCCTGAGCTAGACATGCATTGTACGGTACGCTGAAACGCCAAACAGGTCATGAACAATAGGAGTTATAATGCCGAATACTTAATTAGAGTAAAAGAATTTTAACCATTTCTTTGATTATCGGACTGGAATTTATCTCCTAGTCCATCTAATCCAGTGGAATTTTCACTGGCGGCTTTACGACAGACACGTAAGAAATCTGTCCCTCTGAATAGATACTCGGATAGCAGCAAATTCTTTCTAGTTGGAAGAATAAAAGTAAGTATTACTTGATAATGCTTTGATCGCTCGCCCATTCAAACTGGGAGTATCTAGTAATAAAAGAGGTCTGGGATGAATGCGTGAGTGTAGATTTTCAGTAATTACAGAATGAGGATCGGTTCTTCACCGCCTAAGAGTGACCCTTGCGAGGGTGGGTAATCCCTCGTTTCATGTCTCCTGAGCTGGGAACTCACGGATGTTTCATAAGCAACCTATGCACAGTTCGATTCTGTGAGGAGACACCATTGGCAAAGTTCGATGTAAAGACAGACGCATTACGTTTATGGGGAAAAGACCTCAGAGTAAAATCTGAGGTCTTTTTTATTGACTTTAGGACAAATTTATGATATAATATTTATAGAAAACTAAGAGAGGAAGCGGAGGAAGTTGAAGAATGACTGTCAAAGATTTGCTCAATGTACTATGCAAGTATCAATGGATTGAGATTGCTGGCGATTGTTATAGCGAAAGTCCTCATTTCACAGGGACTGTAAAAGATTTAATGGGCGAAGATGAATATGAGTTCCTCTGCACGCAGAAAGTAAATGGAGTATTTTCTGAAGCCGAAAATAAAAGTCATTATATCCTTGTTTATTACAATGATTCTGAATTAGGACAGGTGTGATAATGAAAATTAAAAAGTTATTTAAAATTTTCCCAAGTACCGGAAGAATTAGAATTGTCGATAATATTACTTTTAAAGAACTTTATTCTGGCGATATAGGATTTTTGCCTATTGAATTTTTTGAACTTCCTATTGATCACGCAAGAAGCGCAATTGATTTGAAAACAAATAAACCAATGTTAAACATTTATGTTAGAAAGGCTGGAAGAACTTCATTATCTAACCTTCCGTCATAATAAATCCCCTAATAAACAAAATTTTAATCCAACTGATTTATTTGACGTAAAGAATTTTTACATAACCACTCAAAATTAATGTACTTGACTTTTCATAATTTTGCTCAGACGGTGTGACTTATACTATTGTTTAGTATACTGTTCCGTGCAATCAAGATTAAACTCACAAGGAGAAGTATTATGGGAATGTTTGCTTGGACTTTGTATTATACTTATACAAAGGATGGTAAATCCACTCGACGAGTTTCTACTATTAATGCTCCTACTCTTGGACGAGCATTTCAGATCTTACGTCATTATATGATTAAAAATTCTAACGAATATATTACTGATCTTTGCGCAGAATGTAAAAAAATTGAGAAAGAGGATTAAAGTGAAAGAATTTTTAAAAACGACAATATCAGTTATTCTGTCAGCTATAATTATTTTCGGATGTTGTTTTTATACTTATTCCGATATGGAATTGCCGGGTAAGGAAAAACAAATTACTGTTACGTCAGAATATAATGATAATGTGACTATTAAAAAGTTGGCTGAGCAATATCGAGAAGCATGGAAAGAAGGAACGGATTTTTCTCCCCTCGCACAGAGAATGAATTTAAAATTTGACGGCAAAATTAAAGCTGACCAAATTTCTGTCTCTGAAGATGGGCGGTTGATTGTTTCCACCGAAGATTTTTATTGGGACTATGGTGGAATTCCTGGTTTCTTTGTTGTTACTAATACCGAAAGTGACCCGTCACCCTATGGTGCAAAGATTATGATTTATCTTGATAACGTCAACCAGAAAAAGTTCAGTACAGGGCAGACTATTAAATTTAAAGCTGACTTTTGGAGCATGGATGGACGTACAATGGTTTTAACGAATGGAGTACTTGAATAATGCTTTTGCTTTTGATTGTCCACGTTATAATTTTTGTTATAATGGGTTTCATTTCTGCTTTGTGCGGCGTGACATATGACGAAGATGAATTTATGGCTATGGTATGTCCTTTTATTGGAATTGCCATAACTATTTATGCCATTCCAACAGCAATAGAAAAGAAATTAGACAAATATAACTTGATTGATGTTAATTTTGAGAATATGAACGATGACATTATTCGAGAAGATAACAGGTCTCTTTTTATCGAGCATAAAGTATGTCTGTCTTATAAGCAATTTACTGATTTTTATTCTGTTAATCCTGCGCGCTGGAACATTGTCAAGCAAGCATATCCCGAAAAGCGCTATTTGAGATTTAAAGATGGCCAGACTTGGTATTGGGTTTATTTTAAAACTGCTAAGGAATATAGGGCCGCAGTAAAATATTATTATGAGCGCGAAGAACTAAGAAATGGCCCTCGCGCAGTTAATTATGACCCGCAAGAAAAAGAAAAACTCGACAAAGATACAGCTGCTTTACTTCGTTGTGTCCAAGCTGACATCAATAAGATTAAATTTCAAGCGGAATCTGAAATCAATGAGGCTACCGACGGTATCAAAAAAATTTCAGGACGCTTAAATAATTAATTTTAAGTCAATAGGTATCTAGCCTATTGACTTTTTTGTTTATATATGATATAATATTTATAGAAAATAAGAAAGGAAGAATGACGGAATGGTAATGAAAGAACTTGCTACTTTTGACGAAAAGGTTTTTAATCAGATGATGCGCCATAAGAAGTTTGCAGAATCAAAAGGTTATGATGTTATTTTGGCGTCAGTTTATGGTTCTCAGAATTATGCTCTTGAGACTGAGGAATCTGATGTTGATTCTTATTTGATTGTCATGCCTTCTCTTGAAGATTTGGCTTTGAATCGTAAGCCTGTTTCAAAAGAGTTGATGTATATTGATGAAAATGGTGTTCCTAATGGTGAACACGTTGTCATCAAAGATTTCCGCGTTTTCGTTGAAGCATTGATGAATGCGGATTTTCATGCTCTTGAAGTTGTAAGTTCTAAATATACTACTGCCATTCGTTGGACTGATTTAGATGAAAAAGTAAATCCTTTCGAAGATATGGATTGTTTTACTGCTGTTTTGCCTAAATTTTATTGGCGCGTAGTAAATTGTTTTGAGAGCGCGCTCAAGAGTAGAAAGTTGGAACGCTTGGATTGGAATAAGAAAGGTGACCGCAAAACTCTGGTCGATATTGTTTTGCATTATTTCATTTTTCTTCATGCTTTTGAGCGCGATAAATATCCCTATTCTACTTATTCTAAAAATTTGCGTGATACTCTTCTTGAAATTAAAAATGGTTCAATGTCTAAAGAAGATGCTCTTGCAATGTTTGATTTAAATACTATGCTTTATAATGTGCGCGACCGCTGGGAACATGACCAGCCCGCAGATAAAGGCAAAACTGAGAAGCAGCTTCGTGAAGAGTTGAATCAAATGTTGATTGAGCAATTTGAAATTAAATTTGAGGAGCAATGTTTATGAGTCACCCTCGAACTCGTGCAGAACGTCGAGTTGCAAAGAGAAAAGAATTTAATAGGAAATATTTTTTGAGCCAGAATGCTGGCTATCCGGCACCTTATTTTTTAACTTATGCTCGGAATAAAGGGTATCATTGGGCTTTACACATTAAACCTCCTGTTAATTATGATTTTAAAGTGCCCGGTGAGTATAGAGATTATTATTCTTGGCGCGGGAAGTATAGAGCTGAAAAAATTTATTTTCGTCAACTTGGTCATGCTAGTCGTTATCGTTACTTCAAAAGAAAAGCAAATCAAGCCGTGCGTAGGAACAAGAATTTCTCGACTCGAAAGAGTAATGATTATCGTAGAGTTTATGAATATGCTTGGGTGGTAGATTAATGGATAATTATATTGTAAGCGTTTCACTTCCTGCCGCGCCGGTAATGACTCCTCAAGGACCGATTTTGCCGACTGATGACTTGGTAACTTTCTTTTGTTCTTGCGGCGGGCGTATTGATTTTAATAATACAAATATTGCTAGTGAAGCAATTAATGAGGATAAGGTTATTTGTCCGCAATGCCTTCAAAGGCATAAAAGAAAAGATTATATGTGGCTATTTGGCGGAAAAGGACAAACTATTACTTTGCCGCAATCAATGTATAAAGAGGTAGAAAATGAAAATGAAGAAGGATAATAATCTTCAGTTGACTCCTGATGGGGAAAGATTTAAAAATTATTTGCAAGATATGTTGAATGGTGAACAGTATAGAGAAGCCCTTTTTGAAGAAAATATTAAAGAGTTGGGTGACAAAATGGGACTTGAGCGTATGGATATGATTAAGGCTTTCCTGGAAGTAATAGAGGAACTTTAATGGCTCATTTAATTTTGTTTCCGATGTTGTTTCTTCATTTGATTGTTGATTATAACCTTCAGAACGACAGAATGGATTAAAATATTTAGAAAATAGGCTTTTGAAGAATATAAAAAGAAAATCAAATCCATTGACTTTTTCCTAATCCTATGTTATAATTATTATAGAAAATGAGGAAAGGAAATGAAATTATGAGCGAAAAGAATTATGAGACTAAATGGCATATTGTTCGTGAATCTTACCTGCGTATGCTTATTGGCAAAGCTATGAAGTACGACGTTCTTATGGACGATCTTTCTAAAATCGAAATCAATAGTGAAGATTTCTATGGCGAAATTTATAGAGGTTTGACTGGTAAGGAACTCACTATTCCCAATGATCAAGTTCACTTTATTAAGCGTGTAAATTTCGTCAACGGTGAAATCATCAAGCAGACTGATGAGACTCTTGAAAAACTTGATCTTGCCGCTAGGAAACACGGGTTTGAATAATTGACTTTTCTTCAAATCTATGATATAATATTTATAGAAAGTGAAGAAAAGATTACTTAATTTTTACGACAGTTTTGCTGGCAGACACTTCACTGAGCAAAAATGTGAGCTGCTAGGTTTTACGAGAGGGGTCACAGGCTACCAGAAATGGAGCTGAACCGAGCCAAACCTCCTAACGCAGAAGTTGCGTTCATAAATCACTTGCAATCTTAGTCTAAAGTGACAAGACGCTAAAAGATTGCTTCACCACTCTTAATTGAGTGGTAAGGTTCACAATAATTGATACCTCCACGCGGTGTGAACTGGACAATCTGACGAACTTGGAAGTCGGATTGACGAAAATCAATAGACATGAAAGACGAAATGAATACAAGCTCTCTTTCGTCAGTTAAATTGCACCAGCTTCGATGGTAGAATGGATTAACGTTCTGATAATTGTCGGCGCAATGCGCATCTACGGCACGGGTAAAGACGCCCCTTGCAAAAGCAATTAAACCATGTCGCTTTTATTATGACCCCTTCGTCTAAAGGTGAGGATAGGAGACTTTCAATCTCCTGATGACGGGTTCAAGTCCCGCAGGGGCCACCATATACTTCCGTAGTCTAACGGTTAGGACACGGTCCTGATAAGGCCGATACACTAGTTCAACTCTAGTCGGAAGTACCAGTTGCGTGACAGTCGTAGAACTCCTATCGGCTGTTTAAAAAACTAGGGTAGGACTTATGAGTGGAGTTCGCTTATAAGGCGCGCGAGAAAACGTCGCCCAGAGTATTTGCTTCAAAGTCACTCGCGCATTATGACGGCCACTGGAAGAAGCGGTTAAATTCGCCTGGCTCTCAACCAGGAGTTCTCGTAAGAGATATTGCCAGTTCAAATCTGGCGTGGTCGACCAAGGTGTTGACACCTGTAAGCCTCAAGAAACGATTTAATAGAATACTAGTTACCTATTGAATTAAAGTATTGAGAAACTACAAATCAAAAGATGCGTTGTGGAACGGGAATGATACTAACCGGAAAGCGTAAATCGTATTAGAGAAAAATGGTCTGGAACTCTTTAAATTATCGGACTATCGTGCCGGAGTCGTATAGTGGTCGATTACAACGGTTTTGTAAGCCGTCAGCATATGCTCGCGGGAGTCCGAATCTCCCCTCCGGCTCCATTATGCGCCTGTAGCTTAACTGGAAGAGCAGCGAACTCTTAATTCGCAAGGTGAGGTTTCAAATACCTCCAGGCGCACCATTTAAAGACCATCGCAGCATCTGAAATTGGCTTGTAACCCGCTTGTCGTCGAGTTCGATTCTCAACAGTATCTTCTCTTAAATGGGAATACTTAGCTCAGTGGTAGAGCAGCGTATTGTTGGTCTTGTTTTATGCGCTCATAGTTCAACGGAGAGAATACCTAACTACGAATTAGGAGATGGAAGTTCGATTCTTCTTGGGCGTACCACTTGTAATTTCTACGAATCTTATACAAATCTCCTTGTCGTTCGCGGCTCGACACTAATAAAGCCGCACTCTTATGCGGCTGTAATTCAGTTGGATAGAATATCGGACTTCTAATCTGAAAGCCAAGAGTTCAAGTCTCTTCAGCCGTACCATTTTATCCTTTTCATCGTTCTGGCGCGATATAAAATAATGCCGGATTTTATACGGTTGTAGCTTAATAGGATAAAGCTGCGTGATTCCTAATCCGTCTATACCAGTTCAAATCTGGTCAGCCGTTCCACGATTAACTAATAAGTGTCTCCTTTCTTTTCTCATCTTGGAGCCTAGTCTGTAATGGACTAGGCTCTTTTCTATTGACTCCCGCGCAAAGATATGATATAATATTTATAGAAAAGCTAAGAAGGAGTTAAAATGGAACAAAATTTTAAACTTGGAGATTATGTTTATTTTACAGATAATTATGATAATAATCATGAAGGCGAAATTTTTGATGTATCAAGCCCTTTAGAGTACATGATGGTTTTTTATTCTATCAAAACATGTTATGGAACTTTTGTTGTTCCTATTTATAATATCTTTAAAACAAAAAAAGATAGAGAACAAGCTCGCATAAAAAGATATAATAAAAAGGTTCAAGAATACTGTGAAAAGATTAATGATATTACAGATTTAGTCTTTTTCATGTTTGATCATAACGTCGCACCCGCAGAAGAGTATACTGATTGGGAAGCGAGAGAAGCTGCTCGAATTAAAGCAAACCAATTTGGAATTAATTTGATTTAAAGAAAGGATTTAAAAATAAAAAAGAAGCAGCGGAATAGCTGATGGTTAATAAGATTAGTGATTTTTTGCATATTCGAAAAAGGATATAATGAATGATGCAAATTATACTATAATATTTATAGCAAATGAAAAGGAGAAATAAAATGACCATTCGAGAATTTGTTAAAAAATGCTCAGTTATTACCGAGATTGGCATTACCAAATGCGGTGATGAAGATGCACTTTATCCTTACAAAATCGAAGATTTCGATGCTATTGGTTTCAATAGACAAATTCTTGAGGGTAAGCGCGGAAAGTATGTTCGTGATAATGGTATTTTAAACAAAGAAGTTTACGCTTTTCGAGATACTACAGATTTGCATGACCCGTTCCAGGGCATTGTCGTAGTTTATAAATAAGAAAGGTTGGATTTTATGCTGACTTTAAATGGCAAATATGGTTCCGCGCGAGTTTATACCGACTTGATTGAGCAAGAAGCTATCGCACAGGTTATCGAGATGCTGAATCAGCCTTTTGCAGAAAATGCAAATGTAGCTATTATGCCCGACGTTCATGCGGGTGCTGGTTGTACCATTGGTACTACTATGCGAATTTCTGATTGCGTTGTCCCGAATCTAGTTGGCGTGGACATTGGTTGTGGTGTTCTTTGTGCGGAATTAGGCTTGATGCATGATATTGATTTTGCCAAGCTGGACAAAGTTATCCGTCAATATGTTCCGTCTGGTATGTCTATTCGTGATAAAATAGTTAATATTCAAATGCCCAAACATTTTGGTATTAACGGCAAGGACTGGGTAAAAAAATTACATCAGCTGAAATGTTGGTCTGCAATTAAAACTAAGGAAGATTATTTCTTAAAGTCTATTGGAACTCTCGGAGCGGGCAATCATTATATAGACCTGAGCATTGATGAAGATGGCCAGTATTATTTATCTATTCATTCCGGCTCTCGTAATCTTGGTATCCAAGTTTGCAAATACTACCAGAAATTAGCTGAAACTGATTACCAAAAGGCTTGTAGCAAAGTCGATAAAAAAGTAGTCGAAACGATGCTCGCAAATGGGCGAAAAATGGAAATCCCGGCTTATGTTTCTTCTTGCAAAGTTAAATACGATAAAGGTTTGGTTCCGCTGGTTGGAGAGTCTTTTGAGAATTATCTACATGATATGAACATCGTTCAAGAGTATGCTGAAGCAAATCGTAAAGCTATGCTACTCGCCATCTGCAAAGAAATGGGCTGGGATAACTTTACTTCCTTTGAAACTAAGCATAATTATATTGACTTTTCTCCGTGTAAGAATGGTGAGCATCCTATTTTGCGCAAAGGAGCAGTTGCAGCGAATGCGGGCGAAGAACTTATTATTCCGATGAATATGCGCGATGGTTCTTTAATTTGTATTGGCAAAGGTAATCCTGCTTGGAACTACTCTGCGCCGCATGGTGCTGGACGCTTAATGTCTCGCGCGAAAGCAAAAGAAACTCTTTCTCTTGAAGAGTATCAATCCGAAATGGATGGCATCTGGACTTCCTGCGTGTCTAATGCTACTATTGATGAATCTCCGATGGCTTATAAACCGATGGAGTCTATCATCGAGAATATCAAAGATACCGTTGAGATTACTAAGATAATTAAGCCCGTTTATAATTTTAAAGCTAATTGACTTTTGAACGAAATTATGCTATAATTATTATAGAAAATGAGAAAGGGGATTAGATATGAGTTTTAAATTAAGAAAAGCCACTCAGCGTAAATTCAATGCTGATATGCGTTTTGTCAATCGAGTCATTGAAAATGATGATTTGTGGCAAGGGCGTTTTGTAGTTCATCAAAAGAAAGCTGATTGGCACTCTTTCGATGATGGGAGTGGTGGTATACTTTTTGTTATTGTTGATTTCTATGATAAGAAAACTAAGAAGCATACCACTCATATGTATGAGAAACTCGCAGGTGAGTATTTTAATTTCTGTATGAGCCAGTTGTTCCGAGATATGAATACTTTTATCGTTGAGGATTTGGACGTTTGGAAAAACGAAAAACCTTACGATGAAAAGCAAGATTGGCGAAATGTGCCTTATGAGAAAGAGGGAGAGGTGATTTATCCTTGGCGCGCTTAACTGAAAATGATATTGCTGAGATTAAGAAAGTATATGCGGAAACAGGTAGTTATGCTGAAACTGCGCGTCGTTTGCATCGTTCCGCAGCGACCGTAAAGAAATATGTATCTGGTGAAGTGCCAGCCCCTGCAAAGAAAAAGAAAGATGCCGATCTCATTTATTTTGAAGACATTTCTAAACGGCTTCTTGAAGATGGCCCTATTGAGCCACTCCCTGTCGACCAGATTAAACTCCCCGATAATTTTAAGTCGTGGACTATCCTCACCGATGCTGAACGCGCAGCGATGAATCTTAACTATATTTCAAAATACTAAGAAAGTGAGTAAACAATGAAATATTTTCAGTGTATTGAGCATCCTTGTGACCTCTCTAAATACACTTATGCCGTAACTGAGGACTTATGCAAAGAGTTTGGTCCTCTTTGCGGTACTTATCGGATTCTTCCCGCACGATTGCTTGGTTTGAGTTATGAGAACTATATCGCTTATTTGTTTAAGCGATTTGGTAAAGAAATTTGTCTTCCTCGTTATCTCGGTGGTCCGATGTTTAATAAGCGTGAGGATGCGATGAAGATGGCAGAAATGCTTGAAAATAGACTTGTTTATCTCTTGGAGAATAAAAATGATTGACCCAAAGTATTATGGTGATAAACCTTTCTATGTATGCAAAGACGAATTTGCTTCTGGCAAGTTTCGTATTAAAGAAAGTGTTATTGCTGAGAAGAAACTAGATCCAAATGGAGACCTCGGTTTTATGGACGTCGCTCAAGCGCGGGTTCTCGGTTTGGATTATCCTGTATATATAAAGTTTTGCGAGAAAAATTATGGTGGGCGCGCAAATAAATCAAAGCATGGGTGGATTTCACCCGTCATTCGTTTTGAAAATGAAACGCTTGCTAATTCACTATGTTTGCTTTTGAACAAGAGGTGGGGTGAATTATTTGGTTAAAGAGTTTTTTATTACAGTCCAGTTCAGGAGGAACAACGGTACTTTTGGCGGAAAGGATTATGTTTATAAACTAATTTCGCCAATGTATCTTGGTAAGCATGATGAACTGTTAATTCTTAAAGACCCAGTAAATGAAAAAGGTCATAGTTACAATACCGAGATGCTTGTTATTGGCGTCTTTGATGATTATGAAGCGTACCAAAAGTATTGTAAGTTAAAGAATGTTTTTGTTTGTGCTTATGAAGATATTCTTTTCTTGAGATCTTTTAAAATTGCTTTTGAAGATCGTCTTGAACTATTATATGAAAATCAAGACCCGTTTGAACCTACTTGTTGTCCTAGAATCAGCGTAATTCGGAACAATAAAAAAATGCCTATTATGGCTGGGCGCCCAGAAAACCAAGATATTTTAATTACACATGATCAAATTGATAAGTTGATAACTGATAAGATGGCCAAATGTAGTCCTTGCGTCCATTCTGATTGTTGCGTGGAAGATTGTGACAATTGCTCTAAATCTCATCCAATCGCATCTTTTACTTATTCGCCGAAAGGCGGCCATGGAGAACTTGGTCCTATTGATGTTAATCAGCCATCATTGAAAGTTAAGACAGATGGAAGAGTGACAACTTCTGATGTTGACCTGCGTGGTATAACTAATCTTACTAATTTAACTGATAATGGCTTACTTAACGCTCAGCTCCAATCCTATGCTGCTGATGAGTATGTGTTTAAACCAAATAACACAGATTCTGTTTCTATTGATAATAATTGGTTACATGGTTTAATCAATGGCCTAAGAGAACAGGCCGATAAAGAAGTTACCGATATGTTTAACTCAAAAGAAAAAGAAAAGAAGTTCAAAATGGATTTTTCTAAGATTCTAAATATTGATTTTGGTAAGGTTCCTCATACCGCTGAACTGAAACCGTCTATTTATGGCGTTGCAGTTCTTGGTTTTGATAACCGTTACCGTGCATATGATAAGATTAATGATAAGGTCATGGATGTTACTGGTATGACCTTTGATACCGATATGCTGTTCAAGATTCCCGTGGCGGTATCTCAGGTGCGTGTTGGTGATGTTATTATTAATGCCAGTAACTATGTAACTGTTACCAATGTTCATCCTGATGGTACTTTTACTGTTGTTGACCCCAAAGCAAGCGAGCAGAAGATTGCTATTCCCGCAAAGAATATGTTTGGTTTTGATTTCGTAACCAAAATCATGTATCCTTTTGAGAATATGGTTCAGCCGAGTGACGATAATCCGTTTGGTCTAAATCCGATGACTATGATGATGCTTTCTGATGGTGCAGATATGGATATGTCTACTATTCTGGCTCTGTCTATGATGAATGGCAACAGCGGCATGATGGATCAGAATATGCTTATTCCGCTTATGCTGATGAGCAATAGCAAGAGCGGCAATAAAGATGGTTTGATTCTTGCTATGGCAATGATGAATCAGCCTCATCCAACTAAGAAAATCAAGCGAGAAATTCAGTCTAATGCTTTTGCAGCTCTTGATTCTTGCCCTATTCCTCTTGTAACTGACGAAAAAGAAGCACCCACGGGAGTAAATGCTTGCGAAGATGACGACTAATTAAAACCTAGCCAGTAGATATAAAGTCTACTGGCTTTTCTATTGACTTTTTAGCATAAGTATGCTATAATTATTATAGAAAATGAGAGAGGAGATAAGGGATGGAGAACTTTGATAGTGTAATTGAGGTTATTCACGAAGCAATTAGTGGTTATCTTGAAGTTTTTACTACAAAAGAAGATGTCGAGCGCGCAATCAAAGAAGATATGAGTGTTATGGAAATTCCTTACACTCTCTTTTGGAAACAGGATTATATTTCCAATTACGATGATTTGGTTGATCACGAAGTTGATGTTGTCCATATTCCGAAGTTGATTGTGCGTGGGAAGTATCTTGGCACTCATTTCTTTATGGAATTTTATTTTAAAAATGCAAAGGAGTTTGACTTTTAAATGATTCTTGGTACTACTGTTTCTCTTCAGGGTGCGCACTGGGTTCTTATCACTTTGACGACAAAGAAAGCAAAAGGCGTAGTTACGTCCAAGGTTTTTCGTCGTTTGAATCCATGCCCGAACATGAATATTGAGGAGAAACCTTATACTCATGCCCGCGAGGCGCTATGCGAAGTGATTAATCTGAGTGAACTGAATAAGCAGGAGACTGCTGATTACCAGCAGTTGAAGAATTGGCGTTTTAATGTAAGGGAGAACTAAATGAGTAAAGCAAAATTGCTACCGCCTGAATGGTCTTCTATTGCCGGATGGTGCGAAGAAGTTGGGGTAAATCAATCTCTCTTTTATGCAATACTTGAATTGTTTAAAGATAAGACAGATAAGGGCGGGAAGCCCTATATTGGACATTTAATTCGTGTTGCGCAAAATGTTAAGCCGCAGTTTGCACGAATTGCTTTCTGCCACGATGTGATTGAAGATTGCGGCGTGGACGAAAAATGGCTTATGAATCCCGATTTTGGTTTGACGGAATACGAGATTAAAGCCATCCGCACACTTAGCCGTCCAAAAGGCGCGACTTATTCCAATTATATTCTGAACATTATGGATACTGAAGACCTTGGTATTATGTATGTTAAGATGGCCGATCTTTTGGATAACATGAATCTCAATCGTTTGCGCGATATGTCAAAAAAAGATATTGATCGTGTAACCGAGTGTTATATTCCTGCTTACGAACATCTGTCTACTAAGATTTGGCAGATTATCCGAACTGCCAAAATTAACAAAGATATGGCAGATATTTATATGGATTTGCTTTCTGACGAAAGATTTGATGAAGAGAAAGGAAAAGAATATGGATTTTAATAAATATCCGAAAATCGAGACTTGTTTTCAGCGTTCGTTTGAGACTAAGAAACTGCTTGACGGTGTTTGGCGCTCGGACGAGCTTCAGTACCTCAAGGACTGTGAGTGGATTTGGACTGAGAAAGTTGATGGTACCAACATCCAGATTCGTTGGGACGGACATCGAGTTGAGTTCGGTGGGCGTACCGAACGTGCAAACATTCCTCAGCCGCTAATGGATTACCTTGAGACTACTTTTGGCGGAGAGGTTAATGAGGAGATTTTCGAGCAGCTCTTTGGCGAGACTGAGGTTGTCCTCTTTGGGGAGGGTTATGGCCCGAAGATTCAGAGTGGTGGCGGTTATCGTAAAGATGTTAGTTTTATTTTGTTCGATGTGAAGATCGGTAATTTCTGGCTTCTGCGCGACAAGGTCGAGGAGATTGCTAAGCAGCTTAACATTGATGTGGTTCCGCTGATCGGCTATGGGCCTATCCAGTTTGCTATTGATTTTGTTAAGGAGCATCCGATGTCGCGGGTTGCGCAGAATAATGGCGGTAGTGGTTGTTACATGGAGGGCTTGGTTGGTACTCCAACCGTTGGATTGCTCCGTCGTAATGGCGAGCGCATCCAGGTAAAGATTAAGTGGAATGATTTTAAAGAGTTTGTAGAGGAGTAAAAATTGATTAATTTTATTTTTGTTATTATTGGATTGGCAGTACTGGTTATTGGTGCGATTGTCGCATTCAATAAAGAGTCGGTGATTGGAGCTATCACTTCGGTTATTCTTGGTGCAGTAATTGCTTTGTTTGGTATGTCGTTTGTTATCATTCCTTCTGGCTATACTGGTGTAAAAACCACTTTTGGCCAGATTGCGGAAGAGACTTTGCCGAACGGTTTTAATTGGAAGACTCCTTTTATTGAATCTATCGAGATTGTAAATAATAAGCAGCAGGATGCTGGTTTCGCGTTGAAAGATTCTAAGATTTGGGGCGAGACCTCTGAAAAGGTTCCTGTTTATATGGCAGATGTAACTGTTACTTATCAGATTGATAATGAAAAGTCCGCGTGGATTTATGCTAACGTCAGCGACTACAAGAGTCAGCTGATTAGTGACGCAATGGTTGCGAGCGCTCTAAAGGATGCTGCTGTTCAGTTTACTGCTGAACAGGTAACTGTTCGCTCTAATATTGAGCCTGCTGCGCAGAAAGAACTTCAGGAATCTCTTGATAATAAGTATGGCCAGAATGTCGTTCATATCCTCAAAGTTGTGATTAATAATATGGATTTTGAGGAGAGTTACAACGAAGCTATCAATCAGAAGAACCTTGCCGCGAAGCAGGCAGAAGCTCAGACTATTCAGAATCAGATTGAGATTGATAAAGCAACTAAAGATGCTGAAACTCAGCGTATTGCCGCCGAAGCACAGGCAACCGCAGAAACCGCAAAAGCACAGGGCGAAGCTGACGCAATTCGCATTAAAGTTGAAGCCGAAGCTGAAGCAAACCGTAAGCTGTCTGAAAGTCTAACTGATAATGTTTTGCGTAATAAGCTGTATGATAAGTGGAACGGTGAACTCCCCAAGGTTAGCAATGATTCCGCGCCGCTTGTAAGCATTCCTCTTGAATAAAATGAAAGGGTTGGAGTAAAATCCAACCCTTTTTCTATTGACTTTTAAAGATAGGTATGATATAATATTTATAGAAAATGAAAGAGGAAGTTGAAGATGATTAACTGGATTGTGGCACTATTGACTACTTTAATGGCGTTGGATTTTTTCTTTATCACAGTTAAATTAACACTATCTGAAATTTACCGCGCGCAAGCGGCAAAGAATCCATTATGGCTTAATTTTATTATTGCGGCATTGATACTTATACTTTGGGGTATAGCTATCTTTGCTCTTGGCGCAACTACAAGCGTTCTTTTTCATTTGATGATTGGAGTTTAAAATGGATTGGTTTTTCTTAGGGATAATTGTTCTTGGCAGTGTTTGGGGTTGGGCGAAGATGTCTAATAAAGTTCTTGGACAGAACGCCATTCAAGAGGTGACAAAGGAAAGATTTGGGCGCTTGATGATTTTCGGTGGTTGGAGTGGATTGCTTTGGTGTGCTGCTAATGTATTTGAAGAGCCAGAAGTAGGAGTCACTTCAGTTATGTTTATGATTATTCTTTATTCTTTGTCCTATTTTGGAGCTATGGGTATACAATTTGACCGCGAGAATACAGTGATTAAAAATTACAAACATCAACGGCAGTTTTCTCAAGGTTACGACTGCATCTCCTATAAAGTCGTGCGCAATATGTATTCGATGCATCCCGAACTGTTTAAATGGGACTACAACAGTATCTATCCTGCGTTCAAAGGTTTAGAATTTAAAATGACCTATTTCGATTTACTTCGTTTTTCGTTTCTATATTGCAGTCCGAAGATGAAAAAGAATGGCGTTGTTTCTCAAATGATGTTTGAACAGCTTGAAAAAGACATGGTGCGCATTCAAAAGGAAAAAGAGAAATCTATTCAAGAAGTAAATCATGCTTCTACCGAATTAGCTGATATTATGGCTTCAATGAAAGGAGAAATGCAGTAATGATTGGTTGGACGATTTTTAACTGGCTTTGCTTCGGAGTTTGCTTGATTTTTATGTTCGGCTGTGACAAAGATTATTTGTCTAATCTGCTGAAATACAATGCAGTAACAGCAATTTATATTTTTTCTTTCGTTAATGCTTGTCGAACTTTACCATGGGAACTTTCCGATGATGTAATGACTGGTTCTCAATTTCTTTGTGTGCTTGCAGTTTGTGGTTCCGCTATCGCTTATATTTGTTCATTCTTCGTAATGACAATGGATGATGGTTTGCCGAATTTTAAGTTTATTGAAAAATACCTTAATATTGATGAAAACAATCCACGAATCAATTACAAACTGTTTAAACAAATGTATGCCCTTCATCCCAATAAGTTTCATTTTTGTAATGACAGTTGGGATTACAATTTTATTGATTTTAGCTTAAACTTTTTCGATTATTTGCGTGCTTCGTTTTTAATTGAAAACGAAGAAAAAGGTCCTAAGAGTCGAGGCCGCCGCAAAGATTATCAGCGATTGGTTTCTGAAATGCAGGCTGACCTTGAAAAAGATCTCGTGGCCGTGCGAAAAGAAAAAGAACAGGCTTTTCAAGAGATAGAAGATGCAACAAAAGATGCACACGAACTTTTTAAAGCTCTTTCAAAATACAACTAATTAATTTTCCCCGCTCAGATTAAAAATCTGGGCGGTTTCTTTTATTGACTTTTGAACAAAGTTATGCTATAATATTTATAGAAAATGAAGAAAGGAGATTAGAAAATGAAGATTAAAGTTCTTCCGCGTGCTGAGTGTTTTGCTGCGGCACATGGTTGGGGAATCGAGTACGGTATTGCAGATTTTGATGTTCCTACTTTGATTATTTCAATTTCTAGTTATGATACTCCTATTCCCAACGCTCTTGCTATTGATGCTAAGAAAAAGCCTGACATCATTAAGCACGTTGAGTATTGTCAGTTTGACGACATTGATTGCAAGGAGCCTGTTAAAGGCTTGATTCCTATGAGCGATGTGGACGCGCAGAAAATCGTTCGTGCGGTTGAACAATGGAAAGACAAAGTCGACCAGATTGTAGTTCATTGTGATGCTGGTTATTCTCGTAGCCCAGCAGTTGCAGCTGCCTTGGCTCTTGCTTTAAATGGCAGGGGCGCAGATGATGAGTTCTTTGTTAAAGGCAACTATTGCCCGAATATGCACGTTTATAATACCATGCTAAAAGAGTTAGATGCGCGAGGTTATTTTAATGACTTATGAAGATCTTTAGCTATATGTAAATAATCAATATACAAACGCAATGCAAGCCGGAATGTTGGGTACTGATGTTGTGATTTCAAAAGAAGATTACTTTTCTCTTTTGGAAATTTGTAACGGATGGGATATACGATGTACGCCAGTTATTCTTGGTTTTAATTCTGTCACATATATTGAGAAAGATGGAAAATTAGACCCAAAACCTCATTACACATTGCTTGAAGGTATTCAAAGTGCTTGTGATGAATATTTAAGAGTAATCCTTGAATGGGACGAAGATAATGCTAGTGAAGATGAAGTTTTTGAAATCATCTGGTATCCCGAAGATGAAAGTGAGGACGAAAATGACGAGAAAGAGATTTGAAAAATTGCTCCGTGCTGAATATACTTGGCTTTGGGCACGCGCTCCGTTTAGTTTTAGTGACTCGATGCCCATTTCACGGATATATCGTGACATTCCCAATATAAGCGCACTTGCTCGAAAAATGGGTGGATACGATACTCTTTATGACTATCTGACTAATCCTTAAAGGTCATGATATTATGATAAGAAAATGCTTTGAAAAGTTACTCCGCGCTTATTATACTGGATTATGGATTGAAGCTTGTGCAAATTGCCGTCTATTTATGCGAATGGGTCAAGTATATAGATTGCTCTCAGACATAAGCGATGAAGCGACGAAGCGCGCAAAGCTGGTAGTTATAAAAGTACGTATGAAATAATGACTTTTACAAGTAAAGAAAGGAAAAACTATTAATGTATACGAAGTCTATGCGCGTTAAAGACGTAAATGGTAATGAAGTTGTGATTGGCGGCGAAGAGATTTTTCGCGCTTATAAAGATTTGGTTCAGTGGTTTATGGAGACTCGTTTTGTTTGGATTTTCAATAATTTTGGTGAACGATTTAATAGAACTGCAATCAAGCATTGCGCGCGAAAATGCGCCGAAGTCGTAACTATTAACCCTGAAATGACTTCTACTTCTGAGCCAGATGATTTTGAAATGGCTATATTTAATAAATATAGAAATGGCGATTTTAATTGGCTTAAAGATTGGGAGCCGGAAACTAAAGTAATTGTTATTAAAGAAGATAATAAGTCTCAGGAGGACTAAATATATGACTCAGATTAAGACTAAAATTCGTGAAGCTCTTGATCCTAATGGCAAGAAAGTTTATATTGAGCAGACTTATGTGTTGACGCGCAAGATTCAGCGCGAGAAGGCTCGCCAGAAGCTAAAGGCAATGGAAGTTCAGCGCCCTAACAAGAAGCGCTGGAATGCTTATACTGGTGAGTTTGACCCGTCTCCGCTTGCAGAGCATTGGCGTGAGTATGGTGTGGAAGTTTAATTAATTTAGCTGGGTAGTAATACCCAGCTTTTTCTATTATATTGACAAATGAATAAAGGTATGGTATAATATATATATAGAAAATCAAAAGAAAGAAAAGAAGGAATAAAATGTTTCTTGAAGTTATGATAGTAGTTGTATCTTTTGGAATGGGCATATTAGCATTTCGATATGGTACTCGTCGATTTTATGAAACTAAAGGTGACGAGGGTTGGATTGATGTAATTTTTAGCGCGCTTTGGTTTATCACAGGCATTTTATTCCTTCTTGGAATCGTAGAAAAGGTGATGTATTAAATGGATTGGATGGTTTTTGCAAGTGTTCTTCTGATTGCAGCATTAATTATGAATGTACTTGCACTTGCAGTTTATGGTTTTTTGTGGTTTAATTTTATTGTTTGTATTGCAGATGCAATTTTGCTAATTGCAAATTTTGTATTCTTTTTCTTTAGGAAAAAGTAATGGCGAAAAAGAATTTCTACCCGAAAAAAATTTTATATAGCCAGAAGCCACGAAAACGTATTGTTTTCAACGAAAAAGATGGTTCTCTTGGAGAACAACGGATTCGGAAAATCCTTACGCAAAACCTATGTAATTTTGTCGAATAGAAGACTTTCGACGAATTAAAAGATTAGAAGCCGCTTAGATTTGATTTTTCATTAGAGTTTAATGGTAAGGTTGTATGTTTAATTGAGTATCAAGGAGAACAGCATTTTAAAGCTGTTGAACATTTTGGTGGAATAGAAGGATTTTAGTTACGTCAAAAGCATGATGCAATGAAATTTCAATATTGCCAATAGCATAAGATTCCGTTGTTTTATATAAAATATGATGAAGATTTAGATTAGCGGCTCGCGCAAATAATTCAATGGTATACAGTTTTTAAATGGATGGTGTAAATGATGATTAAGTATATTGAAGATTTGTTTTATCCAATTGAATATCGTTTTTTGAGTGCCTTTTGGCCTTGTAAAAAGTTTGAAGTAAATAAAGTAATTGATAAAGCTATGAAATATTGTCAGCAACATCATGTAAAATATAATGTAGGGAAAATTCAGAATATAGACATGAAAACTTATTATATAGTTTTCAATTATATCAAGCCTGAAAATGGAGAGATTCAGGGTCATGTAGTATGGTGCGAAAATGAAAACAATCGTTAATCCTTTTTTGAGAAAGATTTGCAGATTAGACAGTTTTGATAAGATTCAGCAGAACATTAAGGATTATTACAAGAAATGGTTAGCTTTGGTTAAAGTTTACGATCCCGATGCTGGCAACTATTATGATGATATTTGTGAGTATCTTGAAAAACAACGGGTACCTTATATGGATTTCTCTTGTGATGAAGGAGATTACATTGAACGCACTTGGTTTACTTGGACTGATGGAAAGATAATTTATAGTATCTGTTTTGCACGGGAGATCTGTTAATGAATTGGTTGATTCTAATTGTAGGATATGTAGTTATTCTTGGGGTATTTCTCGGTGTGAATGTAAAAACCTATAAAGGTGAAGATGATGAGGTTCCTTGGGTAGGGAATATGCTGTTGATGATGATTTTTGAATTGCTATGGGTTATTATTTGGGCCAATGCCTTTGGAGTATAAAATGAAAAATGGATTAATTAATGTTGAGGATTTACGCGAGATGGATAAAATCGCGGCAAGCATGGATGAAGATTATACTCTTGAAGATTTGATTCAAGCGGTAGAGTGTAAAGAAGAATTTACTCGTCCGCACTCATTTGTCGTTAGAGCAAAAGCAGAAAAAATACGTTCCGCGCGCGGAAATGAACGGTATCTTGAGTGTGACCATTGCAAGCATAAAGTTAATTGGGATAAATGGAACTCTGAATGGAATTATTGCCCATCCTGTGGGTTTCCGATTATCCGATGGATGGAGGAAGATTGATGACTGCTTTAGAAGCTAAAAGAGCTGCGGACAATTTTAATCAAGACTTATATAATAGTGTTTTAAATAAAATTAGTAAATATATTGAAAGTCGAATTGAACGATCTGCACCTCTTGGAAATTATGATTTCTGCGCAAGATCAATAGATGATGACTTGATTATAGTTCTTGGCAAAAGAGAAGTTCAAGAGCTTTTTCAAAATTCTAATTTACAAAAGGAAATAAAAAAGCAATTTGGAGAAAAAGGCTTTCGCATTAGATTTGAAAATGATCGTGAGGTAAATGTAGCGTTTATGATTGTTAGTTGGAGAATGCCATATGAGAGCAGAAGAGAGTTATAATGCCGCGGCGACAGTTTTAAAAGATTATTAGACTCAAGAGGTAGACGACGTAGTTGCGGAAATTTATTACCGAATTGATAGTTATGTTAAAAAAGGATTATTCCGCTGTCAGATAAATATGACATCAGATGATTTTTTAAATTCGTTTAGCAATCATGATATTCAAGATTTAATTTTGATGAATAATGATTTTGTAGAAATAATTGTTCAAAAGATAAGAGATGATGGATATAATGTGTGTTTAATGAATTTTGGTAAGCCTAAGCTTCTTGCAATTAATTGGAATGTTGTAAAAGAAGAGCAACCAAAAGAAAAGAAAAAGAAATGGTTTTGGTAGAAAGGTTGATTTGAATGATTAGTGCAAAAGAAGCTAAGAGTTTTGCTGATGAAGTAACTATTGCCGCGCGTCAGCGAAAAGAATATCCAATTTTAATTGATGATATTGAACGTGCAATTACTCGCGCATCGAAGATGGGTAGATATTCTATTCATTATTGGTTTACCGATGTTTCTTTTCGTATGATGGAGAGTTCTTTGAATTTGAATGATCCAGTACTGAGCGCGCAGTTTAACAATAGGTCGGATTCTTCTTTGTATGCGAAGATTAAAAACGATTTGACTGAAGCTGGTTACGAAGTTGATGAAGATTTTGGTCCTGCCGCGATGTATTACTGGACTATTAAGTGGGATAGAGAGGATGATGGTTATGATTTTATTTGAAGCTGAAGATGCTATTGGAGTTTCTCGACTCAATAGAGAGATTATGGATTTTCTTGCTATTGCAGAACCCGCGGTGACGATGGAGATTAAAGAAGCTGCTAATCGTGGAGAATTTAGCTTTTGGTGGGCAAGTGAAAAGAATAAAAAGGTTGCTGGTATTCTTTTTTCTGATAAAATGGGTGTTGAAGTTGACAATAAATTTGCAGCAGCTTTACTCCATTCACTGAAAGAAGCTGGTTATAAAATTAGAACTGATTGTAATGGATGGTATATTGAATGGTGAATTTGAACGATAGAGTGCCGACTGCTTATTAGTTGACTAGAAGATTCTGTGGTGAAGATTATTATACTAGAGATTATATCGCTATTCAAGATTCTTTTTTGAAAGAGCTGAGGAATGCAGTTGATAATAAGGTTAATTCTTTAGTATTTACTGCAAAAGATCATGCAACTGGCGCCTTACCAGACTTTGTAAAATGGCTTGGAGACAATGGTTATCAAATTAAAGGTGATATAGATAAAAGGACTTATGAAGAACGGGACATGATGACTAATGTTGCTTGTTATAGTTCTGTTTGGACTATGAAGGTTTGGTGGCCTGCGATTTATGATAGTTTGGGGAGTTCAAATGAATATTAATGCCACTGCTGCAAGTAGAGTTGTTTGGATAATGGATAATAATAGGGCTGAACAATTCTCAGAAAATGAATCTGGAGCTTTACGATTAATTGTTGATTCTATTATGGAACAGATTGGTAAGTCCGCGCTCAAATGTGAACATGAATTGGAAGTCCCTTGGGCTAGTAGCGATAATTCTATGCGCCAAGAGGTTGAAGATTATCTAATTCAAAAAATGGGATATACCATTGAGGAACACTTTTATGGTGGTGCGAACGATGGTTTCGTGATTAAGTGGTAAATAAGATAGGTGAATTAAAATGGTGTTTCATAGATATATAAATGCATTGCAGGCAGAAAAAATTTCTGAAGCAATGAAAGATACTCCTCTGGTTGGTAATTAAGAAAGGAAATTAAATGCTTTTTCGAGCAGAATTAACTGATTGGTTAAAAGAAAACGGCGATTGTAAAAGGGTAAGACATTTTCAAAAGTACCAAAAAACTTTTGATCGAGCGATGGATGATGTTTTTGACGCAGCCATCCATGGGAAATCTAAGGTTTCATTTTCTTGCTCAGAAGAGTATGCTAGTGAGCTTGAAGATAGATTTATTTATTTAGGTTATGAAGCTAAGTGGATAAATGGTCAGTTATTAATTGAGTGGTGATTTAAATGTTATTTAATGCTGATTTTGCACGGGCTTGTATTGAACCAACAGAAGTTTTCCCCATTGAAGATATTTTCGAAACTTACGCGCGGCAGAATTAAGTGACTATGGGTATGGAGTCACATCAGAAGAAGTTTATGTTGATAGAAAGGGACTGTTTAAGAGAGTAACGGTTCAATGGTGATTTAAATGAGATTTTCAGCGATGTATGAAGAACAGTCTCATTTGTCTTTTGTGGTGCATGAGGAAGATAAAGAAGCCCTTTGCGACAGTTTGGAATTATATGGATTCAAAGTTAAGTCTATTCCTGTGAAAAACGAGAGTGGGTTCCTTTGGGGAACATCTAAACTGTTAATTTCATGGTAATCGCGCGATCAATAGAAAGAAGGAGAGGAAAATTTCTCTCTTTTTTTTATTGCGCAGAAGGATGAAATTTTTAGAATTTTCTTTTATGCTTACTACTCTTTAAATGATTCTGAGGGAAATTCCTATCTAAATTATAATTAAAAGAGAAAATTAAGAAAAAGAAAGAAAGAAAGAAAGAATGAAGCCTTAACCACAAAAGGATAATGCAGTGTTAGTGAGCGAGATTGGGCTTACCGCGAGCGTAGCGAGAGGTAAGGCGAATAACGAAGCGAACGGTGCGAGCGACAGCGAGCGCTCAAATGAAATAATAAATTAAAAAAGAAAAAGAGAACCCTATCGCCGCGCTCAAATGAAATAATAAATTAAAAAAGAAAAAGAGAACCCTATCGCCGCGCTCAAAAGCGATAGGGTTCAACTTATATAATTAAGAAATTAAATAAAGAGAAAAAAGAAGAAAAGGGGAGAGGAAAATGGGATAAGAGGGAGAGGGATTGGAATGGAGAAAATGAGAGGGAGAGGGGTACAATTCGGGCTAAAAGGAGGAAATCAAAACTATCCAAAATCCAAAAATTAGAAAAAAATGACGCTTAGAGGGAGAGGGATTGAAGTTAAAATTAAATAGAAAGAAGAAAGAGAGAAGAAAAGGGAGAGGGAAAAGAGAGAGAGAGGAAAAGGGAGAGGGAAAAGAAAGAGAGAAGAAAAGGGAGAGGGAAAAGAGAGAGAGAGGAAAACTTCCCGCCCGACCACCGACGGAGAAGCCCAATGTCACCATCCATCCCGTGGCTTCGGCTAATTATATAATGATTTTTTAATGGGCCGAAAAGTAAAACCGGCCACCTAAAATTTTTGGTAGGGGAGTTGGTTGAGATGGGTTGGAATCCTCTAGTCCGTGACATTTCGAAAAAAGTCAAGTGTCCAGCTCAATAAAAAAATATAAAAAAAGAGCCACGAATCCCGTGGCTCCGGATCATAATTATTGCGCGGAACGCATTTTTAGCTTGTCATTCCAATCCTCAACAGCATCATCAATGTCGAAGTTTTTCTTGGCGGTGAGCGAAAAGACGACCCAAATTTCCTCTCCGTTGACTTCCTCAAGAGAAGCCCATTTATAGTCGTCAATCTGGATGCAATCGCTGACAAAATCCTTGCATCGTTCTTTTGTCAAATCCTTGGCAGCTTTGAGTTTTTGCTGCTGATTCATCTTATTTTCCATTGGTTTTTCCTTTCTTCGCGCGCGGAGTATAATCATTTCTGCCACAAATCGCGCATGGAAAAACAGAAATGTAGCCTTCGCTATTGGTAAAAGTGTTCAAAACTGTATTGAATTTGAGACATTTTTTTGCCCCGAACTGAAGACTAGTACAGCCGTTGCAAATCTCGTCGCGTGAAACCTTCATTTTCGATTCTCCTTTTATCTTCTTTATAATTATATTATACCACAAAGTTGCGCTTTTGTCAATATTTGGCGTGTGTTTAAAAAAGTTTTTTTTGCTTATTATATCATACTTTTGAGTAAAAGTCAAGTTTTTGAGTTCGGCGCGAATAAAAAAAGATGTGCAGAATCATCCGCACATCCTTTTGAGGTACTACTCAACTTTTTGCAAGCCATTTATGTAAACTCAATCAGTCGAGATTCTAATTGAGTTACACCATTTGGAATTTGATTTGGACTTTTGAGTTGATCATTTTGATTGAAAACTCTTGACTTTGGCTGGCTTTTGAAGCTTAAAACTCCCGAATTTTGAGCGCTTCCGCTCTCAAAATTCTACCAATCAAGTAGAAAATGAGTGCCAAACCGATTTGACGATGCTACGCACTTTTATCTGGCGTAGCTACGCCGATTTTTTCAACGCTGGAACGCGGTTTATGTTCTTTTCTCATTTTCTATAAATATTATACCATACATTTGCTCTTGAGTCAATAATTCGACGTAGCAGCGTTATTTTTGGCTTGAAAAGTTACAATTTAGATACAAATTTTGCGTATTTTTATTCATTTTGTGCGCCCGATTGTTAAAAATTTAACAAAGTTTGCACTAAAAAATAACGATAAGATGCGAAAAATTACTGGAAATAACTGGAAAATTGAATTTTTGTATAAATATTCAAGAAAAAGTTTTATTTTACTTGAAAAAATGCTTGACATATTGTAAAAAGTATAGTATAATGGTATTATGGAAGAGTGTTGACTATTTTTGGCCCGGTTAGTTAGTCATAACTAACTTTGCCCGGGTGAAACTAATTAATCATATCTAACCTTTGCCCGGGCGTGAGTTAGTTGTAACTAACCGTATGATTCACTCCTCCCCTTTTATTATAACATAAAAGATAGAACTTGTCAAGCCCTATCTTAAAATTTTTATTTAATTATTTAATTTTATTTTTCATCTTCATCATCCTCCACTTCAATTTTAGTGAAACCGTAATCCTCCCAAACTTTGTCAAAAACTTCGTCCTGTAACTTTTGATACTCCCAAGCATCATGGCCAAGTAAAGCATCCATAAATAATCTCCAATGGGATTCAATATAACCATCTTTTATGACTTCAACAAAATCATCTTCATCAATCATATCAAAACAGCGATTTCGCGCGTCATCCTCAGTTTCAAAAATTTCACCATCATCATTTGTCCATTTAGTCATATTTATTTCCCCTTTCATTTTCTATAACTATTATACCACCATTTTCATTGATTGTCAAGCCTGTTATTTATTTAACAATGTCTTGCCCGGGCGAGTTAGGCATGACTAACTTCGAGTCAAAAGAAAAGAGAGTGAATCACTTCACCCTCGATTCTATCAGGCCTTCTTCTTGACGGCACGTTCCTGAGCCTTACGCTCCTTTTCAGCGGCCTTTTCGGCGGCTACGCGCTCCTTCTCATCGCGCTCAAACTCCCAATCACCGCAAGCCTGCTCAATGTCAAACGCAGGAACCTTGTCGGTGGCAATGGGATTGGCACAAGTAAACGCAACCTTCACCCAGCAGGTCACGCCGTCAACCTCGGTGGGCAGTGCGAAAGTCGATGCACCAATCTGACGCGCGCCTTCAGGCAGAATCATGCCAATGATGTTGGACTTAGCAGTGGACAGAATCTCGGACTTCTTCATAGTGGTAGCCATAGCAAACCTCTTTCTCCTACACTTTCGGCAGTAGGCGCTCTGTATTAAGTTTTGTTCTCTCTTTGAGAACATATTCATTATACCATAGGTCGCGGAGTTTGTCAAGAGTTTTTTGAATTTTTCCTGTTGCTCTATCGTTGAGCTATTCGCTCCTAAATGGGGCGAGTTCGGAGTTGAACCGTACCGCGTGCAGGTTTCGCTCTCTTGGGATTTCCGTTCCCTTTGGAATGATTATAGTATACCATACCCTTAGGAAAATAGACATAGACAAATCAATTAAGAACATGGACAAATGTTGCACCGTGCCCGGGAGATAGTCCCTTAAATGGGACTATCAATTTGCGGGCGACCAAGGTCTTTATATATGTCATCCAAATAATCGCTCACAACTGCGAGAATGTACTCTTTAACATTATCATTATATCGCGTATTATAGTCACTATAATCAACAATGTGACCGCCAGCATCTCGGATACGCAGGTCGCCTTCGCCAGGAAAACCGCTTACTTCAAAATACATAGTCAATCCTCTATCTGTTTTTCTGTGCCGATATAACAATTTTTTGTTTGCGAAGTATCCGTGTTTTCAATTCTAATTTCCATTTTTCTTTTCCCTTTCTTTAATATAATTATATCACGCTTACTCTTAAAAGTCAATAGAAAAGTTATATAAATATGATGTTTACTTTGTACTTTTGATTCATTGTGCCCGGGCGCACCTTGTTAAATTTTTAACAAAGTAGAGCATAAGAAAAGGGGCAAGATTTTCTTGCCCCAATTCATTACTGCTCGACAGAATCGCCCTCGGCGTCAGCCTTTGCGGTTTCGCGCTTGGCCTTCTTGGCGGCCTTCACCGCGTCACGCTGGGCTTTTGCGCGTGCCTTTTCGGCATCCTTACGCGCCTTTTCGGCAAGGCGTGCCTGCTTTGCGTCCTCACGCGCCTTAACAGTGAAGTCATACTCCTCCGCAGCGGCGGCAAGGTCATAAGCCTTTGCCTTTTCAGTGTCCGCATAGCGATGTGCGGCGGCCTTAATGGTCATCGGCACATCAATTTCAGTATCGCCATCCTTAACGGTGACATACACACCGAATTCTGCACCATCGACCTGATACGGCAGGTCTGCCAGTTTCAGCTGGGCGATAATCTGCTGGCGGGCGGCCTCCATAATCTCAAACTGTTTCATCATAAGTGTACCTCTTTCTCTCACTCTTGGCTGTGAGCGCCTTGTTCTGTACCCCTTTGGAGTATCTTTATTATATCACAGCCAGCGAAGTTTGTCAAGCGTTTTTTAGAATTTCTTTTGAAGTTCTTCGCTTGCTTTTCTCTCTTGACTGTATATATAGTATACCATAGTAAGGCATAAATGAACATGGACAAATCAATCAAAAATATGGACAAATGTTGCGCCGCGCCCGGGCACGAGTTAGTTAAGCCTAACTCAAAAGAAAAAGAAAAGAGCCGTTCTGATTTTGAACGGCTCAACTTTTTATAGTGCGGCCAACTTTTTGCGCAGTTCTTTCAACTCTTTTTCGAGTTCTTCAATTTCGGACTGAATCTCAATTCTCTTCGCGGCAACTTTCTTTTGATTGCGGCGATTGATTTTTTGCGCTTTTTGCCATACGCCACCGCGCGGAGTTTTGTCCAGCTTTTTGTGCATAGCTAAGCACTTTTTCAAAATTGACGCTTCTATGTCGGAATCGTCAATGCCCTTGTGCTGTTCGGCAAACTCAAAATTTCCAGTCAAAAAACGATAGGCACATTCCGCATTTGTAAGAATGTTTCCCTTTTCAGATACCCAGCCCTGCGCAATAGCAGTTTTGTAATAGTCATTCCCAGCAAGGAACGCACAAGCGGCCATATTCCAAATACAGTACAGCCGAACGCCCTTTTTCCAAAACCATTTATAACGACCGTCCGTTGAAAAATTCATAAGGTTGTTAAGGGCGCGGCGGTCAAAAGCCATGTTGTAAGCGTAGCACTCTTTGCAATTAAACTGCGCTAAATCGTCGAAAAAAGTTTTTCGCGCAAAATATGCGCTGACAAGCTGTTTTTTGCCTGCCCAAATATCCTCCCAATAAGAGGGAATTTTTTGGGCGTAATATGCCGAATCCATCAGCGTAGCATCGAGAAAAATTTCTTTGATGACGAACGAACGGCGGCAAACCTCGCGCATCTCTGCGCCCTCGTACAAGATATAAGAAAAATCGTAGGGGAGGGGCTTGCTCAATCCCCCTGCGGTTTCAGTATCGAGAACGCAACGAATCTTTTTTTTGCTCAATGGGTTCAACCTCTTTCTATTGATTTCTTAGAACACTATTATTATAACAGACTGTATACAATTTGTCAAGCCGAAAAACGAAAGAATTTTCAAACAAATTTTGTGCAATATGCTGAAAATGAAAGTTAGGCTTGACTAACCGCGCCCGGGCAGCCGCTTGTTAAATTTTTCACAAAGTGGGTCAAAAGAAAAGAGAGCGCATCTCTGCGCCCTCAATTCTATCAAGCCTTTTCGGCGTCACGAGCCGCCTTTTCTGCGGCACGCTTTGCACGGCGGTCAGCGTCAGCCTTGGCCTTGGCATCGTGCTTTGCTTTGCGCTCTGCGGCCTTTTCGGCGGATTCCGCCAGCTCTGCCTGATACTTCTCGACCGCATCGTCAAGGTCGAACGCGGCGACCTTTTCGGTGGCGATGGGGTTCGCGGCAGTCACCGCAATCTTGGTGTAGGTCTGGTTGCCCTCATAGTCGATAGAGGGGATAGCCCACAGGCCAGAGCCAATCTGAACAGCGCCGAGGGCTTCCAGATTCAGCTTTGCAAGGGTATCAGCCTTGATAGCAGAGAGCAGGTCGGACTTCTTCATAGTGTTAGCCATAAGATACCTCTTTCTCTTGCAGTCAGTCGCAAGTCACTTTGTTTTCTGTTCCTCTTGGAACATCTTTATTATAGCACAGTCGAGAGCGTTTGTCAAGAACTTTTTTTTATTTTTTTGGAATTCTTTGTGAGCGGTTTCTTGTTCCGTTCCCTTGACTGTATATATAGTATAGCACAGCCAAACGCTGATGGACATAGACAAATCGTGCAAGAACATAGATAAATGTTGCAGACGCCCGGGTGAAAAGGAGTCCCATAAAAGGGACTCCAATTCGTCACACCAAAGAGTAGTAGGCGATACTTTCTTTCATAAGGACTTTACTGTAATCCTCATTGAAATGACACATTTTACATTTTTTGCAACGCTCAACATCATGCGCCCAACTGCAAAAACCTTCTCGCGGAATTTCTCGAATCGCACCATCAATCATTTCACGCTTAACAAGCCCCATCTTAACAAGTCGCAAGCAACAAGCGGCAATCATCTCGACAGTGACACCGTGAGGAAAACCAACATTGTTATCGACCCACTGACGAATTTCTTTGCATCGTACAGGACGATTCATAGCCTGAAGCGCGCGATAAACGCAATCAGTACACATGAACTGCCATGCAGGAGTGGACAGCATAGGAAAAGCGCGGAGAATATTTTCGTTGCAATCAATAACAATAGACATATTAGTTACCTCTTTCTTTCTCTCTCTTGGTGTACTTATATTATATATTATCTGCTCTTGAATGTCAATAGATAAAACGAAAGTTATTTATTTAACAATGTTTTGCCCGGGTGAGTTAGTTGTACTTAACCATTTTATCCAAAATAACTCTTGACTTTTTATTGCGGCTATGGTATACTAATAATAAAGAAAGCGAGGTACACAATGAAAATCACGAAACTCAAATTTGAAACCGATTTTCCTATCGACTTTTTCTTGGCTCTTAACACTTGCCCTCAGAGCAAAGAGAAACGTTATAGGTGGGCAATCAATTTTGCCAAAGAATGGGGTCTTGAAGTTCACAGCGGTATGACGCGTGTTGCTTTTGTGTTTGATGATTTTGCAATCAAACTTGACATTAATCCTTCCACTAATGGCTGTGAAGAAGAATACGAGCGTTTCCAAATTGCGCGTGAATATGAAGTCGAGCGCATTCTTTTAACCATTGAAAAATGGTACACTTCACCGCGTGGTGTTACTTTTTACATTCAGCCCAAATGTGGCGAATTGGTGTATGATTATGATACCGATGAATATACAAACACTTTTGATGTGGTGGCGAGAGCCTTAGAGCGTCAAGGCTATTGTAAGCGTAAAATTAGGCACTATATCAATGAAATGCCTTACCACGAAATGGAAGAAAAATGGATTGGACGCTGTGTACAATATTACGGTTGGAAATTTATGCACCGTCTAATGGATTGGATGCAAGATTATCACATCACGGATTTGCACGGCGGGAATATTGGCTTTGTGGCGCACAATCGCCCTGTAATTTTTGATTACGCAGGTGTGCACTAATTAGCTGGGTCACATTAAATGTGACCCTTTTATTTTTATGCAGAGTTAGGCATAACTAACTGCACCCGGGTGAGTTAGGTATGATTAACTACACACAAAATAAAAGCCCGCCGAAGCGGGTCAAAATTATTTTGCGCCAGTGTAAAGGGCTTTGAGATTGTCAGGCAATTCATCGTAAAAGCCGCCAGATGCGACCGCCTGTTCGAGGTAATGAACATCGTTGAAGTCGTACAGAATTTCAACATCGTCAAAATCAAACAGACTACCACAGCAAAGACAAATGATTCCATAATCAGGAATTAACAAACCAAAATCAACATTACCTTCTTCGTCTTTGAATAAAACAACGCTAGTATTCATAAAAATCACTCCTTAAACTTTACATTCATAAAGACTTCGACTTTTTCGTCAGCCGCGAAAAATACAGGCAAGCCATTCGAGAGCATCACGGCATTATACAGTCGATTCTGCGCGATAAAACGCGGAACAACCAAACACAGCCTGCCGCGAGGATAACGAACATAATCCCCCACCTCTGTATTGCTAAACAGAGACAAAGTTTTTTCGCTAAGGTTAATCTGCATAGACACCAGCTCCTATTGATAAATTAAAATGCTTGACGGGAGTTTTCTGGCTTGACTATTGCCTTGCCTACCCGTTAGTTCATCTCCTTTTGATGTATTTATTATATCATACTTAATCCCGATTGTCAAGGGCTTTGCGGCAAATTTCTTTGCTGATTTTGCGCATCTTGTGCGTACAGTCATGCTTATCTTGACGGATAGAGTTTAACCGCGCGTGCTGGCAATAGAAGTGACGTGCAAACTTATCCTCAAAGGTTAGCTTCTTTTTCTCATTCTTTGCGGCCATACTATCATCTCCTTTTTCTATATTATACTATATATAAAGTAAAATGTCAAGCGTTATTTATTTAACAAAGTTTGCCCGGCGGATAATTAAACGTGACTAACTTTAAAAATAATGCTTGACAACTTGAATTATATATGTTATAATGAATGCATCAAAAGGAGGTAATAGATATGAAGAAAATGGTCGAAATGGATTGCTGTGACGTTTGTGGTAAGCCGTTGTATATGTCACCTGAGAATATTGAGGGCTATGCTTTTAAGAATAGCAATGGGCAGCAATTTGATGCAGTTCTTTGCGAGAATTGCTTAGATGACAAAGTTTTTGAGTGCGCAGGTTGCGGTTGTTATTTGCGCAATGAGGATGCTTTTCATGTAGATTGTTACGACTACTGCGAGCAGTGTGCTGAAGAACTACTCGAAGATAAGCGCCAGGAAATCAAAAATTTGGAAACTGATTTAAAAGACGCAAGAGAAGCGTTTGAACGCCGCAAGGCAGAGAGGGAGTAATCCCTCTTTTTTATTTTGGTTAGTTAGTTATACCTAACTTACCGGGTGACAGTTAGCTTTAACTAATTCCTAATATTAAAAAAGAGGGCTTTTCAGCCCTCAAAATTATTTTGTTTTAGTCGATACACTAAAACCGCGAAGCAAAACAAAAGCAATATAAATGCCCCAAAAATTAGTTTCTGGAATCGTTGGTAAGAAAATAAACCATGGCAAGAGCATCAATGTGTAAAAAGTATACCACAGATGTGCGCCAAACAAAACCAGTGCAAAGCCAAGCATAACAATGCAAAAAACAAGCTCCATATTATCCTTGTTTTCGTTAAAAGCCTGAAGCAAACCTGCAAAAATCAACAGTCCGATGAAATAAACAATCAGTAAGAGCCAAAACATCAGACGCACCCCTTTACCTTGTATGACATAATGTAATTACGGCGATTCTTGCACTTTTCGTAACGCTGGCGTTCCTTTGCTTGACGGTAGGCAATTTCGGGATTACCCTTAAACTCAATAGGGTCGAGCTTGCCACAATTTAGGATAAAGCCATAGTTTTCATCGACTTCGTAACCGAAAACCTGCATTTTGTATTACCTCTCTTTCAATTTTCTATAATTATTATAGCACACATTTGTGCTATTGTCAATAAAGTTATTTCCACTCAATAGACTTTTTGGAAATTTTTTCAAGCTCAAAGTTGCCCACTGCCCCATCATAACGAAAAACTTTATCGACATTGATAAACATAAGAGAATAAGGTTCTTCCATATCAGCCACAAATAGCCAACATTTTTTACCTCGGGCTTGAGCGTAGCCAACTTCCCAGGCCGCACCGTCATCACTTTGATAGCCATAACTAATGCAGACTACCAAATCAGCTTCATCAATCGCCTTGTGGTCTGCCTCATGCACCGCCCTGGCCCAAGTAAAGTTGTCCATTTCCCAAGCGTGCGGGATTTCCAAGTCTTGTGGGCAAAAGATTTCTGCATCAGGCATTTTGGCCTTTAGAACTTTTTCAGTCTCTTTAACAATCATCTTTGTCCAGTTATCAAACAGCGGGCTTGCAATGTAGATATTCATTTTCTTTGTTCCTTTCTCTTTTGGTGTAATTATATTATACAGCATTGAACGCGGAATGTCAAGGATTATTTTATGAAAATTTGTATTATTGATTTGTACTTTCGATACGCCCGCCCGGGAGAGTTAGATGCAACTAACTCTCAATCAAAAGAAAACCGCCCGAAGGCGGAAAGAATCAAAGAACTTTCAATTCTATTTCAGCATCTTCAACCTCTTGAGCAGAATCAAAATATGTTGTTTCTTCTCCTTTCAAAAGGTCGATAGCGTTATTAGCACTAATTTTAATATAAACTCTTCCTCCATACTGGAAAAATTCACCGAGTTTAAAAGTACCAAACGGAAGAAATACTTTAGAGGATGCCAATTTTGCATAAGACATAATCAAAAACCACCTTTCTTAATCAGCTCAAAAAGTTTTTCAGCTGTTATGGCCTTGCCGCCGTGTTTTTTCCACGCAGACAAATTCTGTTCTTCATCATCGAAAAGAATCGTATTGACGCGATTTTCGGGGCGGACAATCGACCATTTGGGAACACCGTAGGCAACCACATGAATTTCTTCCGCATAGGGGAAAAACTTTGCAAGCCATTCCTTTTTTGCCTTGCGGATTTCGGCGTTGAAACCCTTGTTATTTTCCTTAGAACACCAGCTAATAATGCCGATACCAAAACCTTGAGCTTGCAAAATCTGCACGATTTTTGCAAACTGTTCAGCAGTGAACAGCGGCTCTGCTATGGTATAAGGGCGAGGGTCATGAGCCATCAGGCAGTCAAGCCAGCCGTCCACGCCGTAGAAGTTAGCAATCGTGCCATCCATGTCGAAGTAAGCCATTTTTTTCATTTTTGTTTGTCCCTTTCTCTCTTGGTGTATATATAGTATAACATACCTTGCGGCTTTTGTCAACAGATTTTTTATGGACATTTATATTATTGATTTGTATTTTTGATGCACGGCGCCCGGGCAGCATTTTGTTAAATAATTAACTTTTAATTTGAGTATTGACAAAGAAATAAAGATATAGTATAATATAGATACACCAAGAGAAAAGGAGATAAATATGAATAAGATTGAATGCCGTTTGCGTAATGGTGTAACTCTGTATGATTTGCCTGTTGGTACAATTTTCGCAGATGATGGAGAACTTTTTATTAAAATTGATGCAAATACCATTTATTCAAATTTGGATATGGAATGCCTTTGTAATGAAGCCGAAGTTGACGGCTGTCCCGCGATGATTGATCGTAATTCAGTACCATCGGCTATCCGTCTTTCTGACGGTTTAGCGATGTATTTTGAACAACATAAAATAGTTAATATGGCTTTTAACAATGCCACATTGACTATTGAGTAAATTGGTATGCGCTCGTAAAGGGCGCATTTTTTTGTATTAAAAGTTAGTCGAGACTAACTACCCGGGCAAGTTAACCATGCCTAACTCAAGACAAAATTAAAACCGCCCATCTCTGGGCGGCTAGCTCTAATCTCCATTGATTTGGGCGCGAGTATCGTTCTTCTGCGCCTTGCGATCATATGCAGTTTTCTTCTTGAAACGAGCGGGGCGTATACCTACAAAGGTTTGACGCCGTGCGGCTCGTTCTTTCTTTTGACGGTTCTTTTCAAGCATTGTAATCACCTCTGATGTGTACATCATGAATAACCAGCGCCTCTAGCGGATGGCGATTGTCGATAATCTTGATTGCGCTTGCGACATCGGAAGCCCACGCGCTCTCAACCAGCAGCTCATTGTCCTTATTGTAGTAGACAACATCATAGCAGTTCAGTTCCTTAACACTCATGGGGGGGGTTTTACCTCTCTTTCATTTTCTATATATATTATAGCATAGGTTTTTGCTTTTGTCAAGACTCAAAGAATAAAAAAGTTAAAAGAAGATACAAAGGATAGAGGGCAATCTGAAGTGCTGCAATCAAAATTGTTTTGAGTGCGAAAAGAGGGGGCACGCAAGCTGCACTTTAAACCATCTAAAATATCTTTACTCGTGATTTTATCACGATGATGAATTACACAATGCACAATTTGAAGAAACCGCGCGAAATTTCCGAGGACATCACCCATGAAGAAATGAGAGGTAAAATCCCATTTCTTATCGCAGAATTTGCAAGTGTAGACAACATGAGAATATTTCAAATCATTATAAATCATTTTTATTACCTTTCTTTCTCTCTTGATTTGTATATATTATAGCATATACTGAGCAGTTTGTCAATACTATAAATCGGACTTTCAAAGCGCCCGGGCACACGAGTTAGCCATATCTAACTTTAAATCAAAAGAAAAGAGAGGTTAATAACCTCTCAATTCCATCCGCACAATGCGGTCTGCCACACAGCGGGCAAGGGACTTTTTATTCCAGTCCCTGCTCTTGAGCAGATAGGCGGTGGTCTCAGGGGTGGATGCCCAGAAGCCACGCTGGACACCTTCAGCGATGATGCTCGCTTTCGTGAGCTTCATCAGACGGTCATACTCGATTTGGAACATATTCATGGTAGTTACCTCTTTCTTTCTCTTGATTCTGTATATATTATACCACAGATTTTTATTTTGTCAATACCTTTTATAGGACTTCTTGGCGCCCGGGTAAAGATTGTTAAATAAATAACTTTTGATTTTCTTCTTGACAAAATAGATTTATATGATATAATATAATCAAGATAAGAAATGAAATGAGGTAAATAAAATGGCAAGAATGACCCACATGAATTATAAAGTTGATAAAGAAGCTAAAGAAATTTATATGCTGACTGGTATGGAAGAATATTTAAAAAGACACCCAAAAGAGCGCGCAGATTATGAGCGGTTTCTTGAAAAAAGGAAAAACTACACTATTATCTTTTTACCCTATTGGATGTTTAATAAAAGTTTTTATTTACTCCATAAGCCCACTCAAAGAATCCATGGGCAGAAATTGAAATTTAATCCATAATTTGAGGGTTTATACCCTCTTTTTTATTTTGACTTGTTAAATTGCCCGGTAGGGTTAGTCTCAACTAACTCGACAGATAAAATAAAAGCCGCATGAAGCGGCTCAAAATTATTTTCGTTCCATCAACCATGAAGTAACGACCATCGGTGTTTCAGTTTTAAACCCAATTATCATACAGGCAACTTGTTTTTTATTATATGATACTCGAATACCAACAGAAATGATTTCGTTTCCTTCTAGTTTTACTTCATAAATTGTGGCGCGTTTCATTTTTGTAGATGAGATTTTATTTAGGTTAATATTGCGCTCCTCTACTCTGTCTAAAAAATGTCCAGTCCTTGCCAATCTTTCAAAGTCTACTGTGTCAAGTTTTTCTTGAGCTAACTTAATCAGCGGCTTTCGCTTGGACAGCTGATAGCCGTTATATACCACCATTTTCTTTTGCTCCTTTCTCCCTTGGTGTATCTATATTATATATCATTGAGCACAGAATGTCAAGAGGAAATTTGAAAGTTAATTATTTAACAAAGTGTTGCCCGGGCAGTTAATCCTAACTAACTTACATGATAATAAAAAAGAGGATATAAACCCTCTCAATATCTATAAAATACAGGCGTTCTATCGCCAAATCCAATAATTTCACCATTGCAAACTTTTACGGCAAGATTATCTTCATGATTATACTCACAATCATGTGCCAGTTTAATAAAAGCACTGCCGCTTGTGCTGGTAAACTTAGAACCGCAAGGCAACTGACCAAAAGGAACGATAATAACTTTCTTAGCCATTTTACATAGCCTCCACATAAAAAGCACTATAAGTGCCACGCTCATTATCGCAGTTGTAATACTCAAAAGCATTTACCAGCGAATCAAAAGAAGAATAACCTGCGTAATAGTTTGCATCACTCTTGTAATTCACAAGAATGCCCCAGCGCAACGGGTCTTGAAAACGCGGAACAATCCAAAATTCTTTACCTTCACTGAACAGCTTACGAGCAGTACGCTTATTGATTCTCTTGACAGTCATTTTGTTTACCTCTTTCTTTGTTTCTATATATATTATACCATATATCTTCTATTTGTCAAGTATTATTTTTAATTTTGCATCATTTTTGCATTAATATTTTTACCCATAATCATATTACAAGCGTTAAATGCTTCGACATAAGACAAACCATTTTCATAAATTTCCCAATGATTCTTTTCAGTTTCAAAATATACCGTCCACATGATGTTTACCTCTTTCTTATCTCTTATCTTGCTTATATTATACTATATATAATCTTATTTGTCAATGCCTATTTTAGGAAAGTCCTAATTATGGGACTGCAAAGTCGCCCGGGAATTCAAGTTAGTTGAAACTAACCAAAAAAATAAAGGACTGATTTTTCAGCCCTTTTTATTACTTAATAACCAATTAACATAATCTTTACTAACTTCACCTTGTTTCGGTAATGTCCTACCAAAAGGATCAGTATAAACATGATTGACTTTATATTTTCCTGTTTTTGTGCGCTCAACGCTCAAAATTTTGTTGCCGATTGCACGGTAATACTTTTCTTTTTCCATTTGATTCACCTCTTAAAAATCACGGTCGTCAAACATCGGCTGGTCAGCCATAAAATAATGATAACCAGCCAAAACTTTCGGACTAGAGTCTTTCGGATAGTAGTCATGCGTGGCTTGATTGAGTTTATCGCATTCTTCTTGCGAACCACCATAACGATACAAGAAAGTATTGCCATCTTTTTCCATGTAAATGCACTTCATATTTATTACCTCTTTCTCTCTTTCTGTATCTAAATTATATCATATATTTCGGGATATGTCAATAGTAATCAGCCTAATTTATAGGACTTTTCTAAATTTTTTAATTAGTTGAAACTAACTTTACCCGGGCATTTTAGGAGTCAATAAAATTATAAGCTGGCCGCGCACAAAATAATAGGAAAATTTTTTTAGTTAAAACCGCATGAAATAAGAAATTAAATTTAATTTTAGGATTTGCTATTAATAAAATTAAAATTAAATTATATAATTTTAGGATTTTTTATTATATATATGTATATATAAATATATATAATTCATATTAAATGGTAGTTAGTTTCAGGATTTTATTTTAATTCTTTTTCTATTGATTAAAATAAAACTAATATAATTTTAGGATAATTTATATACATATATATAAATATATACATATATACAATATAATATATCATTTCGGGAAAACTAATTCCAAAAGTAAAAATCAAATTTTTTAGAATTCAAATTTTATTTGATTGCGCCCGGCGGATACCTTGTATAGTTTTGGGATTTTATTTTTAAATTTTACTATTGATTTACAAATAAATCAAAATAAAATCGATCAACCCTATTTCGGGAAACTCGATTTTTGGGTTTTGGTATGATTTTAAGCGAATCAAAATTAAATCATCCATTTCAAATTCATATAAATCCAATGGGGCATTTCAGCTTTGCTCATATTTTTCAGTGCAGTTTCATCGAACATCAAACCGCCTTTAACCTCAAAAGCCTTGACACCGTTTTTGTTCAGAAGCTCTGCAAATGCTTTGTTATCGAACAGGCTGTTGGTGTTGTACATTTTCATAGTAGATACCTCTTTCTTTCTCGGTGCTTTTATCTCTTTCAGTATCTATATTATAGCACTGTGCAAGCCGTATGTCAATGTTTGATAATACTATAAAACGGATTCCTAAATAAAATCATAATATTCTAGTTAGTTATAACTAACCGCGAGTTAATATAATTGGTTAGTTATAACTAACCGAACTATGACGCTATTGAATTAGCTATGACTGACTCTTGCCCGGGTGAACTAGTTAAACATGACTAACTTGCCTGGGCAGACATCGTTAGCTATGCCTAACCCGGCGGAAAAGAAAGAGCGGATTAGTGCTCGTTACTAACCCGCTTCAAGAGTTCTTCATAAGGCTGGACTGATTTGAAATCGCCCGTCAGAATCAAATTTTCATTTTCATCGAAGATTTGAATAAATTCATCCATAACTCTTTCTGCGATAAAACCCATTTCATCGAGAGCCATCAGCATTTTATTGATTTCGTTCATCATTTTAGTTACCTCTTTCTATTGGTTGATTAGTTGATTGATACACAAGGATTAGGGCGGCCCACCCCGAAGGGTGGGCTTTTCAGCCCCTCTCTCACTTGGAGAGGTTCCGCAGGGAACTCTCGGTGCAGAATGTTGCCTTCTGGAATTTTACCTGATAAGCGATTCCATCGGCTTCAATGTCGCCCGCTTCAGTGAACGGAACATTATCTTTTGTCCAGGTCTGTCCAAAGTACTCGGTCATAAGCATCTCGAAGATTTCGCCCTTGTTGTACTTGCTGGTCTTAACCATCTCATTGAACTGATCTTCTGAACAAACCGCAATCAGCTTGCCAGCAGTCTTGAGCATTTCCTTCTGTGCCTTGTTGGGGCTGAACCGGACAGAGTAGCCGCCGCCGTTTTTGCTGGAGGCATGGTCAAGGGTCAGCGCATAGGGCAGAACGCTGGAATCGGTGATAACGGCATAGACGGCGCCGCGATCCGTAAATCCAAAAATGTAGTTGTGGGTGAATGCCAGCGCGTTGTAACGGTCGGTCATGGTCTTGAGCATGGTTAGGTTGATCATGGTGAATACCTCTTTCCGGGGTCGTGCCCCTCTTTGTTTCTATGCCTTTATTATACGCTTGTTTGATTTTGTTGTCAATGCTTTTTTGCAAATTTCTTTTCGTTAAAATGCACAACGTTCCATATAGTTTTTTGTGCATTTTGCTATATAAACAGAGCGGCTGGCCCGCACGCCACTTGTACGTGATACGCGTACACCTGACCGTGTACCGCGTACAATACGGGTGTACGCGATACGCGTACACCTGACCGCGACCGGGGCATGTATTCAGGACGTGGACAGATTGACAAATTTTTAACGGGCAGGGCCTAGTTATCACTGTACAGAAATTACTCAAATTAAAATTCCAATTTTTACCAAATTTAAACTCAAATCCTTGAGTTCCACTTCTACCCACCTATTTGACTTCTTCCTCCAACTCTGATATAATTTAATTAGAAAAGTTAGATGAGAAGATATTCATTTTACTTGTTAATTTTTTAACAATCATCTTCTCATTATTATTTAAGGAGAAACAGCAATCTTATATTGCTTAACAACCAATGCTAGATTTTGATATTTACTCAGATACAGACCGCGCCACCGCAGTCAAAGATGAATTATCCAAATTAACTAAGCCACCCACTCAATCTCAACTTGAAACAATGGCCAATTATATTCTTTTTGGTAAAGATTCTAATGGACAAAATGCAGTTGACCGTGGCGAAGTTCAAATTCAAACTAAATATTCGTCTTATCGTAAAAAGAAAGAAGAGTCTCTCGACGAACTTACCGAATCTCCTACTTTCAATGAAGCTGAACTCAAACCCATTCATCGCTCAGTTTATAAAAATCCTAAACCAGAACTTGATCGTTCGCTTCCTGAACTTCAACCCCTCCTTACTACCATCGCGCAATATGAATCGTAGTTAGAAGATTTAGAAAAGCTCCCGCAAACAAAAGACGTCAAAGACCGTATCTATAATTTGAAACATTTAGTTATTTCGCTTAAAAAAGAACAATATTCACTTTAGGAAATTGCGCGCCCGCCACTTCAATTAATGAGCTATAATCGTCCCGCGCCAGAACCTTTCGTAGACAATCTTTGCGAAAATATTGGTCCTCTCGGCTTAAAAATTGGTAATCTAACTCGATTTACCAATCCAAAAGAAGATCATAATCAATCTCAACTCTCAGATTTTTATGATCCCACACGCAAAGGAATTAATCTCGAAGACCCTACTCATATTTATTTTCTCATCGAAGCTTATGAGTCTCTTTATGAGAGGGGGCTAGATAATCCGTATATTAATGCTAAGTACCTAATTGAGACATTGGACTGGTATATAGATTAGGTTCCATTTGACCAGAATCGTCTGGATATTATCGCGCTTAAAAAACGCCATTGTCCCAATAGTCAAATTCGCAAATATCTTAATGAGAAATACGGATTTAATTATAGCGAAAACTATATTAGTACAATTTATACTAAAGAAATTTGTAAGAAGATTGCGGCGCAAGTTAGTTTGCATAAAGAGAAATGGGAAAGGCGTTTTGAGCCTGGAGTTTGGAAAAAGTGTTCTTGCTGCGGTGAATGGAAATTAAAAGATGCCCGCGAATTTGTAAGACGAAAAAATTCAGAAGATGGATTTACTTCTCGTTGTAAAATGTGTGATAGAAAGAAGAAATTAGCTAAAAAGATAGAAGAAAATAAACCAATAAAATAAATCAAACATCGTCGCGCAATCAAAAGCAAAACAGCTATATGAATGGTTGGAATTAGTCCATTTCAACCAGAACATCAAATTTCTGCCAATTTGAGCTTAGTTTTGCTTTTGATTGCACGACGACTTTTTGTATAGGAAGGATTTAAAATGAAATGTAATTTTAAAAAGAAGATTCAAGAGAAAAAAGTTCGCCCCGATTTTATGACAGCTTTTAATCGGGCTTTTGTAGATGGAGATTTTAAAGATTTGATTGCGCCCGAAGCAATGAATGAATCTTTACTTCAACTTTTGAAAGATTAGAGTTCTCTTTGCGACTGAGACTTAGTCAATAAGGAGGGATTTTATTTTGAAAAAAATTAAATTCAAAATGCGAGCTTGCCCTTGCTGCGGAAATATGCTTGGCGCGAGTTCCTATCCAGAAACTAAATCCCCATTTTTCCCCGACGGACATTTAACTATTTGCGGCAATTGTTTAGATGAACAATTAGTTGATGTAAATGGCGAATGGGCCACAATGGATTATATTTGTGAATGGGCAGATGTCCCATTTATTCCAGAGCAATTCACAAAAGTATGGGATTCTTGTCCAGAACATACTGTGTCCTAGTATCTAAAGCTATTTGGACAAGCTGAATATGCAAGGCTCCATTGGGCAACTTATCAAGAGAGATGGAAGAAAGCGATTGAAGATGGACAAGATAAATTACTTCATCCTTTATTTAATCAAGAAGAGCTTGACCGTTTGCGAAAGTCTTGGGGTAGTACCTATTCTGATGAAGAATTATATCAATTAGAAGATTTGTACACCGGCATGAAAAATAGCTTTGGTATTTCTGATCCGACTAGAGAAGATAATGCTAAAAAGATGTGTAAAATTTCTAAAGAGATTGATAGATGTATTGCTAATGGTAGTGTGGGATTGGATAAATTGGTTTCATCTTATTCTAAGCTGCAAGATATTGGCGAATTTTCATCAGAAAACGCGAAAGATTTTAATAACTTTAGTTCAATTTCCGAGCTTGCGCTCTATCTTGAAAAAACCGGATGGAAGAAAAAATTTCATAATGATGAAACTCATGATGTTGTAGATAATACAATGAAAAATATTCAATCTTACAATAGAAGATTATATCAAAGTGAATCTACTATTGGTGATTAGATTGAGGACACTCTTCAAGCAAAAGCTCGTATGGACGCAATGGAAGATAAAATAATCGAAAGCGAAATGGATCAATATGATGTGGATGCTGTTACTATTGACGATGAACCAAAAGAAGCATTTGATCCAGACTTTGATTAAGGAGGCTTAAATGGGTAAATTTAAACCTTCAGTAGAAATTCCCAAGAATGTGAAATTAACTGAAGAATATGTGGAGTCCCATCGAGAAAATATTATAGATATGATGGAATGGTTTTTAAACTACCCGGATATTTATATTGATATGATTACTCCATCATATTCTAATTTTTAGTTGTATTTTTATTAGAGAATTTTTCTGCGCGCGTGTATGAGGTATCGCTATCATTACTGTGTTGCCCCACGTGCTTTTTCAAAATCATTTATTTCAATTTTAGCAGGATATTTACGTTGTATGTTTTTACCAAATAGTAAATATTTTATTTGCGCGCCAGGTAAGGAGCAAGGTGCAAAAATTGCTAAAGAAAAATTTGATGAATTATTTTAGAAGTTCCCAATGCTTAAAAATGAATACGTTAAATATAATGCTAGTAAAGATTATGTGACTATTGTTTTTAAAAATGGTAGTGTATTTGATGTCGTTGGTGCGCTTGATTCTACTCGTGGCGGAAGAAGAAACGGTGGAATCATCGACGAGATACGCGATCATGATGGTACCACATTAACTGAAATTGTTCTTCCTCTAATGAATGTCGATAGACGTGACGCTTAGGGAGATGTAGATCCTACTGAACCTAACTAGCAACAAGTGATGATTACATCTGCTGGTACTAAAGGCACATATGCTTATGAAAAGTTAATTGAGACATTTGTTCAGTCTATTATTGCGCCTGAATCAGCTTTTGTTTGGGGATGTGATTATCGTGTCCCTATGATGCATGGACTTTTAAATAGAAAATTTATTCAAGAATTAAAGCTAAGTGGAACATATCAAGCAGATTCTTTTGCTCGTGAATATTTGTCCATTGACCCTCAATTCAAGTGGACATTAAATCTATTTAATTGCTGGAAACTCTCTACGGAGACAATCAGCAGCCAAGCCGCGTGAGCGGAAGGTTCAACGACTAGTCGAAAGACGTAAGGCACAAGTCATTTAATGGTGTCTGAAACAATAGAATATCATAAGGAGATTGTTAGTATGCAATTATATTTTTATAATGGTCAGCCAACTAATTATTCTGTAACAGAAGATGGCAAAGTTTTTAGTCATTTTAAAAACGATTTTGTTACTGGTAGCCAAAACAAAAATGGTTATAGAAGCTACAGTATCAGCTTAGGGAATGGAATTACTAAACGCTTATATGGACATCGAATGATTGCAGAAACTTTTATTCCTAATCCAAATAATTTGCCAGAAGTTAATCATATAGATGGAAATAAACAAAATAATCGAGTAGAAAATCTTGAGTGGGCTACTTCTTCTCAAAATAAGTAGCACGCACTTAAAACTGGTTTATATGATAACAAACTTCAAAAAGTGTACTGCTTTTCAGAAGATAGAAAATTAGTAAAAGAATATTCTAGTTTAGCCGAGGTTTGTCGAAAATTAAACGCTAATCATTCTAATTTATGCAATGCTTTAAATGCCAAAGAAAAAACTTTAAGCTATGGTTATTATTGGTGTAAAGAAAATAATCCTAATTTTAAAATTTTAGTCGTAACTTCTGGAAAAGCAAAATCTGTAAATCAATACGATTTACAAGGTAACTTTATTAAAAGATATGATAGTTTTTCCGCAGCCGCCCGTGCGACTGGCTTAAATAGGACACATATTGGAGAATGTTGCAATGGTAAAAATCGTACCTATGGCGGATTTATTTGGAAATATGATATGTGATATAGTCTAATCTTATAGGTGACTATAAGCTGCAATTTGCGGCATCTATCTGACGAATAGATGTGAATGAAAAATGTTGGACCGGAGGGTCCTCAGATTCTTGGATTAATTATGATCAAATGGATAAATACCGCACCATAGTTAATCCAGAAAAAACCTCTAAACTTCAAGCTGGAGACAAGAATTACTACTATATATCTGTAGACGTAGCTCGTAAAGGCGTGAATACTTCTGTTTAGATATTTAAAGTGCTTCCTCAAGAAACTCGTTTCCTCAAGAAACTTGTGAATTCTTTAACGTTCCACGATATGCACTTCTAGCTTCAAGCAATAGAACTTAAAAAATTGTATCAACGTTATCATCCAAAAGAAATGTGTATTGATGGAACAGGACTTGGAGTTGGCTTGATGGATTTTATGGTTATTGATTAGCTTGGCGAGGATGGCGTTATGTACCCAGCACTAGGCTGTATCAATGATGAAGATTATAAAAAATATTCTGGACCTAAAGTGATCTATCTATTAAAAGCTAATGCAACTGATAACAGTTTAATTCACTCAAACTGTTATACTCAAATTGCAAATGGTTCAGTTAGATTCTTAATTTCAGAATAGGAAGCTAAAGTTAAACTTTTAGGTACAAAGAAAGGGCAAAGAATGAAACCAGCTGAACGTTTGGTCCGTCTTGCGCCACATATTGAAACAACTCGTTTGTTTGAAGAAATTTGTAATCTAAAAGTTAAGAATACTGGAACTAATACTATAGTTGAACAGATTAGCTCTAAAATCAACAAAGACCGTTTTTCTGCTTTTGAATATGCGCTTTGGCGTATTAAAGCTGACGAAGACGAATACTTCCGTAAGAAACGCTATAAGAACAGAAGTTTAAGTAAATTTATGCTTTTTACGAAGAAATAAAAGGAGGTCTATATAAATGTAGGATATTAGCACTAAATTTGATATAGCCGAAAAATTTAAAGCTAAGAATTACGACCTCGCTCATTTTAATAAAATTGTAAAACAAGTCTCTAAAACTCAAGAACGTCCTTATCCCAGATGGGGAGATATTGGCGGACTTCCAAGAATCCAAGCACATGGTTACAAATATACAATAGAAGATGTAACTAATGCTCTTGATAACTTGAGTCTCGTTGAAATGAGAAGAATTAGTCGTTATTTTTATAATACTAGTACTTCTTATAGACGTTAGATTGACCATTTCGCGCAATTATATAAGTATTATTACGTTGTTGATTTTAAGCGCGCGGCGTAGACAAAAAAGAAAAATACTCTGCTCAAGATTTATAATGAGACTCTTGATTTTCTTGATTCAATTAATATCCGCGATATATTTGGTTATATCACTTAGAAAGTATTAGTTGATGGTGCATTTTTTGGATATGTAAATGAATTTGATGATAATAAAATTACAATTACTTAGTTGAATCCTAATTACTGTCGCTCAAGAGATACAAGTGCTTATGGAACAGCTTGTGTGGAATTTAATGTTCAATATTTTGCACGCTATCAAGACAAAGCTGATTTAGAAAAGACTTTAAAGAATTTTCCAGCTGGTGTACGTTCTTATTGGAATGCTTATCATGCGGGCAAGGTAATCTCTCCTTGGGTACGTTTGGCAACAGAATCTTCTTGCGCTTTCTTTATGGATAACAAGTGTACTCCGCCAATTTACAGTAGCATTATTGACATTATGAATTTTGGTGATTACAAGAACATTGAGAAAAAACGTGATTCATCAGAATTGGAAAAATTGCTTGTCTAGCAATTTAAACTTGATGAAGATGGCGATTTGGATGTTTTGATGGAAGAAATGGCCGGTATGCACGAAGCCGTTTCTCAAATGATGAATAGTCATGATAATATTGATGTTTTAACGACCATTGCAGATAATGTCGATTTAAAAGATACTCAATCTAACACTAATCGTTCTGGTGAAACTAATCTTCAAAAAATGTTACTTCCAAAGTATGAAAATGCTGGACTTAGCTCTGAAATTTTCTATGCTACTGGTGGCACAACTTTAGAGTATTCCGTAAATAATGCTACTTCCTTTATGAGTCAATTGATAGACAAATATTCAACTTGGCTCTCAATGTTATGTTATAGTCAATTCAACTATGGTAAGATTATTCCAATAGTAACCATTCTACCAATTACTTGGTACAATCAATCAAAAATGGCTGATATGTATATTAAGAATTCTTAGTATGGCTTCTCTTGGATTCTTCCATATGTTGCTAGTGGTAAAAAACAATCGACACTCCTTGACAATGCTTATATTGAACAAGAAGTTTTGAATCTTTCTGAGGTTATGCGCCCATTGAGTTCTTCTTTCACTTAGACAGATGAAGGAAACAGTAATGGCAATAAGACTTCTACTCAGAAGAAGCCTGCTGGTACACCAGGACGCCCTGAAAAGCCAATGGAAGAAAAGAGCGATAAGACAATAGCAAACATAAATGCTCAATAGTAATAGGCGAGGAAGTCCTTATGGAAAAGAAAATCCCTACTACATTCGTTGGTGAGATTGCCGAGGGACTTACACAAGTTTCTCCCGAAATATCTAAAGCACGATTAAGAATTTTCTATAAAGGATTTAATCGTAACTAGGGATATATTACTGACGAATTTGCTGAAAAGTTATTGAGTTCTCTACCTTACACTCCCGTAGTTGGCATATTCAATGATTTGGTCAAAGATTTTGGCGGCCACAATCAAGACCGAAATGTTGCTAAAATATATGGTGTGGTGCCGCAAGACCCACACTTTGCTTGGGAAGACCATTTAGATTCGGATGGTGTAATGAGAACTTATGCTTGCACGGATGTGTATTTGTTTACGGGGCGTTATGATGCCGCAAAATTGATTCCTGGTAAACAGCAATCAATGGAGTTAGATACAAAGACAATTCGTGGCGATTGGCAAGTTATAAATGAATACGGTCAAGAGGGTTTTGTTTATACTGATGCGCAATTCATTGGTTTAAGCGTGCTTGGAGATGATAAAACTCCTTGCTTTGAAGGCTCCGCATTCTATGAACTTGTTAGTCAATTTAATGATTTTATGGCCGCTAAAACTTCAAATGGAGGAAATGATATGGCATTAGAAATTACTAAGCCTGTCGCTGGTTCTGATCAAGTAGAATCAGAGATTGATGCAGCTGCTTCTGCAACTCCTGCAGAATCATCTGATCCATCTACTGAGCAAACCGAAGACACAACAGATTCTACTCCTTCTAATGAATCTGCGGCCGAGACAGCTGATGAAACTCCTGATGGAGACTCTACTACTGACGATAAGAAAGATGAAGAGCCTACCGATGACAAAAAGGATGAAGAAAAGCCAGCTGACTCTACTTCTGACGAAGAGCCAGAAGATAAGAAAGAGGAAGAAAAGCCTGCTGACTCTGAATCTAATCCTGATGAGGATAAGAAAGAAGAGGACAAGCCCACTGATTCTGCTTGTGAAGATAAGAAAGCAGATGCTGAAGCTCAAGAGGAAGAGAAAAAAGAAGAGGGCAAACCTGCCGATTCTGAATTAACTCCTTCAAATTTTGAAAATCTCAATAACAAAATTTTAGAGCTAAATCAGCAATTAGCTACTTATGAAGCAGAAGCAAATAAATTTAAAGATTTGTATACTGCTCTCAAAGCAGATTACGATGTTTTAGTTGCAGAGAAGAACAAAGAGTTAGCCGCGCAGAAAGACGCGAAACTCCAAGAGTACACTAGTTACATTAGTGATGCTGTAAAGCAAGATTTTGAGTCTCGCTTGGATTCTTACTCTACTGTTGATGATTTAGAGAAAGACCTTCTTTTTGCGGCTAAGCCGTCTTTATTTGCTAAGCACGATGATTTCGCTCCTACTTCAACTTATGAAGCTGATGAAGATGAAATCACTGCACTCATTAAAAAGAGTATGAAACATTAATTTTACCGGAGGTAAAAGCTATGGCTATTCAAAGACTAGCCCATATTGGATACGGCGTTATCGAGCGTAACCGTGTTAATGCTGAAAATATGGAATCTGCTTGCGAGTTGGATGCTACTAAGTTCCCCGATGGTGCAGAGGTTGGCCGTATTGTCGGCGTCCGTAAGGATTTGGGCAAGGTTGTTCTTGCTACCGACCCTCTCGCTGTTAAGGGCGTTCTTAACAACTCTGAGAAGATTTATGACCAGTTCCATCAGGGATTGAATCAATACAAGGTTAAGGGTGGCAAGATGGCTGCTGTTCTTTTGGTTGAGCAGGGCAATACTTTCACCACTAACACTATTTGCTATGATACTGAAGAGTTTGCAAATGACGAAGCAGTAAAGAAAGCATTTAAGGATTTGGCTACAACTCCTCTTGCTTGCATTCCTTCTACTGTTGCCGGTTCTGAGGGTATTCTTCAGTTGACTAAGAAAACTGAAGGCGCTCCTTTTACTGCTGTTGAGTATAAGGTTATGCCTGATATGTTTAACTATGGCGTTAAGGTTATGAAAAACGCCGTAGCAATGTGATTTCAAGGGGAGGTATTAAACAATGGCTTTTAATAAGAAAAATGCTTTGACCCTTGGTATTAAGGCTGCTTTACGTCAAGGTTATACTGATGGCACTTCTAACTTCTCTTGCGAGAATGTTAATGACGCTTTCCGCGACCAAGTTAAAGAGTTGGTTGGCGATTATTCTTTGTTCCGCCGCAATAAGCTCGATTTTTATGAGTTGATTGAGGAAATTTATGCAGAGGTTCTTCCTCAAAAGGTTCTTCAGAACTACGGCGTTCTTGCTGAGGTTCAGACTGTCGGACATGGTCAGAAGATTACTTTTAAGAAGAAGTTGGGTCGCGCCCGTGGCAAGTCTTTCGTAACTCGCGTTGGCTTGGGCGGCGTATTTGAGACTTTCCGTTTGGACAGCACTGAGTTCACTATTGAGACTGAGGCTATTGGCGGAGCTACTGCTATTGACTTTGAGCGCTTCTTGGCTGGTCAAGAGGATCTTGCCGAGCAAGTTGATATTTTGATGGAAGGCATGGACGAGGAAATCTACGTCATGCTTGCTAAGGCCATCAACAACTCTGCTAAGTCCGTTGGCGTTCAGTCTACTGATGGCTCTACTTTTGCTAAGTATGATGCTAAGGGCGAGTTGGTTCCTAATCGTGACATGACTAACGGTAATAAGACCTTTGTCGAGGCTTCTAAGTTCGACCAGGTTAGCTTTGATCAATTGATCAATACCGTTCGTTACTATGGCAATCCTATCATCGTTTGCACTCACGAGTTTGCTGACAAGATTCCTTGCAACTATCTTGCAGTAAGTGATACTGCTACTGGTGCAAAAGGACTTCGTATCAGCGAGCAAGATGTCGCTGATATGCGCACTTATGGCGTATTGAAGATGTATAAGGGATGCCCAATCGTTGTTCTTCCTCAGAGCTTTGAGGATGAGACTAACCAACGTGTCGTTATGAATCCTGCTTATTGCTACATTATTCCTGGTGATGGCAATAAGTTGGCTCGTATCGTCTTTGAGGGTGGCCCTGTTGCTAATACTTACGAACAGAAAGATCGTTCTATGGAGTTCTCAATGTACCAGAAAGTTGGCATTGCTATTCTCCATTATAATAACTGGGGCTTGTATCACGACTCTGAATTGGACACCGATTCTGTGGTTTGATAACTAATAGAGGGGTGAGATAAGATTCTCACCCCTCATTATTTTATTGAGTAAGGAGTAATTTTATTATGGATAACAAGAAAGTTTATATTAAGAATATCAGCAATCATACTATTATTGTTGTTGAGCCTTCTATTAGATTGCGCGCTCAGCTTCGTCCTATGGCTCATTTCCCTGTTAAGGCAGAGGATTTTGATATTCTTGCTAATGACGACGGCTTTATTCACCTCGTTCGCGCAAAGAAGTTACAAGTTGAAGATGTTGAAGCTGGGCTTGAAACTGGTTTAATTGACCAAGAGGAAGTTAAGCAGGACAAAGACGGCAACCTTGTCCAAGAGCATACCGAAGATTATATTGCAATTCGTAAGTTGCTCGAAAAGGGAACCGATCTTGAAGTTAAAGAATTGCTCAATGCTTCTTCAAAAGAGCGTAAAGAAATGATTGCTCAAATTGCAATGGATTGCAAAGATATTTCTTATAACAAGACCAAGTTAATTTCCAATGCAAGTGGCATTGATATTGAAAAGGCAAGATCTTTGGAGAGATAATCTATGACAGACTACGAGGATGTTTTTCAAGCATTTACAGCCAAAATTACCGACCGCGATCGTGCGGTTATGGATGATGATGTAAATGAGTAGGATATGATTGATTTATTAAATGCGGCTATTCCCAAGTTTAGACTTCCTCATGTTAGTCTATCTAAAGACGATGACACAGAGACTTTTGATGCCGACTTGGGACAAGATGAAATTCAAATTCTTGCTAACTTAATGAAGCGTGAATGGTATTAGCGCTTCATCTATGATACAGACGTCATTGAACAAAAGTACGCAGAAAATGATTTTGAATTTCACTCTCAAGCCAATCACCTAAAAGCACAAGTTAGCGGAATGACTGAGCTTTTAGATAAAGAAATCAAAAAAATGATTAGTGATTACAGCCGCACTCCTAATCATAAAGTTTTTGATTATTCACGACTTGCGGGGAAATAAAATGAATAGATAGAGTAAAAGGACTGCTGAGTATAGAGAGTATTTAAAAGGCAAGTATTACGGAATGCTCCGTGACTACGAAAAAGGCTGGGATTATGAGAAGTTACTCAATCAACTTGAAACCGAGATTCTCGGTACTTTTGATGAATTTGACGGAGAACTTTTAAACAGTCTTTATTCTAAAACTTGTTCATTAAGATTTTTGAGATATAAATATTTTCGTGAAAACGTAATGCTCTGTATGAAGCTAGTGGATAAGATTTTTGTATAATGCCTTATCTTGATCAGTATAAGGCAAGGGTTTTAGCTTTTGGTCAAACTGATTAGGAAGTAATTGAGAATAAGTCTGCAAGAGATTTTGAAGCGCTAAAGAAAAAGAGTCCAGATAGATGCGAATTTACTTATAAAGGTAAAACCTATATAGGAGTTCTTTCCTCTGGAGCGCGAAGCGCTGCGCAGACCGAGAGTAAAATTATTTTTTATTTGAGGGCGGCTAAAGATATTCCTTTGCCAGAAGGTGCCGTTATTACAACTCACGATAGAGGATTCGATAAGACTCGTTATTGGATCGTGATGAATCAAGAGGTTCATCCTTATTATGGGTATTTCAAGTATAAGATGCTTGAATTAGACTACATATTAAAATATATAGGCACAGATGGCAAGGAACATTCAATTCCTTGCTATATCAACGGCACTGGCACATTTGATATAAAAGAATATTTTAAATTTTCTAATAAGAATTTAGTCCAAAAACCAAATCGCGCGCTCAATACAATTTGGGCAACAACAGATGATATTGATACTAATTGCCGTTTTATTATTGGCAAAGAAACTTGGCGATATGTAGATGATGATAGAATTAGTATTCCTGGTGTTTCCTATGCTACCTTAAATCAAGTTGGTATTGATGAAAGTCAAGATTCTGTTAAAGAACAAGTTGCGGGAACTGCTCGTTTGGATTCAATTTCTATCATTACTAATTACGGTGCTGGACTAGATGGAGAAGAAATCTCTATTAATGATGAGTTCGAGGATTTAGCTTTCTATCTTATCAAAGATGGTTAGATCGTAAAATCTAGCTTCTCTTATGAGATTAGTGATGGTTTTGCTAATTATAGTGAAGATACAAACAAATTTGAATTACTAGGTAATGATGGCAGTATTACTGTGACAGACAATATTACTGGTTACTCTTAGAAATTTGATTTTGTAATTGATTAGATCAAAGAATACTTCTATATTATTGGTAATAGCGTTATTGATGTTTTTGGAACTAATTATTATACTATCAATAGTGATTACGCTAATATAACTTTTGAATTTGACAAAGATAAAGTTGCAGTTGTAAAAACTAGAGATGGTAAAATCAAAGTAGTCGCGCGAAGTAATCTCGGAGACACTCAAATCAAATTCAAGTCAGGAAATAAGGAAATTGGTACTCTTGATTTAAAGATTAAAACCGCCTGGAGGAAATAATTATGTCTACATATTTATTTGAAGACCTTGGGCGTGCACTCAATAAAATTGCACAAAAATTAAGTAAAAATGAAGATTTGTGCCGTCTATTGACTGACATGAGTGAAACACCTCTCGACAAGAGCAAGGACTATGATATTACCAATTCCTTACTTGAAAAAAACATTAGAATTAAACCTAAAGTTAATCCTAATGAATGTACCGAGGCTTTTGTTGTAGTGTCAATTCCAAATTTTGAGCCAGGCGATAATGCCGATTTTAATGATGCAGCAATTGCTATTGACGTTATTTGTCCAATAGATAAATGGTTAATAGATGATATTTGCCCACGCCCATATAAAATAATGAGTCAAATTTATGAGGAGCTTCAAGGTTCAAGAGTTACCGGTATCGGAACTTTATAGTTTATCGGAGAGTAGCAAAGCGTAGTTTATGAAGATGTTACAGATAACCAAATGGTGTTTATGGTGACAGCTAATGGCTAACTATTCTAAATCAGATTTGCTCTCTAAAGCTCCTCTTGATTTTCATGGATTAACCATTTATAAACCCACTCTTGATGAAATCCAATAGATAGGATTCGATAATTATAATCGTTACACCGCGCGTATAACACTTTCGATTTTAGATATAGCCAAATTCTTAGAAGAATAGAGAATAGGTGGAGATGTTCCCTCTCCACTTCATTTTACTATTGACACTTGTAACGGGAATCCAATTGCTTTTTTGGAGTTACAAATTGCTTTTTTTACTTATTTAAGGAAGCCGATAGAAATATCGGGAGACACTATTGTTATAATTGACGAATAGCCCGATAAGAATTTTGTTCTTGATGAATCAAATTTCAATGAGTTTCAAGAAGTAATTTTAATGATTAATAAAATGTATGATGTTGAGGAAGAGCGAGAAATTATTTCGCCCAATGAAAAACTCAAGCAGAAGTTTATTAAAGCAAGATTAAAATTGCGCGAAGCAAAGAAAAGAGAGCGAGAAAAAAATTCTCAAAAAGGGGACGGAATTACTTTGCCAGACATTATTTCATCCCTTTGTGCTTATGGCATTGGTTATACGATGCTTAATGTCTGGGATTTAACAATTTATTAGCTTTACGATTAGTTTGAAAAAGTAACTGGTAAAGATAGGTATGATAAAGATTATGCCGCAATCTTAGCAGGTGCTGACGCTAAAAAGATAAAGTTAAAGAATTGGATGACTAATCCTTAAAGGAGGAAATTAAATGGCTAGTATTCTTGATATGTACGGTATTAAGGAAGTTGCTGACGTAACATTTTACCGTATTGATGGAAACAACAAGTACACCCCAGTCCTTTATCTTGATACTTTGAAAGTATCTACTATTGAAGAGACTGCTTCTAGTACTGATGCTACTGGTGGTAAAGGTAACGCTAAATTGATTACCTGGGACTATGGTAAGGAAATCACCATTACTCTTGAAGATGCTTTGTTCTCTATGGAGTCTATGGCTCTTATGCATGGTGCCGCTTCTTTGCCTGGCGTTGATAAGAAAGGTGAAGTTACTGGTTTAAAGGACGGCGAGAAGTTTATGCTTCGTACCGCTCGTTGCTTGGGTACTGGTACTGATGGTACCGATCTTGCAACTCGTGTAGCTTTGCCTACTGGTATTGATGAAAAAGCTAACGTTACCTATTATGGTCCTCAAGGTGAGAAAATTACCACTGGCGCTTTTAAAGAAGGCGAATGGTATATTGCTCAATGGAAGGTAAAGGCTGGAGATAACGTAAAGACCATTGAAATTAGTGCTTCTAACTTCCCTGGCACTTATCGTATTGTTGGTACTACTTACGCTCGTGATTATTCAACCGGTACCGACAAGTTCTTTGAGTTTGAAGTTCCGATGGCTAAGATGGACCCCGCTCAGACAATTACCATGCAAGCTGAAGGCGATCCTTCTACTTTCTCTATGACTATGAAAGTTCTTCGTCCTTCTGACGGCGTTATGATGCGTTTGACTGCTTATCCTGATGTTGATGTTAGCGCAGCTGGCGAGCTTGCTACTGATGAAGTTTGATTAATATTTAATCATTCAAGCCTATTCCGAGCCGGGATAGGCTTTTTCTTTTAGGAGTAAGGAGTAATAATTATGGATAATAATTATGGAATAAAAGATTTATATAAGGGTTATTTGTTGGCGGGAACAAAAACTACAGTCAGTGGCCAGGCGTATGAAGAGAATGAAATTATTCTTGAATTTGATGACATTCAGTAGATAGCTTTTGGAGAAGATATTTAGTCTATTTCTGCGCGAGGTGGCTATTAGAATCCAGTCTTAATTAACTGGGAAACCGCGCGTAATATGTATGGCGCAATTAATATGGGGCGTGTTTCTCCAAATGGTTTTGCAATGATTGCACGCTCAAATATCAATTCGGTAGAGGAAGGCACTAAATCTCTCCCTTATTCTCAAGAAGTATATATTGATTCTGATGGGATTTTTACTTTCGATCATTCGCCTAATACATCTTATCCGCTCAAAGTATGGGCGCTTTCAAAAGGTAAAAAGACGAGAGAAATTGTGGACTATATAATGTAGGATGATACTCTAATTTTAGAAGATACAGATATAGACGTACTTGTTACCTATTGGTATGATGTAGATATTGATTATTAGACAGTGAATGTAGGTGCCAAGGACTTTAATGGGTATCTCAAGTTTGTCGGTAAGTTTTATTATACCGATGAAAATACGAGCAATCGTAAAACGGGGATTATTGAAATTCCTAAATTATTGATTCAAAGTAATTTTAATTTGAATTTTGGAAGGAATACCAGCCCATTAATATCGGTTCTACAATTCGCGGTTATTCCTGATGGCTCTCGTTACAAGAGAAAGTCCATTTAGGTAACTTATCTTGACGATGATATAGATGCGGATATATGATATTAAAGACTGGTAAGTATTTACCAGTCTTTTTTATTTGAGGTGAAATTATGGCATCAAAAGGAACAGTAGCATTATAGCTTCAAATTGATACTACTTTTAAAAATGCTAAAGAAGCCGTTGCAAGTCTAAATAAAACTCTTGAAGGCATTAAAGTAAACTCTTCTATTACTAATGCTTCTGGAGAAAAAATCGTTACTGATGCAAAAGCAAAAGCAAAAGAAATATAGGAAATTTTAAATCAAATTCAAGGCTCCAATTATAATGGAGTCAACGATAAAATTTTTAATAATCTTTTTAAACAATTAGAATCTAAGGCTTCAGAGTTAAAAACTCTTTAGGATTAGTTAAAAAATATTGATTTAGATAATCAATCTTCTAATCCAAGTCTTGATTTAGTAAACGCCCAGGATGAGCTAAAAAATTTTGAGAAAGAATTAGAAGTAGCTAATCAATTAGTCGATGAAGCAAAAAAGAAATAGGATCAATTAAGTTATAATAAGACAAGCGATTCTTATCGAGAAGCAACAGAAGCTGTTAAATCATATACTGTAGAACAAAACAATTTAATTGCTAAGGTTGAAAATTAGAAAACCGCCATTGCTGATTTAGAAGAAAAACAACGTCAATATAATTAGTCTTAGAATGAAGCTACTGAAGTTCAAAATTAGATTAATACAGCTTTAGAGCAAACTGATAAAGTTCTTGAAGAAACAAATCGAATTAGAGAATAGGGTTTAGATTCAATGTCGGGGCAAAAAGGAATGCTCCGAGAACTTGATAAAGAGCAAAGAGAAAATGCTACAAGTGCAGAAAATTCAGCAGGCGCTTAGGAGAATTTAAATAATAAGCAAGCTGAGGGAACTCAAAGCGCTGAAAATCTTGCAAGTAGTACAAAAGAAGTAGGAGACGCACAGGGAGAAGCAGCAAATAATACCAATAAATTATCTGCTACCCTTGATACAGCTATTGTAAAGTGGGTTTCATTTCGTGCAATAGTTCAAACTGCTAAGCGTGCGGTAGAAGATATTGTTTAGACTTACCAAGAATTAGATGATAATTTAAGCGCAATTTCTGCCGTTAGTGGAATTGCGACAGACCAACTTTGGGGCAATATGCCACAAATGATTGATAATGCTAATTCATTAGCATTATCTGTTGATGATTTAACTAATGGTATGTTATTATTCTATCAGCAAGGTTTAAGCACAGAAGAAACTGAAATTCGTCTTAATGCTGCTGGTAAGATGGCTGCGATTTCTTAGCAAGATTTAGCTATAGCCGTTGATCAATTAACTTCTACCATGAATGCTTTTGGTATGGAAGGCGAAGACGCCCAAAATGTTGTTGACGTTTTCGCAAGTATGGCTGGTAAAACTGCTACTGATGTAGAAGAACTTGCAACAGCTATGGCTCGTACTGCTTCTATTGCTAAAAATGCTGGTATGACTTTCGAGCAAACCACTGCTTTCATTGCTACAATGGAAGAAACTACTCGTTTGAGTGCTGAGACAATCGGTAACTCTATGAAGAGCATTATTGCTCGTTTCCAAAAGTTAAAAACAGATCCAGAGTCTTTACTTGAAGATGGTGTCAATGCCAACGACGTTGAAAAAGCGTTAAAGAAAGCTGATGTTGCACTTCGTGATACTGAGGGTAATTTCCGCAATATCGGTGACGTCATTATGGAATTATCTTCTAAGTGGGATACATTAGATACTAACACTTAGAAGTATATTGCAACTATGGCAGCTGGTACCCAATAGTCCTCTAACTTTATTGCCTTAGTTGGTAATTATTAGTCTAACGTTAATAATCTTGCTTATGCGATGGATTCCGCGGGCGCTTCTGAACAACAATTTGAAGCCATTAGTAGTAATTTAAGTTCTGCTTTCATTAGATTAGAAAATGAATGGACTAGATTAAAAACCTCTTTTGCTGATGGGAAAAATATTATTTCTAGTGCAGTTGATGTTTTAAGTAATCTTTTACATTTTATATCAGATATAGGACCTACTGCAACTTTAGCTGGCGGAGGAATTTTATTATTAACTACTCGTATTGTGGCTTTAACCGTAGCTGAAACTGCACGACAAAAAATATAGAAATTAAATACTGTTTTAGATACAAAATCTTACGAAAATTATAACAAATTAGCTGCAAAAATTGTTTTAGTTATTGCTTCTTTCTTAGGATTAAATGAAGCTCAAACACAAAATCTATTAATTAAAACAGGATTATCTGCGGCAGATGCAGAAGAGCTAGTTAATTCTGTAGCTATTACAGGGGCAAATAGTGTTTAGGCTGCTAGTTGGCAACTTTTAACTGGGGCAATTAGTGGAGCAGCTAAAGCGGCATGGGCTTTTATTACTTCTCCCGTTGGACTTGCTTTAGCAGCAGTTACTGCCGCAGTTGGGGTCGCAGCTTTAGCTTATAGTTCTTATATTGATAGGCAAAAAGAAGAAGCAACAATTTTACAAGATTAGATTGATTCTTTAAAACAATCAGCCGAAACTCATAAAGAAGCCGCGCAAAACTATATTGATGAAAGCAATAAATTAGAAGACTATATTGAGCGTTTACAACAAGCTAAAGAAAATGGCGAAGATTTAACTGATATACGAAAAGAAATATCAGACTCCTTTGACGAAGAAGCCTTAGGTGTTGATGCAACAAAAACGTCATATGATAAATTAACTGCGGCCCTTCAAGATAACATAGATAAAAGAGAAGAATTAATTAAACAAGAAACTTATGCAAGATTAAAAGACGAAGCGAATGAAAAGAAAAAAGAAGCTGAACAGTTAAAGAATAATCAAGAGAATAAAAAAGCAATTGGCGCAAAGATTACAGACAATTCTGGTAAAGAAATTTCTCAAGAGGATTTTGAAAAATAGTATAACACTAATGCTAAAAAAGCTAGCGTCGCTTCTACGTATGCCGCTAATTCTGGTTCTTCTGAAACAAAAGAAGCATTCGCAAAAAGAATGGGCTTTACTTATAAAGTCGAATATGAAATTCAAGATGCAAATGGAAATTCTCTTTTTACCGGCACTGAAGAAGATTTAAAAAAGAAATTAGCTGAATTAGAGAAGAATTTTTATACCTCTTCAGATGCTACTATTGCAGTTGAAGAAAGTGGTCTTAACATATCTGATTCTGGCTTAAATCAAAATCAATATGGTAAAACATTATCTTTAGTATCTAAATATTCAAATGAAGATATTTTAGATGAGAATGGAGATGTCACAGATAAAGCTCAAAAAACGGTTTCTGAATTAAAAACCTTTTATGATCAATTAATTTAGCAAACTGGAGCATCTTACGATCAATTTATAGCTTTGGTCAATGGACAAGAGACGGACATGAGCAATTAGGTTTACGATGCTGTTGTTCAAGCTATGTCTGTTTGGGGTAATTACGCTAATTCAACTAATCCGGCAGTTCAAGCAATCGAAAAACAATTCTAGGATATAAATAATACTTACAAAAAAAATATTGATAGATTAAAAGATATTAAAATTGAATTACCGGAAAGTATAATGGATGATGCTAGTTATAGTTTAGTAAATTCTTTAGCTACAGCTATAGATACTGGTGGCGAAGATTTTGCTAGAGCTTTGGCTGAACCTTTAACTAATTTATTATCTGATGCTGCAAATGAAATAGATCCTAGTGATTTTTCTTCTGTAGTTGATACAATAAAAAATGGACTTGCTTCTATTGATTGGTCAGATGGCAGTTCTATAGAATCTTATATTTCCACTTTAAAAGAATTAGAAGCCCAATATCCTCAATTAGCAACTTATATTGATGCTATAATTCAAAGTTTCAACGATTCTAATGTTGCTATTCTTAGATTACAAGATAGTATGAATTCTGTCACTTCTGCTACTGATTTCTTATCAACAGCTGTTAATGATGGTTATGATAGTATCGCAGAAATGGAATCTGCGGCTGAAGCAGCGGGATTAAAATTAAGTGATTTAGGATTTTATCTTGACGAAACTTCTGTCAAATGGAAAATTTTAAGTAGCTCTGCACAAGAAGCCGCTGAAGGAATTCGACAAGCTGATGAAGCAACTGCTAATAATATTGTTAGTGATCAAATTAAAGCTAATTCTGCATTAAGTGTAATTGCAGGATTAAACGCTCAAAAAGTTGCTCAAAAAGGTCTTTCAAAGACCGAACTTGCCGCGGCACAAGCGTCATTGGTTGCGGCAAAAAAAGACGCTGACGCCTAGGTAAAATTAGCTTAGTCAGCAGTTGATGCAGCTTAGAGCATCGTAGATACTTATAACGGTCGTGTTACTGCTTCCGGAGAAGCATCAAAAGTACAATCGCAAGAAGTCGATGTAAACAAAGAAAATCTCCAAGCTGAAGTTGATGCCTATAATTCAGCTATGGATGGCATCGTTACTCGTTATCCAGACGGCGCTGCGGCCGAAGGTATTGCAAAAGGTGGTGGTGCAACAGTAGCTGGTGGTGCGGGTAAAGTTTTATCAGCTGCTGAATTAAATGCATCAAAAGCCTAGGAAATGTTGGATAAAGCAAAAGCTGCATTATCGGCTGCTCAAGAGTAGGCAAATTAGATTAATGATGCTATTGGCATTCTTGATGCTTATAAATCTTCTGTACTTGGTGCTTCCAATGCTGTAAAAGGATTAGGAGATTCTTCTAAAGGCGGAGCAGCTGAAAAATCTAATGAATTAACCGATGCTCTTGAAACCCAAAAGAAAGCCCTTCAAGAATAGCAAAAAGCTCTCGAAAAATCTAAGCAAGCTCTTGAAGATCAAAAGAAAGCTCTTGAGAATCAAAAGAAAGCTCTTGAAGAAACCAATAAACAACTTCAAGAAAACTACAAACTTTATGTCGAGTTAATTAAATCTCGTCTCAATGACGAGATTGACCGTTAGACTACTCGCATCGAAGCCTTCTACGGCGCAATTAAAGATACTATCCAATCTGAGATTGACTCTTTCAATGATCAACTTGATGCTCTTAAAAAACAAGCTGACGAACTCAAATCTAAAGCAGACGAACTTCAAGATGCAGCAGACCAACAAGAAGACTCTCTCAACAAACTTTATGACGCTGCTCAGGCCTACTATGACGCCGCACAAAATGGTCTCGACAATCAAATCGACGCTTATGACCGCATAATCGACCATAATAAAGAGCATATTGACCTCCTCAACGAGCAAAAAGACGCGATTCAAGACCAAATTGATGCACTTGATACTGCAGCTGATAGTGAGTCAAAACTTCTTGCTCTTGAAAAAGCTCGTGATGTTTTAGCCAATGCTCGTAACCAAAAAACTCGTATGGTTCTTACCAACGGTGGCGGTTGGCGTTTGCGTACCGATAAGTCCGAGATTTCTAATGCTCAGTCTAATCTCGCATCAGCACAGCGTGATTATCAGAAAGAGATTCTTGAACGTCAACAAAAGAAAATCGAGGAACAGACTGACGAAATCGAGAAACAAAATGACAATCTCGAAAATATTAAGTCTGATCTCGAAGATCAAAAAGACGCTCTTGATGACATTAAAGATCAATGGGATAAAGCTCAAGATGCTCTTGGCAAGACTACATCTGAACTTGAAGAATAGACTAATTTAATTCGTCAATTCCAATATGGAAACGATGCGAGTCGTCAAGACCAACTTTCAAACTTTTCTGGACAAGTTTCAAATAATAATCAATAGCAACAGGCTGCGTCTGATGCAACTAATCGCGCGAATGAAGCATCTAACAAATATGATCAATAGAGCAATGAAGATGTCCAAGGTTCTATTGCTGAAGCTATTAAGAAACTTGAAGAATAGCAAAATCAAGCTGATGAAGCCTTAAAAAAATATTTCGAGAATCAACTTTCAAATAATGCTGAAACTGCTCAAATTCAGCAAGAAATGAAAGATTTGATTAGTCAAATGGTTAATGGCTAGATTGGTCAATTAGAAAATTTTGCTCAATTTTATGAAACAATTAATGGCGCACTTGAACAAGCCAATACTAATGCAAGTCAAACGGCAGATTATATTAATAATATAAATGCTGCAATTGATCGCTATGACGAATGGTCTAATCGTTTAGATATGACTACTGATGAAATTAATCAACGTCAAGCGATAATGAATGAAATCAATAATGCCACTCTTAGTTCTCTACTTGAAGGTGGTTCTACTTTTGGACAACTTCAAGAGCAATATGAGCAAATTGTTAGAAATAATGACGAAGCTAAAAGAATTCAAGGTTAGATTGATGGACTTGGTGAGCAAGCTAATGTTATTCAAACATAGATTAATGCATTAAAAGAACAAGAAAATAAAATCTCTGAGCAAGAAAAAGAGTTAAGTAACGCTAATAGCAATAAAACTGCTAATGCCGCAAAAGCTGCTGGCAATACTGCTGCTTCTGGCGCAAAAACGGCTGGCTCTGGCATTCAAACTAACGCAGATGAAAATGCCGGTAGAATTGTTAATGCCATTAATAGCAAAGATATTTCTGTTACAATTTAGGAAACATCTAAGGGTTCTGGTGGCGGTTCTGGAAAGTATCTAATGGCCAGGTATAATACTGGTGGCATGTTAGGGTTTTCTCATGGAGGAGTTGATGATGTTACAACTGTTGCGGCTGTGCATGGTTCTAAAAATCGTCCCGAACTCGTCCTTAACAATTCTCAATCAGCTGCTTTGTTCAAATACATAGACAGTATGACAAGGATTCCTACTTTATCTTCAGCAGGAAGTGCTCGAAATGCTCTTATGGGCTTCAGCACGACCAATAATACAAACAACAATGGAACTAATTTCACTAATTGTGAATTTAATGTTGAGAGTAATGCTGATAACTTAGACTCCTTGGTTCAAGACTTGAAACAAAGCGCTTCAATTAGGAGATAATATATTAAAGCTTTACTCTAAATGGGTAAAGCTTTTATTTTTTATTGAGGTGGACAAATGATTAGAGAACCATATAATGTAAGTCCATATAAGGAAGCTAAGGATTTAAGTCAAAATCCTTAGTTCTCTTTTACTTTTGGCGGTGACGCGCTTGTCGGTTATGATTATAAAATTTTAGATAACAGTAATAAAAATAATATTCTAAAAGATTGGAGTTCAGTTGCTTCGACTGTTACTGGAGAAAATGTAAAATATTTGCCCACTATTGATTCTGGAGCAGTTGCTACACCAACAACTCAATTAGGGCAAACTGTTACTATATATAATGATGAAGATTATTATTTTAATTGCGCGAATATATTGAATTCTGATCTTTATACTAATAAAGGTTTGGTTTGGAAATTGCGTTTATTTGAAGATAATACTACTCCATCAAATATTATTCAATCTGGTGAAATCACAAATGTTTTGTCCTTACAAGATGGTGAAGCCATTGTAAAAGGAACTATTACTGGTTTACTTGAAGAATCAGACTCTTATGTTTTTAAGAATAATCCTAATTATTCTCCAACGCTTTATCCTGATCCAAATGACGAAAGCCAAAATATAGAAGGATATATTCCAGATAGATGGACAAGAAATGTTTTAAAAATAGGACAAAATTCTTTTCCAATTAACGATTATGAGACTCATACAGAGCAATATTATAATACTCAAAAACCAGATACTTATTTTATAGGAACAAAAGCAATAGGTAATGGTAATTCAGAAGTTTATTATACACCTGTTAAAAATTTAAGTTATTATACTTATAATTATTCTTACGATGCGGGGAATAAGACTTATCAATGTATTGCTTCAAGTCATGCAGCTGCTTCTACTCTTGTCAGAAGTAATATTTCTGGCATTGTTGAAAATGCAATAGTAAAAGATTCTACTGACGCGATTGTGTCTATTTCAGACAAAGTTACCGGACGAGATTTATTTAATGCGACAAATAATAATAAATCTATTTCTTATTCTCTAGGTAGTACATCTATAGTTACTGAACAAGTCACAAATAATGGAATATAGAATATTGTAAATGCTACTTATGATGTCGTTTGGGGTTCAACAGGAGAAAATAAAAAGAATAGTAATTTATATAATTTTACTGTAAAGCAAGAAATAACTTCCTACGATTCTAATGGTGCGCCAATTATTACAGAAAACATTCTTACTGGCAACCGTTCTTTACTTGGAATGAGTAATTTACTTTACATCGACGAAAAGACAGGTAGTTATCGTAATGGTTCTTCTTATCTTACAGAAGAAGAAATTGCGGCAATTTAGGGTAAAGCATTAGCAAGCACAACCATTGATTTGCTTAACAGCTCAACTTATTCTACTTTAAGTGAAGAAGATATTGATTTTAATAAAGATAATGAAACTACAATCTATACTGTAGAATTAGAAGATGAAAAAATTCAATATAATAAAACTACTTCCACTAATGAAATACTTACTCGTGAAAAAGCAAAAAAGAAAGGAATTATTGATAAAAATGCAGCTGACATTTTAATTATTTTAAGTTCGACAGATTCTTCTGTTGATTCATCAAATACTTTTTTTACTTATGATGAAATTTCTAGTATTAAAGATTCAGATTACGGATTGTATACTTTGGGACGAGGATTATCTGATGATAAATTAAGTTTAATTAGTCCTAAAGATTCAATTAATCAAATTGGTGAATTAACTGGTAATTAGATTCTTTACTTTACTGTCTTAAATAATTATTATGATAGTAATTATTATTATTTTACTAATTAGAAATAGCCAGATATAAATTTTTAGATTAATGATGTCCCATATTACTCTTTTTTAGCTTATTCTGAATAGATTGCTGCGGGTAATAAACCTACCTCTTCTGAAGACGAATTATTAAATCATTTTACTTTTTAGAAGTCAAAAACTCAGATTTTACCTTTGTCAAATTCGTCTGTTGGTTCTGAAGACAATCCGCTAGTAACCTTGCAGAGATTTTTCCCTATTGTTTCTTCTCTTGCGGGAATGCCTTATAATTTTAAATATTACAAATTTAAAATTCAAGGTGGAACAATCAATGAAAAAGGTACGGTTATTTATAATAGTACTCCTCTTTATGAGTCGGGAAAAATCTTCTCTCGTAGTATTTTAATTGATTATAATAATTATGTCACTGATTATGATAGATATAGAATAGAATTAATGTTAGCTACCTCTGAAAATGGTTTCTATTATTATTATACTTATTTATATCCTACAATTGATATGTTCCAAGACGATGAAAAAGATGACCATTTTGCTTCTGTTTCTTACGATGAAGAAAAAGGAGCGGCAAAAATTTCTTGGACTAAAGATAACGCTTATCCTCCAGCATTAAAAGGAGTAGAAATTACTGAATATGGTACTTATATCGCCAATGGTAAAAAATTCCCATTAAAAGCATATAAGATTTCAGAAGATGGATATATAACTTACTATCATAAAGGCAGTGAAATTTTAAATATTAATCCACTTCATGATTTTCAAATTAGTTTTACTATTAATAAAATTTTAAAAGGATTAGATAAAATAACTATTGATCCTCTTATGGCTTTTAATAACACTCAAAATACAACTGTTATTAGTCTTTCAATAGAAGATAATATAATTGAATTAATGGAAGATAATGTTACAATTAAATCTTTTAAAAATACAATTATTGAAACTGTTCAATCTTTTATAGACTGGGATGATGATGATACACACAAAAATCAAATTTTTCAATATCGTTTACCAGAAGCTATAAATAAAACAGAAGATGTTTTATTACCTATAAATGGTGTTCTCGCTCCAACAGAACAAGATTTATCCAAATATTGTTTCCATTTTTATTTATTCCCCTGGTCTACAAAAGGCTCAAATGAAGCAAAAGCTTCTTATAAAATTACTCGTTTTTATAATGTAGACAGTTGTGCGACAAATGAACTAATCATGGAATCTGAAGATGATTGGCGTTTAGGTTTCTATGGCGAAGGCGCAGGTAATAATGCGGATTTAAGCAATGGTGGTAATAATTTACCATCTGGCCCAACCAAAACTAATTTTGATACTTCAAAGTACATTTCTGTTTCTTATCTCTTGAGCGGTGGACGTCCTACTTCTCAAATGTTAAATGGTTTAAGTAAAATTAATCTCTATGGCGAAGTTCTTTATTATGGAATTTTAGATATTAACCGCCGAGGCATAATTGCAAGTGAAGATAATTTTATTTTAAATTTTAATGATAGTAATGTTGGATTTTCTTCTTTATCGCGCGAAGTATACGGTTATAGAATTTTCCGCAATGTTTATAAGAATGATAATGTAAATAGTAGAGATATGGCACTTGATTTTATGCGTCAAATGGATACTGTTTATGCTTCTATCTGTGGTGCAATTACACTAGATGATTCAAACCATAGTCCTCTTGGTAAATATGAAAATATTGTCGATACTGCAACTTATGTTCAAGGCTGGGACGAAAATGGAAATGCTATTGAATATATTCGTGGAGCAGATTTAAGAGCATTAGTAAATGATAGTTTCACCGATTTAAGACAAGCGATGGATGAATATTTTGCAGGGAAAGATTTAAGTTTTAATTTTAATACTGAGCCTTTTGATAAAATTTATAGCTTACTTGACGGTATTCAAACTCCTAATATGATTGCTAATGATATGATTGCGGACATTAATATTTTTAATTATACAATATCAGAAGAAGCTGGACAATATTATATCTATGATTATAACATTCCAAGTAATGGTTATTTTAGATATTAGATTGTTCCTTTATTAAGAGATAAAACTTATAATGTTTTAATCGCCAAAACCAACAATAATGGTGAAACCGTTATTTATATAGATGATGAACAATGGCATATGACCGACATAAAGAAACGTGCTGACGGTAGTTATGCTCCCGGCGATACTTGGAATTTCCTTTTAGGAGTCCAGAGTGCGCAATATACTCAAAATTTTACAAAAACTCTTCAAACTGGTTTTGCCCCATATCCTAAAGTCATGACCAGTATGGCTAATTATAAGACAACTCAATTTACTGGTTATTTAGGTAAATTTAGTTTTAGAAATGGTGGCTCTAACGTATATGAAGATACCATCGAGCGTATTGAAAAATGGAATGAATTTGCATATACACGCAATCAAATTTTAGTCAAAGATCCAAAAGGTCACGTTTTCATTGCCGCAATTTCTGCAACGTCTGACGTTAGCGATGCAGCAATTCCAGAAATGCCAACTCAAGTTACCTGCACCTTAACTCAAGTTGGAGATATTGATTCGTTTAAGGTATATTCTCTGTGAGGTGTTCAAATGGAATATTTTAACTACACAGGGAAGGAGTATAGAGTAGCGGTTCAATCTGCTACTTTATATCCCGTTATAAAGGTTGAACTACTTGATTAGTTTGAAAATGCTTATACCGAAATTTCAGAAGAAATTACAGATAATAGTGGTTCAATTCAATCAACCTTATAGCAAGGAGTTCGTAATACAGTTTCTTTTTCTATTTTTGATCCAGCGGGAAAATTTATTCCAGATGCAAATAATAATTTGTTTTGGGTTAGAAAAAAATTTAAATTGTATGTCGGACTTGCGACTGAACAAAAAGCAATTTAGCTTAATGGTCAAACCACTGGAATTTCTGGAGATATATTTTGGTTTTCTAAAGGCGTTTACATCATTACCGATATAAGCGCGCAAAAAGATAGTTCTGGCAATCAGACAATTTCTTTTACTGGCGTTGACAAATATGGAGCTTTTACTAACGATACTGGTTATGGTGAAATGATTGGAACTTTTTCTTTTGATATAGGAATGTCAATCTCTTATGTCATTAAAAATGTTCTTAAACAAGATATTGGTAATGGTCAAATGCTTGATCCTCTTGAACCAATTATTGATCCAGACCTTCAAGAATATAAACTTCAACTTGCTTTTAGTAAAGGTCCCGGCTCTTATATTGGAGACCTCTTAAATGATTTAGCTACTACTCTCCATGCTGATATTTATTATGACATGGATGGACATTTGAATGTCAAAAAGTCATTAAACTTTGATGAATATAAAAATGTCCAAAATCAATGGGATTTTACCGAAGGAAGTGCAGAGTATATCTCTGTGCAAGTAAATTATTAGTTAAAAAATATTGCTAATTATATTTATGTGATTGGTGATAATCCTCTTGGGGGACAAATTCCTGTCGCAATAGCTGAAAACAATGACGCTCGCTCGCCATTAAGTATCGCAAAAATAGGACGTAAATCTCGTTATATCGAGAAAAGTACTATTTATTCTCAATAGGAAGCTGAAGATTATGCGCAATATATTTTAAAAACCGCTTGTCTTTTAGGTAATCAAATTTCTTTTACCTGTACTTTAATTCCTAGTCTTGAACTTGATAATACTTTTTCTTTAACAGATTCTTACTATCAATATGATAGACAAGAATTTATTATTACTGCAATTACTTATCCTATTGGCGTTGGTACAATGTCTATCAGCGGCAGTAGTATAAAAGAATTACCGGAGAATTGATTATGGCTTTAAATAAATATGGAAGATAGATTATTGAAGTAATAGATTAGAGAATTGATTCCTATATAAAAGAATCAAAAATTACAGTCCGTTATATCGGGCAAATAAAAGAAGTTCTTGGAAATAATAGATATAGAGTATAGCTTGTTGGCTATGATACTATTTACACTTTTCCCGCACGTCCTTATGTTGATTCGATTGTAAATGATTATGTTTATATTGAAAGCAAAGCTGGAAATATTGATAATGGCATAATTATTGATAAATTAAATGGTAGTTATGGCTATATTTACAATGCCAATGGCTCAGTAGACCAAGATTTAAATAGTCAGGGTGCAATGCTAAAATCAGTTTATGATAGAGACAACAATGGTATCGTAGATAATGCGACTCGTGTTAATAACCATACGGTTCAATCTGATGTTCCAGCCAACGCACAATTTACAGATACTACCGATGCTTCCGGTATCCGTATGGCAAATGGACAAACTGTTGAGCAAATTATTAATTCTATAAGCGCCTCTGCAGGCAACGGCGATTCTATTGACGAAGGCTTTTACTATAATTAAAATTAAATAAGGGTCAGAAATTTGGCCCTTATTTTTTTAAAATTTCATTGGCAAATTTTGCCAAAATTTTATAATTCCCAATTAAGCTTTTCACTTTATAGATGAAGGGGTGAGACAGATGAATGATAAATTTCTTGATGCAATGATTGAGCAAAGTATCCAAATGATGACTGATGCTTGTCATGGAAAATCATTAAGTAAAGATGAAATGGCATTTATTATTGCTACACAAAAAGCAGAAGATAAAAGAAAACATTCTCAAATACTACCAAACTTGATTAAAAATTCTCAAAATATTTTGCCACTAATTAATTCATTATTTGGTAATGGAGGTAATTAATGAATAATCTTTATCAAAATATGCAAGGATAGCAATTTAATCCTGCAACAATATCTTCTATACCCTATAAACCTATTACTTTTGAAAAATTATCTAATGTAATTGGAATGACTTATAATCTATCTGCCATTGAAAATATGAATACCATTTCTCTTCCTCGTGGTGGAGAACAACAAATTTTCTTTGTTAATAATGATGATAGAATTTATACACGAGCTTTTGACAATAGCATTGGCATTATTGCTTATAAACAGGACTATGTTGAAAGACTTCAAAAAGAATTGAATGAAGCACAATCTCAATTACATGAAATTTTTGAATCAGTTGCTCAAAATGAACAAAGCAATGAAACCTCTCCTTTTGAAGAAAGACTTTCAAAAGTGGAGCAACAATTAAATGAATTAATATCTAAATAGGAGGTTGTTTCTAATGAACATCCAGAATCTAATAAAGCTATGGCCGCAATATCAAAATTGGCTGAAACAAAATAACATTACTCCTAATAATATCCAATAGAGGATTCCAGAATTTGTTCAATAGGTACGACAAAATCCTGAAGATTCAAAGCGCTTAGATTCCTATTTGTCTAATCCAAATTTGACAAAAATTGCCAAATCTCAACTTAATTTAACTGATGATTAGATAAATAAAATTAAAGAAGTCGCAGGCGCGAATCAAACACCAGTAGGTTCTGGAAATTTAACTCCAGAGCAATTAAATTTAATTAAAAAGTTTAGAAAGTAAGTGCGCATTAACTGACTAAACTTTAAATAAATAAAATTTTTAAGGAGGATTCATTTATGGATTCTATTGGCTTAGGCGATCTTCTCGCTGTTATGAACCAAAAAGACAATGACGGTTATGGTTGGGGCGGCTCTTGGTTTTGGGTTATTATCCTTTTCTTCTTCTTTGCTTTCTTTGGTCGCGGATTCGGTGGTTATGGAGATTCTGGTGCATTAACTCGTGCAGAACTTTATGACGGCTTAAACTATACTCAATTGCAGAATGGCATTCGTGAGAATCAATCTACTATGCGCGAAGGCTTTTATGACAATGGTATGAACAATATGCAAGGTTTTAATGCAATCCAGAAAGACTTGTGTCAAGGTTTTGGTGGCGTAAATTCTAATATGAATCAAGGATTTGACGCTGTATCAGCACAAATGGCTCAATTAGGCTATCAGCAATAGAGCTGCTGCTGTGACATTGAACGTTCTGTTGATAATGTTCGCGCAGAAAATTATAAGAACACTTGCGAAATTACTAATGCTATCCATTGCGAAGGAGAGCAAACTCGTGCATTAATTAATGCTAATACTATGCAAGAACTTCGTGATCGTTTAGCAGATCGTGACCGTGATTTGCTTACTGCTAACTTCCAGCTCAGTCAGCAAGCTCAGAGCGCCAATATTATTGGTACTCTCCGTCCATTCCCACAGCCAGCTTATATTACTTGCTCTCCTTACGAAAGCGTATATGGCAATGGCTGTGCTTGCGCGAGCGCCGGTTGTGGTATCTGATTATTAAAGGAGGAATAACATGGTAAATAGTTATACTAATACCAGTGTCGCTGTTGCTAGTAACGCAGCTGTTCCTTTTGTTAATAATAGATACGTAGTTGGTTGTGGAACCAGTCATACAGCTGGTTCTCCAACCGTTACTTTAAGGAAAACTGGATATTATTTAGTTAATTTCAGTGGTGTTTTGAGTGCAGCTAGTACTGGTTTAGTCTCAACTCAATTATATAATAATGGAGTTGCAATTCCTGGCGCATTAAGCTCTATAACAATTGACACCGCTGGAAGTCTTAAAAATGTTTCTTTCTCAACAATAGTAAGAGTTCTAAATTCTTGTGCTTGCATAGACAATACAGCTAATCTGACAGTTGTTAATACTGGATTAGAAGCTACTTATTCTGATGCTGAAATTACTATCGTAAGATTGAATTAAGGAGTGTTACTATGGAAATAGAAGCTCTGTTAAAAACAATGATGGATGAGCTAAAAGATGCATAGATGATGTATGATTATGCTTGTGGTTCTAAAAAATACGGCCATGATGACCTTATGACTTTTTATATCACTCGCGCAGAACAACGTTTAAAAATGTTTGATGAAGATCATGCTATCATTCTTCGTGAAATAGGCAAGAAAGAAAAAGAAGGATATTTCGCAAAGGAAGGGAAATGGGATTATCTTTATGACTATTACATGGAACAAAAATGCGATTTAGCTAATAAAGTCAAAAATTTTAAATAAATAAGAAAAGAGAGGACTCTTAATTGAGTCCTCTCTTTTCGTTTTATCCCCACTGAAACATTTCAACCGGTTTACAGTTCCTAGTTCCATAACGCCCAATACAAATTGCATCTGCTTCATCTTCAGTAACATTTATATCGAACCAATCTCTTACATGAACCTAAGCACTTCGTTTTTTATCAGTTCTTGTTTTGCCTTTAATTCCAACATCAGCGCGCCAGGTAGACGAAGACACAACTTTAAAATCTACGCCCTACTCGCGCAAAGAAACTTGAAGAACTCCAAGCAATTCAGCCAAAGCCTTATAAACAGTAACTCCATTTATGGCCTCGCCATTAAAAACTGCTTTTCCTTCAATTTTCTATTGATACTAAATATCTTCAAGTAAAACAATATCTGGTTTATAATTAATAATTAAATTAGTTAGCCACTAACGAATTTCAACTAATCTATCAACAGTGTCTTTTGATTTAGCTTTAAAAACACCATATCGCAATAAAGTTTCATCGTCCCACAATGACCAACCATTTATTTTTGTAGCCTAATCTAGCGCAAGGACACGTCTAGCTTCCGTTTTTGGAATAGGAGACATATCCATTTTTTTCAAAGGGTTGGAATTACATATTGGACACTAAAATTTATTTCTAATTTTTTTATATGGTGCAATAACTAAATGACCTTCTGGGCATTCAAACTCCATGTCTGTTGATAAATTAATATATTCTTTGCTTCTAACTTTCCAACCTTTCTCAGCTAGATCAGAGCGAATCTAATCTAGTGTTATTTTCATTTTAATTAGCGGCCTGATGAACCAAAGCCAGCTCCTCTATCGGTAGAATATTTTTCAAATTCTTCTTCAGAAATCTCTTGGGCTTGCATTTTAGGAGTTTGTTCAAGAATCATCTGTGCAATTCTATCACCTTTTTTAATAACATAAGGTTCAGAACCAGTATTCCAAACAATAACTCCGACCTCATTACGATAAGTGCAATCTACTGTACCAGGTGCATTTGCAACTCGGATACCAGTTTTTAGACTCATACCGCTACGAGGAACTACTGAAATGCGATAGCCGCCAGGAATAATCATTTTTACTCCAGTGTGGACAATCATTGTTTCACCAGGCTCGACGACTGTATCTTCATTAGAATAAATATCTGCACCCGCGTCGCCAATAGATTGATAAGCAGGAATAATTGCATCAGGAGTAACTTTACAAAATTTAACTGGAACCTTTTGGAAATAACCATTAGTTTCTTTAATTTCTTTAAACATGGTTTGGCAACGAGACATAAACGAAAGAATCATTTCCTTTTTCTTACCGGTGCCAAAAACATTTTTTCGAGCCTGATCAACCCATTCGTCAAACTGCTTATCATAATGATTAAATTCTTGAGGATTATTCGCGCGAGAATCAACAAGCACGCGAATAAAATCTTCACTATTCATAATAGTTTCAATCAAAGAATTAATTTCAGTAATATCTCTGCCATCTTCAAAAGCCTGATCGGGGATCTGGACGAAATCATCAAAAAGTTTCAAAGGGTTGTCTTGTAAAAAATTCTCATTCATAAGAGTTTTCAATCTCCTTTAGTTCTTCTAAAATTTTTCTTACTCCTTCTCGCCATATTGGCATATCAGGAGAATATTCTCCATTTGCAATAGAAGTGTTTATCTTATTTTGAAGCTGTTTTAATTCAGCTTGTAAATCTTGAATAGTTTTCATAATCTAGGTCTCCATTTACCGCTATCTCGAACTTGGCGGACATTTAAATTAGCCAATATATACAAATTACGGTCCGCTTGGATTGTTTGATTTATCAATTTGCATCGCTCTTTGCCAGCAATATGATAAACTTCATCCATAACTGTTTTATTAGAAGTAGGATTCAATTTATAAGTAAGAATATTTGAAAAAGCTCTCATTAAAATCTCATAAATAGTTGCTGCACCATCCCAATCATCTGGTTTTAAATCCACTTTTATAGGAATTTTTACATTGCGCGAGGCGCCATAAAAATAAATATTCAATGCAGCAATAAGAGCTTTTCGACTAGTAGGTTTCTCGTTTAAAGGCACATGATAGCCGCAGTAGCAATTAAAACAATCTATATGTTTCATTAACTTAGTAATAGGTATTCCGTCATTATGAACTAAAAGCAATGCCTATCTACCATCAGTTATTGCTTTACTATTGGAAGAATAATAAACAAACAAATCTAAATCTTTTATCTAACTGCTATATAAAAATAATAACTCATTTCCTCTTGAAGTAAAATAATCAAATATTTCTTTTGCATAAGAGCTATTATAAAAATTATAATCATATAAAATGATTTTTTGATTAGAATAATTTAGTTTAGTATAATCAATTAATAACTCATTTCCATTTGTTATTCTTAATAAAACAAAATCTTCGCTTAAAATTTTCCTAACTATCTAATTTTTAGTTCTAGTGGTAAATACATTTTCATGAGTTTTTACAAAAGTAGAATAAAATGTCCTATCAGGAGGACTATGTTCAACTTCTTCTGGAAGTTTTACATAATTACCAGTAAAGCCTCTACCTACCCATTGCAAATTACTTTGCAATAAAAAAGAAGAAGGAAAGTCCTTCTAAGAAAGACTTTCCCTAGAAAGATAAAGTATATCATATTTTTCACTATCTTCAAAAGATAGGACAAATTCTACTATATCTCCTCTTTTTTTATGATAATAGGACAATTTCATCAATTCAAGAGATGGACAAAACTTCGCGGGATTTAAAAGAATATCCTAGTCAAATATTCCAATATACATTAGTCTGTCCTCTCTGTTCTTAAAGTTAAATGTCCTGTTGAATAATCAATATTTGAAATCAACGTAATTGGTTTATAAGGTGAAGTTTTATATGCCTTAGGAATTGCATTATCTCCACGGCGAATGCACTGAATAATAAGTTTATTTCCTCTCGTAAACCATGATTTTTCAGTAACCGTTTTTTTACCAGTCACTTCGTCTTTAATAAAAGACTGTTTATCATATTTTACAAATTGAGGTTTATAAATTTTAACTTTCACAACTCCATACTGAGTTAATAGAGTTACAATATTTTTCAGTTTATTTTTTTCAATTACTGTTCCTGCAATATTATGCAATTTATAAATTGGAATTTCTTTTCCCTCTTTCGAAGTGAATACTGTTTCTGGAACTGGATCTTCTGGGAGATTAAAGAAATTATCAATTTCTCTTTCTTCAAAATCTACTCCGTCAAGTTCATGCGCGCTATCATAATAACCAACGCTATCCATTTCCCATTTAGGAATAAAACCAGAGCAATATTTATTCCAAATCTCGTCAATAATTGCTTTATTTAAACTCTCTAAAACTTTAGACTCTTTCAACCACGGATGAATTTTATCCATGTAAGCCTTATACATTTTCTCCATTCGAGTTTGTTCAATCATCGCACCATCCTCTCCAAACTTAACTAAGTCTGGATTAAAATGTGCATTGAAAAATTCAAGAGAATAATCATCGAGTAAATAATAAAGACCAGATTTACAATTCTTTTTCAAGAACTTATTGAAATTATAAACTGCTGCAACATCTTGATATTTATCTGGAATAATACCATATTTAATCAAAGTTGGCATATTAGCAAGAGTTAATTTATTTTTCGTTTCTGCAATACTTTCAATATAATTACGAAGAAGACTCTCGCGTGAGATAGAAGAAATTTTATCAAATGCTCCGCATTTAATCAAATTAATAACTTGGAGTTTTGTACTTTTAACTTTCTTCAAGAAATCTTCAAAAGAATTATATGGTCGATTATCAATGATTTCATTTGCATAATCTGCGCTAACTCTTGTGATACCTTTTAATCCATAAATAATTTTATGATGCGCAACATCTGGGACAAAAGTATAACTTGAAGCATTAATGTCTGGAAGTTCAACATCGACACCAAAATTCTTCATCTTGCCAATAGCAGAGCTGATTTTACCATATTGAACAGTTTTTGAAGATTTCTTTTTAGTATCTTCTTCATCTTCTAATTCATCTTCAATATCATTGCCTAAAGTATAATCTTCATCTTCTGGATTATCTTCAAGACCACCACTATCAACAATTAAACAAGCCGTATCCCAATAAATTGGATCATAAAAATATGCCAAATTTAATTCTTGAATTGCTACTGTTGAATAAGCTATGGTATGAATAATGCTAACTTTACCGAACATAGTTTCCTATGCCATTTAAAATGTTTCGGTCTGGACTATACTATCATCTTTAAGAAAAGATGTCTTTATTATAGTCTCTGAACGTCTATCTCAATTTAGTATATTTTCTAGTCATGCCAAATGGTTTATTATAACAAAGAGCAATAATTTTCTAAATATTATCCTAATCTGCAATTTTAATAGAATACATAATACTCGTTTTCTAATCTATTGAATAAATATTAATATTACGAAGAAACATTTTTCTTTCTAATGCTTCTTTTATCCATTCAATAAATTTCTTAGAAGCTGACGAAATCTCAATTGATGGTGCGCCGTAAGAAGTCTACGAAATACTTCCATCGCCATCTATGATACCACGAATAATATAAGGAAGAAATATTTCTTCATCTTGGGTAAACTAAGGCTAATTTAAAATTAAACTTTTCTTTTTAATTAGCCCAAAACGCTTTAATTTTTCAATTTCTTTTCCAAAAGATAAAATCAGTCTGTATCTTGTACCATTTGATATTTGAGTTTTATATTCATAAGTTTGATAAGGTTTCCCAATAGTTTTAGATAAAAAAGAGATACAATCTTCATCTATTAAATCTATTCCTATATCAGTCCCTCTGGTCGTAATATAACCATCTGTCAACCAAAGCCCTAATAAATAAGCATCAAATTCACTTGATATTTTATCAAAAGTAAAAGAATAGCCTTTTATTTTTTCGTGATTTTCTTTAATAATTGATTCATATTCGTCTGGATAATATTTTTTTATTTTGTCCGTTACAGATTTTCTAGTTTTAAAACCATATTTTTCTCTAACTTGTTCAACTGGCATTCCATTTCTATAATCTTCGACCAATTGAAGTTCTTGCTCTTTAGATAATTTTATATATCCCATTTTATCACCTTCTATAAAGAAAGTAACTTGGATATACTTTTGTATAAAAATATACTATTGGATATTTCGCTGCGTTTGATTGTCCAATCTTAAACGATTTTACCATACCGTCCCCGTTACTGGACGCCGCAAATTAATTACTTAATTTGTTTGGTTGTTTAAGCTCTAAGGAGTTCCCCGCAGTTTAAAAGATTTTCTATTACACATTGCTGTGTAAAGTCGCCTAACTTAACGAATAACCCATCTGCTTTTCGGCTTGAGACCAAATCCAATCAATAATATCTTTAGAAGTTCCTAATTCTCTTCCCCGTTGATACAAATTTTCTTTTAAAGATGCAATTTCTTTAAATTTCTTTTTGGCAACAGTTTTACGAACTTTATTTGCTTCATCAACATTATAATTTGTAAACGGCAACATAACCGCGCGCATAAGAGATTCTTGGCTATCCAATACACCACCAAATTCCTTCATAAACTCATAAAGTTTATCTTTTTCTTCAGTAGTAGCATTAAGATTATAAATATCTCTTTTTAATTTTTCTGGATGCTCTTGGTATTCAACAAATTCCTCAACAGGAGTCTTTTGTCCTTTTTCTGGCATTAATCGCATCAAACTATTTGACTGTGCGAGAGTAAGCAAACTTTTTGGTTTAATCTGTTTCGCTGTTTGCAATCCAACAGGGGTATCAAATTGGAACAAACTAATAATTTTATTGTCACCAACAAGCTTCCACATTTCCGGATTATCGTAATCAATAACATCTGGATTTAGATATTTCATATAAGTAGCTTTTAAAGAACCTTGCCACTCCATTAAACCATCATTAAGAAGTAATTCCATTGTGGTACGGATTCTATCCAAACCATCAATAGTTAAGAAGTCATATTTAATATGCGTTTACTCTTTATTTTTCAATAAAGACCAGACTATCTCTTACCTTTTTAAAAGGAATAGCGTTTCAACCACCGTATCAATAGATGGCTTACACCCAATCTAACTCGGATTAGTCGTTACACACTCTTAAACATTTTTCCAAGTTTTTTCGATTACCAAAATTCTAAAGTTTAAGATTGGCTCGGGGTTTCCATATCTTTTGACTTAGGATTTCCCGAAGCATAATAGGTATTTTTTACTTATGATTACTCTGCCTATTATACTGTGCTGATTAACACTTAGCTATTTACAGGCCACTGTGTCGACCTGCGTACTCTTCATCATGAAGCTCCCATTGACTACATTTAACACCTTTAGGACTCTTCATCGTCGCGCCAAGTTCTGTAAATTTATCATTTGTTAAGATAATACCAGAAGCATGAACTCCACGACGACTAATCAATCCCTCAATGTTTTTTGCAACATTCCAAATATCTTCATGTTTGCCCATTTCCGCAATAAATTGCGAAATAGGCTGATACCCCTTTTCTTCGTCTCCGTAATAGCATTGCTGTAAACTTCTAACAAAACCGCGGTCAATAGGAATTAAAGAACTAAGAAAACTTCCTAATTCTGGTTCGTATCCTAAGCCACGTGCGGCAGTTTGCAATGCCGCTTTTGAAGTTTCAGTGCCAAAAGTTGCAACACTCGTTAATTCTCCTCCAATAGATTCAAAATAACGACGAACCGCTTCAATAAATCTTTCACGCTTAGATGCCTGAGAATCAATATCAACCTTTAATTACCCTCGGTTTCCCGATATTTATTAGGGGAATAGACTATCTCTTCATCCTATTTCTAGGAGTCCTGCGCTTCGAACAGTGATTAAATCTGCTCTACTACTTAGTCGTTACACCACATCTATCCTATAATCTTTACAATGTCCATATTTTCTTAAAGAAGATATGCTACAGTCAAAATATTCTTTAGCATATTCCGCGGCAGCTTTCTTATTGTCGAAGATTTTTATAATAGAGTTAGTTGAAATTTGAACCAATGCACATTTTATCTAATTGCGTGCTGGTCCCATTGTAGAATAAGAATCATATAAATTATATTTTCTATCACACCATTCAAGATTTTCTAATTTATTATTGCTTCTATTCTTATCTTTATGATTTACTTCTGATAAATTATCTGGATTAGGAATAAAAGCTTCTGCAACAAGTCTGTGAACAGCGTAATGTTTTGCTATATTATTTTCACATAAAGAAACATATTGATAACCGGCCATATTTGTCCAAGCAGACATTTCTTTAGGCTTTTTATATTTGTATGAAATAACTCTTCCATCATCGGTTATCCCATAATCTTCGTGATTTTTAATTCTTTTTTCCATTAATTTTCACCTCTAATCAAGAAGTAAAAATTTATCAACTTTCCTCTAAGAAAAATAGATACGGCACGGTATTATCTTTTCGGATTTCCACCGTTAGCCATTTTAAATGACACGCGATAATCAATCGCTTCACAGGATTTTCTATTATGATATTACTATCATAAGCGGACTATGATATAAGTTAATCCGCGAGTTCTGCACGTCCTCTTGAACAAAATCTCCAATAAGGAAGTGCAGTTGGACTTTTTAATGGATCGCGCTGAATAATATCCATCAAATATGCACTTAACATTGAGCCTACCGAACCACGCCAAGGACCGACTAAAGAATCACCATCCGTCCAAGCAATATCAATGACTTTACGAACGGTGATAAAATAAGCACTCAAACGTTCTTGAATTTTTTCAGATACAATCCACATTTCTTGAAGTTCTTCTTCAAGTCTATCAAGGTGAATTTTATCTAAACAATTTAATTCAAGTCCTTTTTGAATAATACTATAAAGAAAAAATTTATCTTCTTCATATTCACTATTCAAATACTTATTTAAATATTCTCGTTCGCCAATAATTTTTTGTGGCTTACAATGAATTAAATGCCAATCAAGAGGAATACGAGGAACAATTTGCTTATATGCCAAATCATATTCTTCAATCATTGAACAAACTTTATTACTATTTTCAAAAATTTGAGTAATAAAATCATCATCAAAATAATTAAGTTTCTCTCGAATTTCCTCTGCACTCATCATATAAGTATAAGCGTAGAAATCATCAGTCTCTCTATCTCCATCGCCAGAATTAAGAAAACTCTTATGAATTTCTCTATCCTCTTGACGTAAATAGTGACTGTCAGTCGTAACTGTTATATTAAAATGATTCTTTTTTGCAAACTGCGCAGCTAAAGTATTAAAGGTAACTTGTTCTTTTCTTAACCCAGGCTGAATTTCAATAAAGAAATTTTCTTTACCAAAAATTTGTTCGCACCAATGACAAAAATTTAATGCTTTTTCATACTGTTGATTTAAAATCAAATAATCGAAAAAGCTACCCAAGCAAGCTGTTTGTGCAACCACGTGCCCAGAATTATTTCCGATAATTTCTTCAATGTCCGAATAATAAGTTGGAACACGTTCCATAAATTGATAAAAACTTCTATTCCAAGCTCTTGAGGATAATTCTCGAAGTTGTTTATTTCCTATTTTATCTTTTGCTAATAAAATAAAGTGCCAAAATTTATCTTCGCCTTTAATAAAATTTTTTGCACTTAAATTATCACGACAAAGATAAATCTCATTTCCTAACACAAGTTTAAAATTTTTAACTTGATTAGCCCATTCATCATTTGGTTCTGTCTCTAAAATCTTTTTCGCCTTTGATTTTAAAGACTTCATGTATTTTAAAGCTTTGATATAACCAGAAACACTCTCGTGGTCAGTGATTGCTACACCCGTTAAACCCAATTCCAAAGCATAATCAATTAATTTATCTTCCTTGATAATACAATCGAGCATACGAATATTAGACCCACTAAGAATAATGGGTATGATTATGTCCACTAAAATATCCCATTATTTCTTAGAATCACCTCTCTTTCTAATGCTTTCAATAAAGCAATTTGATATTATTTCCATTTCTATAAATATTATATCACATTTTTGTGCAGAAATCAAAACATTGCCCCACCATTCTCAAGCTCATAATCTTCTATAATAACTTGAGGAGTATAATTACCCATAAATTGATTTAAATTCATTTTACCATAAACGGTAATTGCGCCAATAGAATAAGACTGAACTTTTTGTGCAAAATCGGCATCTTTAAATTTAACAAAAGCAATTCCATCTTTTTCAATTTTAACGGAGTCTTTATTTTTACCCATAATAAACACATCATTTTGAGTAAAAAGAATTTTATTGACAATAACTTTAGGTTCTTCGACCCCTTTGCCATAAACATTTTTTATAGCGTCTAAATCAACACAAATAGATTCAATATCACCACAGAAATTTCCATCAAATTCAAAATCTACAAGATAACTATTTTCACCTAAATTAGTATTAGCTAATTTTTTATTGCAATATTTTATAAACTTATTTAAATTTTTCTCTGCAATTCCAATACCTGCCGCGCTTTCATGTCCTTCAGCATATTCGACTAATCCACTCTCGGTACAAAAATCCTTAAAATTTGCAAGAGGACTATTTGAATTAACCCTAAATGAACCTTTAAATACATCATCATCTGCTAAGCGAATTACAATAGCAGGACGATTATACATTTGACAAAGCTTCATAGCAATTAAGCCAGTCAAATTAGGATTGACATATCTTGATTCGTCGTCATCAAGAGCAACTAGAAGAACTTTGTTTTCATCTAAACATTCTTTTTCAATTTTTCCACAAAGGAATTGGACACTTTGATCAATCATTTTATTTTGATGATTACGTGCATTAGTGGCGATTCGTGCGGCTTTATCTGCAATAACTTCTGTATCGCCAGGCTTTGCCCCACGTTTGGTAGATGGTTCAGTATCATTCGGACCGCTAATAAATGCTTTAAATAAAGTTTCTTTTTCTGCCATTGTCCCTACACGAATTACCGCATTAACGAGGGGCGCGATGAAAAAAGAAACATCAGTAGGAGTAATATCATCAACATTTCCTATCGAGAAAGATTGTTTTAAAGCAAATCGAGTCAAACCATAATTTTTTAAATTTGTTAAACCTTGACTGATAATATATCTCGTTTCAAGATTTCTTAAATCCATCATGTCGCCAACAATACCCATTGCTGCGAGATCAAGGAAATTGTCAGCATAATTATAACCATATTTTATATCAAAATATTTAATAAATTTATAGACAACTCCAGCACCAGATAAATCTCGGTTAGGATATTTCCCTAATTGATTATTAATAACAATCGCATTTTCGCTTTCTACTTCACATAAGTGATGGTCAAGAATAAGAATATCAAAACCTTGTTCTTTTAATATTTTATGTTCTTCATATTGATTAGAACCTGCATCTGGAATAACAATTAATTTCGCTTCATGAGGAACTTTATCTAACTCAACACCATGCTATTTCCCAGAGTGCATAGACCAAAGAATTTGAATATCCGGTTTAATCAATTTTAAATAATTATAAAGAATAGCAGAAGATGTAACTCCGTCCTGATCGCAATCGACTACGTCATAAATAATTGAACTAGCATCTAAATGTTTCTTTAAAAGTTCCGCGCCAGCATCCATATTCTTCAAAAGAAGAGGTGAATAGAGAACTTCCTTCGACGGTTTTAAATATTGAATCATTTCATCGTGATTCAGTCCTCTTGCGCGCAATAAAGTTTCGACATAAGATTCATTTGGCAAATGATTAATTTTACTATTTAATACATATTTCATTTAACAAAAACTCTCCTATTGAATAGTTTTTCAAATGTCTCTACTCCACTATCAAAAGGAGCAGCTTTATATTCCAAAATTTCATCCGTATCAAAAATAAAAGAAAAATTCGCATAATTCTTATATTTTTGACACATAGAATAAAGTTTATTAAAATATACTTTTTGAGATATTTTATCGTGATTCATACGGTCATAAGCCACAATTATATCAGTAACGCCTAATTTAACTAATTGTTTTACTAAAAATTTATTAAACTTGTCACCGCAAGTTGCAACAACACAATTATTATCTCCATACCAACCATCAGCAATTAAAGAACTTTTTTCACCTTCAGCTAAAATTGCCAAATGATTCTTTTGGATAGCTTGTTTATTAAAATTTAATCCATAGAGATTATACATTAAAGGGTGAGTATAAAATTTTCCTTGAATATATGCTGGCATATATTTGCCACCATGATCAATTTTATATTCATCCAAATTCCTAACTCTAATCCCAATTAAATCTCCATTAATGTTATAATGAGGAATAATAATTTGATTATTAGCTTCAGAAAAAAGTATATGGTATTTTTTCATGCTCTTTATTGTAATTCCGTCATTTATCCATTCGATAGGATAGAGTTCGTGGAAACAAGCAAGAACCTTGCTATCATATATTTTATAAATAGGTTCAGTATTACCATTTACATATCGGTCACTAATGCTTTTATAAGAATCCGCACTTTCAACTTTTTCAAAAAATACATCAGAATATTTACTAATAACATTAAAAACTGACGTAAAATCATTTGGCAGGCTGCGCAATTCAAGCATCTTTTTAACTAGCTCATAAATATCAAAGCTACCACAATGAGTATAACAATGAAACAAATGAGTGTTAAAATAATAATATAATTTTTTACTACCATCCTCTTGTTCAAGATTATGGCAGATAGTTGGTAAAATCAGACAACCATTTGAAGTATTCTCTTCATAATTCAAATCTGGAATAAAATGTTGAATGATTTTTATTATATCATCTGGTTCAAGTTCTTCTTTTATTTTATCATAATCAATCATAATAAACGAGAACTCACTTTCTTAATTTTAGGTTTCTTTTGAAAATCTATTTCATTTTCAATATAAGTTGAGCTTTCTGCGGAAGTAATAGTTAAAGGACTATTAAAAGGAGGTAATTCTTCTTTTGGCTCTTTAAAATCTTCTCTTGCTGCGATCACTTCTTTATTCACTTCCATATTTTCGTTTTCTTGTTCTTCATTGCCCAAACCAATTTCAGGAGCTAACTCAGTTTCGTCAGATCCTTCTACTGAATTTTTAAGTTTTTCAGTATCAAGAAAATAAGCAGTTTTAAATTTAATTTCTTTAAAATCTTTTATTTCTTCATAGTCGCCAGTCGTGATAAGAATATCTCTTTCACGACAAGTGCCTAAATCAAGTATTGTCCAAATTTTTACTTGATTATACCTACTACGACGATTCTTATAAACATCAATAACATGAGTAGGCATTGGCAGACCAAGAGATTCGATTAATGGAGAAATAGTTGCTTTCTCTTCATCACTAATTCTAACCATAATACAGCCAACATCAGCTTTATCTGCTACAGCTTTTGAAGAACGAATAAAACTTTGATCGCGCACTCCACGACCGTTTTTAAAATCACCACTTAACTGAGTTGAACTTGACATGAAAATATGAAGTTCGGTAGCTAAATCTTTTAAAGCAGTTGATAACAAGAAAAGTTGAACATCTTCACGCAAATTATTTGATTTAAATTCACTCAAAAGTCCTGGACTTGAAAAAATATAATCATAAAAAACATACTCTATCTAATCAACTTGTTTATGATTTCTTACACAAGCTTCAATTTGATTAATAGATGGGTCTGGAATTTTATCCAAAATAAAATTATCATTAAAACATTCAATTATATCAAGTGCTTCATCAATAATTTTTTCTTCAAGAAAATTACATTCTGCATTTAAAATTTTATCTTCATTAACGCCAGATACATTCGCCAATAGCATTGTTTGAACTTCATCTCTATCCAGCTCTGTTGTAATAAATAAAATTTTATTATTTAATCCAGTATCAACCCAACATTCTTTATGCCAATCATAATATTTAGGAATTGCTAATCTACAGGCATCTCCTACTGCAAGACGTGTTTTACCTACACCACTTCCCGCGCTTCGAATATAATATTTACCCAATCTCGCGCCAGATACAACTGTATTATAAATAGAACCAGATAAAGGTTGCCCTATTTCTGGTTTCTTTTTTAAAGATTGTACTAACTCGCGCAAGCCAACAGAAGCGCCAGCGGAAGTATTCAAATCACTGGTATTATACTCTTTTTCTACTATTGATAAACGTTTTTTAACTTCATCAAAAATTGTAGAAATATCCGCTTGCTCAAAACGCTCTTGTGTTTCTTTATAATTCGCGGCTAAAGGATTATCGCAATAAAAATAACTTATATCGAAGCCGCTCTTTTTAAGAGAACGAAGTAAAGAGTATTTTTTTAAACGATTATAATAATAATCAAAAGTATCTGGATTACTTAATCCTTCGCAGTCTTTAATGTATTCAAGTCCATTGCGCTTTTCATATTCATTTTTTATCTCTTGGCGCTCTTGAAAGAAATTATCTAAATCGACAACACTAATTGTTCTCGCGCCAGAAGCATAGAAATTCTGAATTGCTTGATAAATATATCTATTCAACAAATCATCAAAATCTGTAAAATTTATATCGTATCTATCCGCTTGAGAAAGGATTGTCGTGTTTTTCATTAAGCATCCAATGACTTGCATCATTGAATTCTTATCAGACAATGGCATTTAATCACTCCAAATCTTTATAAAGTTCTGGGTTCGAAAAACTTAAATCCCATCCATGAATACTTGCAATTCGTTGTTTCTTTTCATCTTCTGTTTCTACTTTCTTTTCTTTTGAAAAATCAATATCTACAATTTTAGAACCCATTTTAAAAGTAGCTGGGTTTATTTTTTGAGACGACTTTTCTATTGATTTAAAATATTCATTGGCATCTTCATAAATATACGGAACAATACCAATACCGCCATTGGCTTTTTCAATACTTTTATTTTTTACGATATACCAATAATTAAGAGCATTGTAAATGTCTTCATTGGTAAGTCCTTGCTTTATAAAAGTTATTCTTTGACGTTCTATTTTTTGAAAATCATATTTACCAAAAGCAACTTTTAAAACGCCATAAAGTTTATCAATCCATTGATCATCTGCACTAAAGTATTTTTCGTAACATTCTTTGTGCGCCCAACGAGTACCTACTCCAACCAAACAAGCGTCGTCAGTATCTAAGTCAATCATTTTATTACAGTACAAGCATTTTTTTGTTTTTGCTTTTTGTTCTGTAACAGTTCTGCCATTTTTTTCAGCTTCTTCTTTTATCTTTTTAGCTGTTTTTAAACGATTAAATTCAGTAACTGGCATCCAATTATATTGCTCGCCACAATGCTGATGCGCATAACGACGTGGATTTAGTTCTGTGCTGCCAAGCGCTTTAAGAGGACGTCCATAAGGCTCAGTATTCCTATCAATAGAAAGTTCGCAATAACAACATTTTACAGGAGCTAATTTTTTTGCCATAATTTATTCCTCTCATATTTTCTTCTATAAATATTATATCACAATTAAAAACTTTTGTCAACAAAAAAGGAGAGAACTCGCGTTCTCTCCGGTAATCTATTTATAGAGTTTTATATAGGTCTTCTAAATCAGAAACAGTAAGTTCAAGCGCATCTTGCTGTGCTGGAGTAGTTTGAGAAAGAAGAACTTGGGAACCAAAATTCTTTTCAATAATATGATTCATTTCGCCAACGGTGGTATCTGAATCATTCTTTTCAAGAATCTTGACCCAAATATCTTTTGCTTCTGCCATCACTTCATCAAAAGGACGAACTTCAGATTGATAGAAGTTATCTCCTTTTTCGATAGTCCCCTCAGAGCCAACTTGCTTATCAATAGCATCATTAACAGCATCAACTAATTCTTGATAGCCAAATTTTACTTTGTCAGGAATATAGCGGAAACGAGAACCGGCTTGCATATGTTTATTGCCTTTAAAGTACATATAACGAGTGCCAATTTCATCTTCCGCACTGCTATATTCAATGCCAATATAGATAATAAAATCGACTAATTTATTTACGATGTTTGCAGCAATAGATGGACAAGCAGGGACAATTCGAGGATATTCTTCTCCATTCTCCTTAATAGTTTTTTCTTGCGCGTGGCTGATAAAAATAATACCATAACCCATCATTGCAATGTCGCGGAAAATTTTAGAAAACTCTTTTTTGAGTTTTGTCCAACCGCCGCCATAAGGAATGTCACCAATAGATTGAACTCCATTAGTACTGCAAATATATTGCTCGCAAAGATCATAAGCAATATCTACAGTATCTACTGAGACAAAATCAAACTTTTCTTTTACTTTATCATTAGCTAACTGTTTTACTGCAAGTTTAAAATCTTTCCAAGAAGTAATATTAATTTTATAAATATTATTTAAGCCATTAGTACCTGGCTCAAAAGAAAAAATCAAAGACTTCGGGAAAGAAGCTACAAGACTAGTCTTTCCAATTTTAGGAAGACCATAAGCTAAAATATATTTGCCTTTAAGGTCTCTTGAAATTTTAGTAGGTTCCAAATTTAATAAATCAATAGCCATGTTATTTACTCCATATATTATATCTCAACTTTCATTTTAAAATAAAAAGGAGTGGATTGCTCCACTCCCTAAAATTTCTTAGAAACCGCGGCTTAAACGATTTGCGTTAGCTTTAGGAGCAGCAGTTTGAGTATTCTTTAAACGCTCTTCAGTTACACGCTTCTTTTCATTTAGTGCCGGAGCAACTTCGTCGATATTATAAGCGTTATCTTCGTCATACGGTGCGGAACCAGCAGTTACAACAAACTCGTGAATATTACGAGTGCGAACTTTAGTAGGAGCTTCACCGAAAGCAGTTACATCAGCACTAGTAACTTCAACAGTTTCAGAACCATAACGAATTTTACCGCTCAATTTAACGGTATTCTCTGGCTCCCAATTCTGCTCAATATAAGAGACAGCTTGAGGATTCTCAACAATATAACGAATCTTATCGGGAGTACCGTTATACTGAATTACAAGACCGTCAACTAACATACGACCAGTGGTCTCTTCATTCTTAACTTCATCTGCGACATTGGCAATGACAATTTCCTGCTCGAAAGATGCATCCTCTTCCTCTGCCGCAACGCCAGAACGCTTAGAGAAGAAAGAACCATTAATTACAGTAGTGGAAACAATAGTGCCATCGCGTCCAAGGAAATTATTTTCCTGAAGACGACAATTGCACTCATAAGAATCTGCCTTAGTCGGATCGCCAGTTGCTGCAACAGAAATACCCTTAGTCATCAAATCTTTTGCATTCTGATATGCAGGATTGGGTTTGCCAGCATTGGTTTTCTCAAATGCGAAAACACGGACTGGAATAACTTCAGTTTCCTCAATATCACTTACCATTTGATTAACAAGGAAAGTAACATCACCGCTGATATAATGGCGACCGTCCTTTGAACTGTCGCGCTCCTGCAAATTAATTTCATTGAGTCTGCCGAGAATATGTACATTATTATATGCTTGCTTCAACATAAAACTTTCTCCAAATATTTCTTTTTACAATTATATTATATTACAATGTTATATTAAAGTCAAAATTTTATAAAAGAAAAGGGGAGTAAAACTCCCCTAAATTATATTTTGGTGTATCTATTACTCAGCGCTCTTTGCGGCCTTAGCAGCCTTCTCAGCAGCCTTACGCTCAGCTTCCTCAGCCTCAGCCTTCTCAGGATCGAAAGCCATGCCCTCGTCAGTCAAAGCAATATACTTAACAGTGGTCTTCTTACCCTCAACCTCGATAACATCCTCGGTACGAACGGCATAGCCCTTACGAACAAGACCATTGACAGAACCAGTAACAGCAGAAACGGTAATGCCGAGCTTCTCAGCAATCTCGCCAGCAGTCAAATTAACATCATGATTGTCGTGAAGAAAATGAAATACATTCTTAGAATTCTCAGTCATAATAGAATTACTCCTTAAACTTAAATACTTTTTAATTTATAAACATTTTAGAAAACCTTTTCTTGATTTTCTATAAATATTATAGCATAAACATTATTGAAAGTCAACTATTTAATAGCTTTTATTTTCAAAATTTAATTTTGAATAAATTTAATATTTAATTTTCTATTTCTTAACTTTCTATAAATATTATAGCACATCGCGCGGTAAAAATCAAGTAACTGATTTGTCAAGTTCCTCAATAAATTTTGTGACTAGAGGAATTGTTAAATCAACTTTTTCCTTTTGGGTATTAAGGACGCGCAGACGATGTTCCATAATCATTTTTAATTGTTTTTCATTATAATCAGAAATATCATCATTAATAAGTTTATCCATCAAACTTTTATACTCTTCTATTGTATTACGAATCGTTTCTTTTGGACTATCTTTCAAGCCAGTATCTTTTGCGCTCTCAAGAAAGTTTTCTAAGTCTCGAATAGTAGTTTCAATAGACATAGTTAAAAGACCAAAGTTGTCTTTAATACACTACTTCATTGGAAACACCTCTATTTGATTTTCTATAATTAGTATAGCATACAAAACAAAAAAAGTCAAGGTAATGACACCTTGACTTAAATATTTATTCGACAATCAATCCGGTTACATATTGTCCATCTTTAAGATTAATAGATTTTACTCCAACTGTCGCACGGCTGGTAGTAGGAATTTCATTTAAAGAAATTTTTATAATTGCTCCGGTACTAGCAACAGAAACAGTTTTCGAATCTTCGCGCACGGATGCAAAACCAGCCAATTTATCCTCATCATTTAGCTTATGAATAATTGCTCCTTTTGCTGCGCGGGAAGTAACTGAAAATTCATCTAAATCAGTCTTTTTAACTTGTCCTGCTTCAGTTACAGAGATAAGCTCCTTAGCATCTTTTCTAATAACACAAGCATCACAAACTTCATCACCAGGACGCAGAGTAATTCCACGGACACCGATAGTGTTTCTACCTTGGGTATTAATTTCAGTCAATGGGAAAATAACGACATAGCCGTTTTTAGTAGTGATTGCAAGATTATCTTTATTATTTACAATCATTACTCTTTTAATAAAATCACCATCGGTTAATTTAATCGCAGAAATACCTTTAGTACGCTTAATATTATACTCTCTTAAAAGAGTTTTTTTAACAGTTCCCTTTTGAGTAACAAAAAGAACTTCTTCTCCTTGAGATTTATCTGTATCGCTAACAATATAAGTAATTGTTTCATCAGGCGCAAGTTCAAGAATTGTACTAATCGGAGTTCTGCAATCAAGAGTAAGATTACTTAGTGCAAGATTGTAGACTTTGCCAAGAGAACTAAAAAGCAAAAGATTATTTAGATTAGAATCTTTTACCGTTTGAATGATTTGCTCATTATTGCCTAATTTAACTTTCATACCCCTGCCACGACGCGCAGTGATAAGAGTAGTATCTTCATAAGCATAAAGAGTGTTCAAATTAGTTAAATGAACAACCATTTGTTTCTTTTCTATTGGTTCATCGGTCTCTTCATTAATAGTTAAATTCATGATTTGAGTGCGGCGTTCATCACCAAACTTTGATGCAACATCCTGCCATCCTTTAATTAATTGCTTATCGAATTCCTCTTCATTATCAAGAATATATTTTAATCCATCAATTTTTGCAGTAAGCTCCTCAGCTTCTTTTTCAAATTTTTCAACTTCCATGTGTGCTAAGCGAGAAAGTTTAATATCAAGAATTGCTTTAGCTTGAATTTCATCAAGTAAGAAATTAGCTTGCAAATTTTTATTTGCTTCTGCTGTTGAAGAAGATTTTTTGATTACTTCAATAACTTCTTCGATTCGTGCAAGTGCAATTAAAATACCTTCAACAATATGGAGTCTTGCTTCTGCTTTTGCTAAATCATATTCGTAACCACGACGATAAACTACTTTCTCATGGTCAATATGAGCTTGAAGTAATTCTCTCCAACCAAATACTCTTGGGAAACGGCCATTATCAAGCATCGTCATATTAATGCTAAAATGATGCTGTAAAGATGTTTCTTTATAAAGAATCTGAAGCACTTTAGAAACATTGGCTTTTTTAGTAAGATAAATTTTAATATTAGGAGTAGAACCTGTCAAGTCATTGTAACGCTCAATACCAGGACAAAGTCCTTCATTTAAAATTCTATCAAGCTCTCCACGAATTGTCCCAGTGTAAACGCTATAAGGAATTTCTTTAACAATTAAACAATTTTCGCTCTCGTCATATTCAATGACAGAACGGAGTTTGCAAGCTTTACCAACACCATTTTTAATACTTTCTTTTACTTCGTCAGCATTAAGTAAAATTGCTCCCGTGGCAAAATCTGGTGCGCAATAAATTTCATCAAAATTGCAGTCTGGATTTTGAAGCAAGGTAATTAAGGCATTGTTTACATCTTTAATATTAAATTGAGGGCAACTAGAGCTTGCTGCGACACCAATACCAGAAGTGCCATTAACAACATTAAAATAGCCCTTTCCAGTTAAAACGGCAGGATATTGCTCTGTATCATCATAATTATCTCGCCATTCTTTAATGGTATTTTTTTCAATGTCTTTGAATAGATATTCTGCGAGAGGGGACAAACGTGCAGAAGTATAACGAGGAGCAGACCAGTTTCCACTTTCCGCGAGAGTGCCGTAAGCACCATCTACTTCAACCAAAGGGTAGCGCATAGAAAATGGCTGTCCCGCGCGCATAATAACTCCAACACAAGATGAGTCACCGTGAATATACATTCTCATGGCAGAACCAACTGCTTTCAAAGTCTTTTTAAAAGGCTTATCAGCAGTAAATTTATCAGTTTTCATACAATAGAAAATTTGCCTTGCGGACGGCTTTAAAAAATCTCGTGCGTCAACAAGAGCACGAGACTGCAAAACCGCACCAGAATATTGAGCAAAACTTTCTTCAATAATCGGTGTTAATTCCATATTACTCCTTTATTTCAGAGAAATCAATTTTACTAAATACAAAATCTTTACGAGGTTGGACATCTGTTCCCATCAAATCATAAAGCATTTGAATAGAATCATCATCTGGGACAAGAATATCCATTCTTTGATTTTCGGGATTAAACATTGATTCTTTTGCTTTTGCTGCACTTAATGCGCCCAAACCTTTTTCACGACTAACATCGCCTTTAATTTGCGCTCGGGCTTTATCAAATTCTTCATCGCTATAAAAATAAGAATGTTTCTTGCCATTAGTAACAACGTAAAGAGGAGAACGCAACCAGCATAACCTATGCTCTTGGATAAATTCGGGAGCGAGATATTGTAATGCAGACATAATTAGTAAGCCGATATGATAACCGTCAGACATTTATACCCTAGCTTTCGCTATATTTATAAGGGATTAGACTATACAATCTCTTTCGAGTCAGTATTATAGTCGTTGAACGTCTCTCCTTCTTAGGAGGTTTCGATGCGTTTGATTACCCAATCTTCAATGATTTTACCATACCGTTCCCGTTACTGAACGCCGCAAATTAATTACTTAATTTGTTTGGTTATTGAAGCTCTAAGGGACTCCCCGCAATTTAACTGATTTAGTGCGGACTCGACTTTATAGGTTAATCCGCGTCCGAACAAATTGCAATTCGACCATAACGCAATTTGTTCGAGTTATATTTCCCTGGGATAATATTCATTGCGCTTAAAAGCAATTTAATTTCTTCGTTTTCAAAAATCTTATCTTCGCTATTGGATAAACAATTAATAATTTTACCTCTAATAGCTAAAATTCCGTAATGCTTTTCATCCCGTGCGATAGCCATAGCTGCGGCGGCGGAATTTCCTTCTACAATCAAGAGAGTTGAATCTTGTCCAAGATATTCTGCATCAGACAATTTATCGGAAGAAAAAACTTTCCTCTTTTGGTTCTTCTCAATATCTTTAGTTGCATTTAAAACAGCTGTTCTTGCTTTTTCTGCTGCTTTTTCTGCTTTTTCTTCTTTAGTAAGAAAATCTTCAATTTTCTTTTCCTCATTAGGATACTGCAAACAGAATTTTTCAAATCCCTCACTAAAAGCTTTACTTGCTAGTCCTCTAAGTTCGGGATTGTTAATTTTTGTTTTTGTTTGATTAGCAAAAGATGGATTAACAACTTTACAACTAACTGCGTAAATAAGGCCAGTTCTTGCTAATTCGCCAGTTAAATTTTTGATTTTCTTTTGAAGAGTTTTAGTAATTGAAGTTTTTAAACCGGTGATAGGAGTGCCACCTTCAGCATTGGCAACACCATTTGTAAAACAATAAAAATGTTCATTACGTGCTTTTGTCCAAACACAAGCAATTTCAACTGAATTTGTTCCATCGCTCAAAAAGTAAGAAATCGGATTTTCATGAACTTTATTTGCAGCTTTTTGCATAACCAAATCCATAAGACCATTTTCACTTTTATAAGTAACACTTTGCGTTGGAGAGACAGTCTCATCTCGAAGTTCAAAAGTCAATCCTTTGGTTAGAAAACTTAAATTTTCACAAGTCTTACATAAATGCTCAAATTTAATTTCAATAGGCTCAAGATTAAAGACTTGCGTATCCGGCTTATATTTTACAAAAGTGCCGTTGGGTAAATTTTTATCATTATTTACTTCGGTATAATCGGTCATATTTCCGCGCTCAAAGCAAATCGAAGCCACTCGATTATCACGAACTGATACAACTGAAAATTCTTCAGATGAAAGGCAAGTAGCTTTCGCGCCGATACCATTTAAACCAACTGCAAACTGATAATCTTTTGATGTAAATTTACCGCCAGTATGCGCATGAGAATAAATAGCTTCAAGAACATTTTCGCCATTTTCTCTTGTTCCAAAAGGAACTCCACGCCCATAATCTCTTACAGAAATATAATTGTCAGGATAAAGTACAATTTCAATTTTATTACCAAATCCCATAATAAATTCGTCAATTGAATTAGAAATAATTTCTTGGATGCCGTTGTACACGCCTTCCATATCGTTGGAACCAAGATACATCGGGATTCTCATACGAACAGCTTCCCTAAATTGAAGCGTTTCGATAGAGTTTATATCGTAACTCATTTTATCACTCCTTTTACATATATTATATCATACAATAGAAAAGAAGTCAAGAAATAATATCTTGACTTCTGAAAGTAATTATTTTCTTTTTAATTCTTTAAAAATTAAATCATTTGGAAGAAAATTTTTACAAATATAGATGCTCCCAAATGATGCACCCTTGCTGACTTCTGTTTGTCCTATATCTTTAAAATATTGAACTTTTTTATCAAATATTAAAGCTTCACAATCTTTAATATAAGGAAATCTTTTTTGTCCTTGCAAAGTTGGGAGGGGTAATAACATTGCATAAGGCTGATCCAATTCATATAGTCTTTTTAAAACTTCGTTTTTACAAGAAAATGGCGGATTAGAAATTATATAATCGTAAGGTTCATCAGGCTCATAAGAAAAGAAATCTTTTCCTTCGTCAATATGGGAATGAATCACTTTGTATCCAGCCGCTGAAAATACTTTTACAAATTGACTTTCCTCTTTATCAAAAGGACACCAAATGGTATAATTTGATTTATTTCCTCTATCTAAATACTATAGTAAAGGTTCTATAGCATATGCTGGAGTGTAGTATTCATCTGATTCTTTTGCACTTTTCGCTGTTAAATATCCTTTATTAGTTGGCATTTTGTTGCCTCCAAAATATTTTTCATTAACATTGCTCTTGTCATTAATCCCACTCCGCCCGGAACAGGAGTAATATAGCCAGCTACTTCTTTCGCTTCATTAAAATCAACATCGCCGCAAAGCTTGCCATTCTCTTGCACATTGATCCCAACATCAATTACGACTGCGCCTGGCTTAATCATGTCGGCAGTTACAAAGTTTTTCTTACCTACCGCCACAATCAAAATATCAGCCTTTTGACAGATTTCTTTTAATCTAATTGTGTGACTATGGCAAATTGTTACAGTCGCATTTTCTTTAAGTAGCTGCATTGCAACAGGTTTGCCCACAATATTACTTCGTCCAATAACAACAGCATTTTTACCAGCAATATCAATTCCCGTTGAACGAATCATTTCCATACAGCCAGCCGCAGTACAAGGAATAAAACCATTTTGTCCTGTAGCTAAAAGACCATTGTTTATGGTGGTCAAACCATCAGCATCTTTTCTAGGTGCAATTTTATTAATTATCTTCTGTGCATCCAGATGTTTAGGAATTGGGAGTTGAAGCATCAAAGCATTTACTCCCTTATCCGCGCTCATATTTTTAAAAAAATTTTCAAGGCAATCTTGAGTTATTAATGAATTATAGTGACGTAGATAACTATCAATACCGCATTCTTTACAATCTTTTATTTTATTACGGACATAGGTATTGCTTGCAGGGTTATCTCCGATTTGAACAATCACAAAGTAAGGGCTAATACCTAATTCATTAATCTCTTGTTTCACTTCTTGTTTAATTTTACTTGCTAAAACCTTTCCATTAATAATTTCAGCCATTAATTACATTCTCCTCTCTCGTACAATTCGTGGCAAAGTTCATTGTAATATAAAATTAACTCTAAATCATCTTGATTGCTTGTCATTTCTATATCTTGAATATGATTTAACTTATCTCTGTAAAAATTTTTTAAGCAATAAAGCGTATCAGTGTTAAATTGTGGAATTAAATCTAAATTTTTTTGTAAATTATAACTCATCTAAATAACCTGCCGCTTGTGCCGTTCTACTTCTTTCAATTTGCTCTAAGCGCACTGCCGCGAACAAATCAGAATAATCTTTGCTAAAACGTAATTTAGTCAAAAGTTTTAATCCACTCTTTTGACGGAAAATATTTGAATCAGCTTGCTTAATGTCTCCGTCAAAAAAGATTCTACTATCCTATCCACAGCGTGCGATCAAAAGTTTAACGTGTTCCTCGGTTAAATTTTGAGCTTCATTAACTAGAATAATTGAACTATCAAAGCTGCGTCCACGAGCAATAGCGATAGGAAGCAATTCGAGCTGTCCTTTTTCATACATCTAAACAACTTCTTCTCGCCCAACAATGTCGCATAAAGTACCAAGATAAGGCAAAATTTTATCAAACATTTCACCAGGCATGGTGCCTAATTCTATTGAGTTTTCGTTTTGACTATTGTTTGGGACATAAACAATCTTGTTTATATTTCCTTTTTGAAGTTCTTGCAAAGCATAGCAAGTTAAAATATAACTCTTTCCTACGCCCCAAGTGCCACCTGCGTAAAGAATAGTGGCATCTCCATATAAAGCATCTATCAAACAAGATTGCTCAATATTGCGAGCCTAAATTTTATTACCATAGCTTATTTCAATGGATTCTCTTTTTATTGGTTTAATTAAATGATTTCTGTAAACGAGAACATCTTTTACATCATCATCCTCAATAATAACTATATACTAATTTTCAAATAAAGTCAAATTAGTAAAATCATTACTATATAATTCACTAATTAATTCATTATCTTTAGGAATATATAATCTTAATATTCCTGTGTAAATTTCATTATTTTTAATATAAGATTCATACTATACTTGTAAAGCTATACATTTAACTTGTAAATTAATATCGTTGGTAATTAAAGTATAATTATTATCTTTACAGAAGTATAATAACTGATTATCAACAGAAAGATTACTATAATTGGAAGTATCAATAAAATGAATTTGTGTATCTCTTTCTTCTATCTTTTCTTGGTACTTCTTTTCTTCGTCTTTCTCTATTGGTCCGTCTTTTTCAAGTAAATCTCGCAATTTTCTTAGGACAATTCGTGCTTTCTTTGCACGTTCGCTTTGCGTGATTTTAATACGATCAAGTTCTTCAAGAACTGACCAAGCGATTCCAATATTCTCATGAGTAACAATATCTGGATAATCAATTAAAACGTTGGTATCAATTATAAACATATGATACCTCCTTATAAATTTGTACATCTATAAAGTAAAAAGTCAGCTAATCTGCTCTATTAGATTAGCTGACTTTTGATTTTTACTGTTGCTCGCCCATATATTTTTCAAAGGTACAATCTTCGATGGGAATATCATCGCGCATACGAACAAGTTTAGCATGACGAAGATTACCATCAGGAGTGAACATCATACAAGTTACTTCAATGGGTTTCATCGCATAATCGGCATAATTGGCTTTTACATCGTCTTCAAGACCGCTCAAAAATCCAATAGGATGAATTTCCCCTTTATCCATAACGCCAATTTCAAGAGAACCAGGAATCCCCATATAGTAATTTTTAGTAACAGGCTCGATACTTTGCCCAGCATCATATTCTTTGCACCAATCACCAATCGGAAGAAGCTTATCATTTTTGGTATCTTCCCAATATTTCCAAGAATCAAGTTCTTTACCCGTATAAAGACGAGTTGCTTTTTTCGCGCGTCCAGTAAAGAAACAGTCAATATGATGATCAAGTTCTCGTTTTACTTTAATAGTTTTCCAAGCAGTTCGTTTTCCTGGTGCAACAGTTGCAGTTTTTTTAACAAGGACGATACCTTCACCGTCATGTGCAAAAACGGATTCCATTAACTCATTGATTTTAGCTGGTTCACTTTGCCAATTCGCGCAATCAATATATTTATTATTTTTAAGAAACTTATCATAAAGTTCTTTTACTTTTTGAATACGAAATTCATAAGGCATATCCATTAAATTAGTTCCACGACAAAACCAACAGTCATGAACATAATATCTCATTTTAGGATAATCTTTTTCTTGACGCTGGACAGCTTTTTCTGCTTTACACCCAAGAATTTTTCCAGCTTCTTGAGAAGTCGTATTGGGAATATATAATTCTCCAATAAGAATAGTTCCCCAAGGAAGAGTTTTTAAAGTTTCTGCGATATGAGGAACATGAAATTGTTTATCGGAATATTCACCAGTAACAGTACTCTTAGTTCTACTTTCCATGCGCATCATACCATCAAAATTAATGACTGTACGATTATAATGCCCATCAATTTTTTCTGAACCGATATATTCATTAGAAGCAATGCGAGCGATAATTTCATTTTTCTTTTGAGTAGCAGTATATTTAGAAGTAAAATCCCAATATTTTTCAGGTTCAATATTAAATAAACTATTCATTTAAACTCCTTTTATTTATTACAAAAACCAACTTTAACAAGTGCATGGCTAAATACAGCATTCATATAATTTTTATTAATAACTTTTTCGCCATGTCTCGCACAAGCACGCATCATTTCATCAATAAATTCTTTAGTTTGTGGATGCATTGCAATACCATTACTTTTCTTTTTATTCCACCATTCTAACTCATCCTTAAAGGAAAAATCTTTTCCTTGGTAAGCTTTTGCTGCACCAATATAATCACAAAACATTTCAATAGCGTATTTCTGAGGCATCATAACTGGATTGCCGCCTTTGTCAAAATTGTCTTGCCAATATTCATAATGGTGAAGATTTCGTCCCCGATGATGAAACCATGCTTTTGAATAACTATTTGCCTTTTTACTGGCATCAATAGGCGAACTAAAACCTTGATAATACTTAACGCCTTCCCAAAATTCAGTTGGAGAAAATTTGCTTAAATCATGAATAATACCTTGCCAATATAAACCAGCTTTAAAACAATAGTATCCAACCCAATATTTATGGACGCAAATCTTTTTAAAATGAAGAAAAATATTTTTTAATTTCATTTCTGTCCTCGCTTTCTTTATTATATTATATCATAAAATATAAAGGTTGTCAAATCTTTATAACAATATAATGTAAGTTTTACTTTAATTTAGAAGAAAACAAAGGAGCGTGCTACCGATGGAAACTATTGGAATAGTCATTGGTGCTTTACTTGCTGTTGCTGCGGCTATCTCGACTATCGGCGGCGCATGGAAGTACATCCAACAAATGAAGCAACCTTATGAAGATTTAAAAAATAAGGTGATAAAGTTAGAAGAACAAAATAAAGCATCAAAGCGCGATTTAAATGAATTAGAATTAAGATTGCGCAGATATATTGATGAATAGAATAGTAAAACTGATACTGCAATTCATAATATCAAAGAAGATATTACTGCATTGCGCACATCAATAGAAGCAAATGAGCAAGATACTAAATTAATATTAAAAGAAATTTTTCATTTAACTTCTTATATTACTTCTGGTGATAAAGAAAAATTACAAGATTTGTTTGGTGTTAATAGTGAAATTTTAAATCATTTAATAGATCATAAATAATTTGACAAATCCGAATAAATATGGTATTATATAACTGTATTTAAAATATCATATTTATTCGGATTTTATTTAAAAAGAGTGATTTTATGGAAGAAATGAAATTTATTAATCCAACCAATGGACAAATGACAAAAAGTGAAATTTATCAATTTTTACTTGATAAAATTAAAGAAAATCAAATTACTAAAAAGCATAATTATAGCATTATTGTTGGTACAGATAGTCAAAATTCTTATAAAACAAAAATGGTATTAGTAATTTGTCTAATTGATAAAGGCCATGGTGGACGTTATTTTTATCATATTGATTGGTTAAATAAAATTAAAGATGTCAATACTAAAATTTATACTGAAACTGAAAAGAGTTTAGAAATTGCAAAAGAATTAAATACTTATTTACATGAAAATGGAATGCGTGCTGAAGTTGAAGTCCATGTAGATATTGGTCACAATGGAAAAACAAAAGATTTAATTCAAGGGATTTTAGGATGGATCACAGCAGAAGGCTTTAAAGCTAAAATTAAAGATGAATCTTGGGTAGCTTCTACCATTGCTGATAAAATTTCTAAGTGAGGATATATGCAGATTAAACGATAGATTCCTAATTCAACAATTCCAAAACCACCAGGAAGCGTTGATAAAAATAAATACGGTGAAATTTTTGCTACAATAGATGGGCAAATTTACTGTCGTGACAAAAATGGTTATCCAAAAAGTATTGCTTCGACTGCAAAATATGCAAATGAAGCAACAAATGCAAGTTTAGTTAATAATTATTCAGTAAATATAGATGTTCCACAAAATGCATCTTTTAATGATACTACCTATACATTTTCAGAAGGAACAATTAATGGAAGTTTTCGAGTTGATTGGTCTATTGCTGGTCCAACTTCAATTCGGGATTCAGGAGCCAATATTAAAATTCATGGGCTAGGAACGGCGGCGTATAAAAATTCTACCGATTTCGTCTCACCAACCGATTTGCAAAGTATTGATGCGGTTACTCTTAGTGGTAGTTCATTATCAGATATTATTAATTATATTGATAAAAAAACTAATTCTGACAAAAGAATTTGAAGTTAAATGGATCTTATTAAATAACTTTCTACTTTTATTTTAGAGTAAATGGAGGTGGATTTATGACCCCAAAATATAAAGGTATTGATGTTTCAAAGCATCAAGGAGCTATTAATTGGGATTAGCTTGCAGCTGATCCCAATGTGTAGTTTGTAATTATTCGCGCGGGCTATGGTAGTTATTATCCAGCTCAAGTTGACGCGCAATTTGAAACAAACTATAAACAAGCAAAATTGCACAATATTCCAGTTGGTGTCTATTGGTATTCTTACGCTTCAACAGTAAGTGAAGTTCATCAAGAAATGGCTGCACTATTAAAAACAATAGAAGGAAAACAATTTGAATATCCTATTTATTTTGATCAAGAATATGAGAAAGACATTGTTGCTTTAACAAAAGCTCAAAAAACAGAGCTTGTTAAAACAGCACTTGGTATCCTTGAAGGAAAAGGATATTATGCCGCGCTTTATTGTAGTGCAGACTGGTTAAATAATCGTTTAAACTATAATCAATTAACTTCTTATGACATGTGGATTGCACAGTATGGAACAAATTGTTCTGCTAAACTTCCATATGGAATGTGGCAATATTCGTCAAAAGGAAAAGTTAATGGCATTTCTACTAATGTAGACTTAGATTACTGTTACAAAGATTATCCAAGTATAATTAAAAAAGCCGGATTAAATGGTTATAAGAAAAATAGTTCAACTACTCCATCAATTTCAACAACTCCGATTGTTCCTTCTACTGATTATGTATTAGATTGGCCGCTACAAGGACGACATGTAATTACAGCTGGTTGGTATTATTCTACTGGTTCGCTACATTAGGCTATTGATTTAAGAGTAACTTTAAAATAGCCAATTTATGCTGCTGGAGCGGGAGTAGTTAATTTTGTTTATACTTGGAACGGTAGAATAACCAATGGCGATACGAATAGTTATGGCAATTGCGTAAAAATTCTTCATGATAAAAAGTATAATGGCAAAAACATTGAGACTCTTTATGCTCATTTAGATAGTTATGTCGTTTCAAAAGGACAAAGAGTTATGACAGGACAGTTGATTGGCTATGCAGGTTACACTGGTCATGTTGTTCCTGTTGGGCCAAACGGCAAACATTTACATTTTGAAGTTCGTTTGTCTGGCAAGAGAACTAATCCTTTAGTCTGGTTAGATGCTGATTTTACGACAAAAGATTCTTCTGTTTATACTTTTGGTAAAGGAGAGCGTAGCGCAATTCGCTCAACTGAACCGCCTAAGCCGACTATCCCAACTCAGCCATCTATTCCTCAAAAAACTATTACTTTTAAAGATGGTCGTTGGAATGTACGCAAAGGACCCGGTATGGAATATGGCATTGTTGGATAGATTACCAGTCCGCAAAATGGAAAATCAACCTGTATTAATTATTCCGAAATTAAAGATCAATGGTATAAAACTATTTATGGCTATATAGGCCCAGCTGCAATCAAAAGCCATACATGAGGTGTATTATGAGTAAAAAAGATAAAATGCGCTTCAGCAAAAAAATAATAATTTTTACAATGGCTTGTACAGTAATTTATGCTATTGCTTATATGGTTTTATGTTATCGTATAGGACAATTACCAGATTATTCATTTAACGCTGGGATTTTTGCAGCATTGACTGCGGAAAATGGTTTTAATGCATGGATTAAAACCGCAGAAACAGGATAGAATAATTCCACTGATGATGCAGTTGATTTAACTGATCCAACTTCTGTTGATGATTCAAATGATGCTGATTTATTAGAATCTGATATTCCTATTCAAGAGGAACCTTAAAGGTGATTTATATGATTGATATTACTCCTATTTTAACTTCTGCTTTACAATTAGTTGCAGCAATTTTTACTATTATGGGAACTTTTGTAATTAAAGTTTACTTGATTCCTTGGTTAAAGTCAAAATTGACCCAAGAGTAGCAAGATCGAGTAAAAGAATATATTAAAGCTGCAATGGAAGCCGCTGAACAGCTTCAAAAGAATGGATACTTCGATGGTATTGAAGAGCAAGGTAAAGCAAAGAAAGATTATGTAATTAAACAAGTAAAAGCTTATTGTGAAAAATATGGTTTTACTTTTGACGAAACTACAATTGATACTTTAATTGAGAGTTTAGTTATTGATATTTCTTAATTCTTTGACTTTTAAATCTTAATATGATATAATGGTAACAGAAAATAAAAAATCTGTTACCATTTTTATTTAGGTGAATATATGAATCGTTTTTGGACAGTTTGCATTCCTTGCTATAATCCAGATGACAGGCTTGATAATCTTCTGTAGTCAATAGTCAATTAGAATTGTTCTGATGATATTGAAGTAATTATTATTGATGATTGTTCAACTGAAGATTTTTAGCCAATTTTGGATAAATATAAAGATAAATTATTTATTAAAAAATATGTAACTGAAATTAATGGCGGCCCTGGCCCATCTCGACAACGTGGAATTGAACACGCAACAGGAGAATGGATTACTTTTATTGATCAGGATGATGAGTTTATTTCAGATACTTTTAAATTAGTAAGAGACAAGATTGAAAAAAATCCAACTCTTACTACAATGGTAAATACTCCATTCTATATTATAAATGCAAAAACTGGAGAAACCACACAATATCTTCCAAGTGCAGATAATTGGATTCATGGTAAGTTTTATAATAGAGAGAAATTTCTTTTAAAATATAATATTCATTTTTGTGAAGATTTATATTCTCATGAAGATATTTATTTTTCTACTCTTGTAAAAGGTATTTTAAATTGTTGTCATTTACCTTATTTACAATGTGATGTACCAACTTATAATTGGTATACTTATGGCGATTCTTTAAGCCATAAGCCAACTGAAACTGGATTAAATTATTTGGAAGAATATTATGGAGAATATATTGATTCTATTCTTGAGCCAGTCATGCAATTAGATGAAAAATATCACGATGAAAATTTTGTCCAAAATCAATTATTAACTCTACTTTTATTTGGCTATTTTTATATTCAAGGTTTTCTTTATTATAATAGTCAAAATTTTAAACGTGATAATTTTATAAAATTTAAACAGCTACTTGATTATGCTGAAAAACGTTTGAATGTTACTAATGATCAAATAATTGAATGGACATATAGAAATCCCGCGACATATTTTGATATTCGAGAAAAAGCTGCAGGTGGAACAGGACCAATGATTGAAACTCATTCTTATGCCACTTTCATTAATATGATGAATCCACCTCAATAGGATATAAATGATAATAAAAAAAATTGATAGCGTAGGCCGCATTGTAATTCCGATGGCGTTACGGAATAGTTTAGGCTGGAAGTCAAATGACGAGATTGAATTATGTGAACAAGAAGGAAAGTTAATTTTAACAAAGCATATTATTAAGCAAGGACAATGTGCGATATGCGGAAGTAAAGAAAAACTTCTTTCTATTGAAGGTATTAATATTTGCTTAGACTGTGCGGAAAAGATAAGTCAAAAAATAAAATAAAAAAATAAAAAAAGAAAAACAAAAAAAATAATAAAAATTCAAGATAAGTTATGCCGGTTTAGGCAAATTTATTAAAGAGGATTTTTATTATGAAATTTGCAATTCTTTTAAAACTGGAATATTTATTGGAAAATTTTGAAAGTATTAATTCTTTTACAATAATAACTAAAATAAATAGAGAATTTGATTCTAATTATTTAGTTATTATTCATATGAATTCTAAATACTTTACTAAAGAAGAATTAAATAATTCTTTAGCTGATTATTTTAAAAATTTACCCATTGAGTATTCTATAATAGTCGACGAGGGGTAAAATACCCCTCGTTTTTATTTTGAGGTGATTAAATGCCTAAATCTAATCATTATGGACGATTTTATAATAGTGGATTTTATAAAATATATAAACCTAAAGCAAGAAAAGAAAATTTATTTTTTGTTTTTGAGCATGGTACAACAGAAAGGACATCTTATTCAGAAACAAAAATTAAAACTTTAAAAAAGCGTTTATTAGATTCTATCCGAGCTGCGGAATAGATTAGTTTATAGACAGAATACGGATTAGTTACAGAATTATGTTCTCATTTAGATAATGATTCAAACTTAACAAAAACGATTAAAGAATATTTAAAAGCCGATGCTAATTATTCTGAAATTTAGGGTATTATTCAAAAAGGCGGAGCGACCTCTCAAGCAGAATTAATGCAATTTTTTAACAGTCGTTATTTTAACACAATGGCTGGCACACTTACTGCGGGAGATATTGTTATGAACTCGCACGGTGAAAAAGATTTAACTGATGCTTTTTGGAGAAAATTACATCAAGATACTTGGGGTCTTTAGACCGCGGCATCAAAAGCTATAACTTATCAAGAAGCATTTGAGAGAATGAAAAGCAAATGGAAAACTTATGGTTATACTCAAAAGGGAAATACTTGGTCTGTTGTTGGAGATTATTTTGGCTCTATGGGACAAGCATTTCAAGAAAGTGGTTTGGAAGATGAATTATTAATTTATTTTATGTCAGAAATATCTAAAGGTAAAAAAACACCAGATTAGATTAAAGCTCTAATAGCCTAGGGAGATTAGGCTAAATTTGAAATGCAACGAACCGACAAAGGAGATCTAACTCAAAAGCATGGTCAATTTCAAGAAATATTAGCTAATATTTTAAATGAATTTTATTTACCATAGATTTATGGATAGTTAGGTGTTGGAGTTACATTAACTCATACAGGTAATGATTCAAGAAAATATTCTAAAATGGATTTATCTTCTGGTAAATTGGTGAGAGCAGATGAATACAATGTTGGTCAGACAGATTTAAAAATTAATTTTGATTTTAATGATACAAGTAAATTTTCTTCTAAGTATTAGATAAATATTAGTGCTAAAATGAATCAAGGTTTCGCGCGCTTAGAAAATAAAGAAAAACGACATACAGACAAATATTTAACTCATATTTATAGTGGTGGCACTTTAGGTTCTGCATTAAATAGAATTTATAGTAGTCCTGTTTTTAGTGAAACTGGAATGCTGACAGAAGATAATTTTATAGATTTAGCTTATCTTTTGATAAATGCTGCACAAGGTGGTATTTCTGAAAATAATAAAGATCAAGCTGTTTAGGCTTATAAAGCAGCGATTTCTTTTGTTGGAATGGAAGAAATTGGGAACACTTTAGGTTTTGATTCTAGTAAAACTGGTAAAAATATAAAAGTTGCAGGTTTAGATATTGGAGCTTCTACTGTTGTTAATTTATTTTTGATAAACGGCAAATATATAACTGCTTCGGCTTTCTTTTCTGCTTTATATGATTTTATCAATGATAATGAAACAAAAGCAATGTCAACTAATATTACTTTTGCTAAGACTTTTGATGAATCTGAATTAACGACTTCTTTAGAAAATCAAAGAGTTTATTCTCAAGGTTATTTAAATTTTATAAATAGTAATAATTTAGGTTCTCAAAAATCTCATAATAATTTTACTTTTACTCAAGGTGATCCTGTAAAAGTTAGAGACTATATTATATCAAAAACAAAAGCCCAAGAATTTAATATTAAATGGACAACTTTTTGGAGAACTTTTTCTGGTTAAATTCTTTGACTTTTTCTTAATTTCGTGCTATAATAATTATAGAAAGTTAAGAAAGATACATACTTAAAAGGAGTATATTTAATATGAAGAAATTTTATTGCTGCGATTATTGCGATGAGCTTTTTAAGACTGAAGCCGAGTGCAAAACACATGAAGCAACTTGTCCTGAAAAGAAAGATTATGATGAAAGCCGTAAGATGGATAAGGACTCTTTGATTCTCCATCTACGTGAGTTTATTGAAGAAGTTGAGATCTTTAATGAGGCCTATAATGCAGACATTATAGATGAATTGCTTGATGATTCTCGCGACGGTAAGTTGAGCCTTGATAGCTGTGATTGCGAGTATAAGTGCAATGATACTTATGATTGTGATTGTGAAGATAAAGAGAATGATGAAGATTACAATGATGACGATGACGATGAAGTCTGCGATGAAGATTTTTATGATGATTTCTTTGGCATTTCTCATGTAAAAGATGCCGAGAAACATCTTGAGAAAATCCTTAAAGATTGTTGTAATAATGATAAAGAGTATACTTTCTATCTTAACGGTAAGAAAGTAAGTAAAGAAGACCTCAAGAAAGAGCTGACTGATATTTTTTCTGCTAAGATTGTCCCAGCAGCAAAAGATGCGACTAAACCGCAGCAAAAGACTGATGATTTTTTGAGTGCGATTCTCGAAAAACTAGATAAGTAATTTAATGGGAGAGACTAATTGTCTCTCCCTATTTTTTTATTATATAATATTTAACACTTTTTTACTTTAATCTTAGATAAAAAATGGAGGGATAAAATAGATGGCTAATAAATACTATCTTGACCCTAGTAGAGCTGGCGGTTAGCCAGTTCAAGAGTTATATGATACAATTAATTATCTATCTGGAATGTCAGCAAGTGGTACAGCTTCAACAACGACCATTGTATATGATACTTAGATGGAATTTACCAATAAGGTAAAATTTTCTTGTCCAACAACTTTCTCAAAAGAAAATATTTTTACTGGGAATTCAGCTTTCTCTGGTAATGTTTCTCTAAAAGGAGAAAATGAACTTTCTGGGACTTTAGAAACAACCCCAGACTCTACTTTGAACATTGCTGGCGGAATTAATTCTTCTGGAACAAATACCTTTTCAGGAAAAACTTCTTTTACCACTAATCCAGTTACTATTTCTAACGGTTTAAATGTTAGCGGTCCCGCGAAGTTTACTGGCTCTGTATCTTACTCAGATACTATTGATTCAACAGGTACTACTAATTTAAATGGTACTTAGAATTTAGGTGGCTCAACAACTAACATCACTAGTGGAACGTTAAATATTTCTGCACAAACAGTTTTTAGCAATGATGTAACTTCAAATAAAAAACTTACGGTTAATAATGAATTGCAATCTAATTCATTATATGTTAAAAACAATATTAGGGCAGATGGTTCTATCACTGGTTCCCAAGTTTTTGGTTCAGTTTTTAATGACTATGCCGAATTTTTCCCGCGCAGTGGATATACAGAACCTGGTGATATTATTGCTCTTGATATGGATTCTGAAAAAGAAGCCTATAAGCGCGCATCAGCTGGCGATAAATTATTGATTGGTGTTCATTCTAATCAATTTAGTCATTTAATTGGTGGTGAAAATCCGCCAGAAGGAAGAAGTTTTGTCGAATACAATATTAACAAATATATTCCTGTAGGACTTGCTGGGCGTGTAAAAGTTAAGGTTTTGGCACCAATAGAAAAAGGTGATAAAATAACTATTAGCGCAGTACCAGGAGTTGGTAAGCGTGCGGAATATGGTGATCAAATAATTGGCTATGCTCTTGAAAATTATGATGATGATTTAAATATCGGCATGGTTAATATGAAGATTATTTAAGGAGATTATTATGGCTATTAGATTGTATTCTGAGAGCTATGATGGCTCTTTATTAGATGCTTCTAATGAGGGTTTTTCAACTTACCATAATATAGTTACTTATCAAACAAAACATAATACTATTTATTTAAAAGCAGATGATAATAAAAGATATACTTTAATAGAACTTTCATTACGAGGTAGAACTTATTTTCTTCAATATGCCATTAATGCTTCTTAGGCTTATTTAGATTTAACAAATATCAATGGAATTGCGCCAGGAAGTATTTTAAAAATTGATGATGAAGAAATTTTAGTTGAATCAGTTAATTATTCAACTAAGAGATTAACTATATCAAGAGGATACCATTCTACAATTCCGGTGTCACATAATTCATCAATAAAAGCCACTGTTGTTACGGATTATACTCAACTTTATTCTCTTGATTCATTAGGTAATAAAACTATTATGTCTTCTGGTATTCTCAATAGTAATATTGATCCTATTGTTTTATTAGAAGATATTGACGATGAACAAACTTAGTTTTTAATTGCTGACGTATTTGATTGCGCGGTGGGCGACGAATTTACTGATGGCGTAGAAAATTTTGTTATTCAGGATAAACAAGAAAACGGAGTTAATTTTCTTGTAACGGTCAAACGTAGTAATGCAGTCTCGCACTCAAAAGGAGAAGTATTTTCTCTTTTTGCAATTCAAGATGATAAATACCATCATTGTTATTATTCAACTTCTCCAATTCGAGGTTCATCAGTGGGAGAAAGGAATGATATTCAATTAATTCTTGATTATGATTGTGAGAATCAATCTTATTCTTCTTCTTTTGATTTAAAAACCATTACTCGTTTAGCTATTATCGGTACTATTGGAGACTCTATTACTGCTGGACACGCGGCGTTCCGCGCGGAAGATCATAAAGGTACTTACTGCTGTAATGGAGTAAGTTATGCTAATGATAATACTTCTGAAGATGTAACTTCTCAATATCAATACTGGCTTAGCTATAGGCTTGGTAAAAATTATAACGTATATAATTATGGTACAGGAGAAGAAGTTGGTTATCAAGTTAAAAATCGTTTTGAAAAAGAAATTCTTTCCTTACATCCGGACTATACAATTATTCAATGTGGAACTAATGATCTTTCTTTGTTTAATGGCGCAACTGCGGTTTCTGGTATTGATTCAAGTTCAACAATGGATGAATGGATTTTCACTGAAACTCCAATCGTACTTGAAAAAAATGGTATGCGAACAACCTATTATGGATTGGTTCCAGCAGTAAAAGCAATGATTACTTTGGCACTTAACAATGAAGTTGTTCCAGTAGTAGGAAATCTTTTACCTCGAAATGGTTTAAGCTCCGACATGAGAAAAGCATTTGATGCTTTCAATAATTGGCTTAAAGATTATGTAGCATCTCTTGATGGCGTTTATATGGTTGATTTTTTCAATGCTCAAGAAAATGGAAAATATTTAAGAGAAGATCCTACTGATCCTACTAATTATCGAATGAATGATATTTATTCTTCTGGTTCAGAATTGAATGCAGATGGGACAATTAAAAAATCTGGTGATGGTATCCATTTAAATTCAAATGGTTATCGTATTATGGGTTATTGCTTAAATATTGATGTTTTATTTGATGCTTCAGTAGAAGGATTTAGTCTTTATTTAAAACCAGATGCTTCAATAGAACCACTTGAAGGACAATTAGATGTAACAACTAATAAGTTTATATATAAAATTCCTTTTAATCTTGTTCAATTAAATAAAGAAAAGATTGCGACAAGATACCTCTATAACAAAGGCGCACTCAATGAACTTTGTTACATATATCCAAATTCTAATGATGATTTAGATATAAAACTTATTCAAAATGGACAAGAAAAAGGACTTATTGCTGAGACTCTCGCGCCAAGCAATTTTTTAGAAATAAAGTTTAAAGTAATTGCTAAAGGTAATGCGACAACTGGTCAAATTATTGTACTTGGGCGACCAATAGAAACTTTATAAAAGGCGGTGATATAATGGCAGCTCAATTAGATTTTTATAGTTATGATGAAACAACCAAAATATCGACCGCGCTAAATGGAACTTATAGCTTAGGAGATATTTTTAAAGGTGCTTCTGGTATAGGAGCACTAAGAATTTATAATTCTGGAACAAAAACAGCTGTAAATCCTACTGTTTCTTTTGAAGCATATAATAATAATACTTCAATTTTAGACTGGAAGGGATTATCTTTTAGTAAAGATTATGATTATGATAAAACTCTTTCTCTTGAAAATATTGCGCCAGGAGAATTTGCAATTGGCAAAAATATTTACGTCGAAGATTTTGATGTTTATGATTATCAATCTGCACAGCCAATAGCAAGTGATGATTGGATAACATGGCACAATCCCGCGTCAATTGATCCTTGGTATGTTTATTCAAAATCTTTATATTTTTATGGGGTAGATTCTCGATTTTCTAATCTGCCAGAAAATACTGACACAACTGCAATTTTAACGCCGTCTGAAAATATTTTAGGAAAGGCAAGAGATTTTACTATTTCTGCAACAATGAGCTGCCTAAAAAATTCTTTTATCGGATGGATTTTTAGAGACAATTATATTGTTACAATTTCTGGAATAAGAGAAGATTTTAAAGATACAATTTATTAGCTTGGGCATCAATATGCTTTATAGATTTGGTATGGCGATCCAAAGAAAAATAAAGCATGGTGGACTCCTCTTGAAGATTTTGATTTAGGAAACTCTGTAAATGGCACAAAGATTACTCTTTCTCTTGAAGATCAAGATGGCATTCCAGTCTTTAAAATTTGGTTGGATACAACAGACACAACTAAAGACCCATCATTTGTCTATGTCTTAGAGAAAGATAAACGTAAATCTTGTTATTCTGCGGTAGAATCTATTCCAAAAATTATTGGCTATGAGCCGATTTCTGCTAATATGTCCAATATGGTTATTGATAATATTAAAATGGCAACTGAAAATGATTTAGGTATTATATATCTAAGAAGCCAAATTCCATCAGATACTAAATTATCTGGTACTCAATATTTTCTTCTTGATATAGATTATGGCTCGGAGGATTAATAAATGAGTGTAAAATTATAGTTTTATGATGCGGCTTCTAAACTCTTAGATACCACTGTTGGATTAGATTTAGGAAAAGTCCGCAGAGGCTACGATCATATTTCAACTATTTATGTTAAAAACGATGGCGATGAAGCTGCGCAAAATGTAAGTATCACTTCAACAGCAGAAGATAGTACAAATGCGGATTCTGTATTGGCTTCGAATTGGCAGACTTTTAGCTTAGACGGCAAAACTTATTCTTCAACTCTTGATTTAGGAGTTGTAGAAGTGGGAAAATTTGCCACTGGGCAAGATACTACTGCCGATTCTTTTAAAGATACAAGTTCAAGTATTTTTAAATATTTGCTTGGAAGTGCAAAACAAGATTTTACTCCACCTATTTTAACTTATTATCAAGACGATTCTACTTCTCAATCTTATGGAAGAAGCCAACTTGCTCTTGAGAATGCAAAAAATATTGACTTTTCTTTTAAAATGGGTTATACTTATAATAAAGAAACATTTAATAGCTTACCATCAAATTAGCAAAATGTTTCAATGGCCATTTTTGCAGCTCGTATAAATGGTATGGGCAATCCAAAAGATAATGATAATACTGGATATTTAATTGAATTTTTCACTAGTCCTAAATATGAAAATAAATTTCAATTAAAAATTACAGTTGGCGGAAAAGGTATCGCTGGATAGTCAGACAGAAGCTATGGTGCAATTATTGCAGACACCGGCTCAACTTGGCTTGATTATTATCCTCTTTTGACAAATTTTAGAATTCGTCTTTATAATAATGAGAATGGAGTTCCTTGCTTTGAATTTTATAAAGATAATGAGTAGATTGATTTATATAAATTTGCATGGAACTCAAATAAAACAAGTACTAGCCGTACAAATGAAAAGGTAAAAGTCCTTGAGGATTCTGATAAAACTTATACTACTGGCGGAAAGACTTATTTTGATGTCAATTTACAAAAAGGTTCTTTATCTTATCGTTTATCTGATTTTACTATTAGCTATGACAATGTGAAAGCTCCAATTTATATCAAAACTCATATTGATGATTCTGGTATAAATGGACAAAAATATACTAGCACAGCTACATTAATTTATCAAGATTGAGGTGATTATTATGGGAATTTAGCTTCCAATAAAATTACCTACTACTTTAGATAAATATAAAATAGGAATTTAGCTTCCTATTAGATTACCTTTTAGGATTAACCGTGTCAAGAAAGATGATATTTATTATCAAAAGAAATTAAAAATTAGTTCTATTCCTCAAGAAAATATTGGCAATAAAGTCTTTTTAAGAATTAGTGAACGTCCATCTGGTGCGCCGAATTTCTTACCTATTTCAGAAACAGTTTGGGCTTTCCCAGGTTTAATAGTTAGTGAGAATATTGTTTCCGCGCGAAAAAATCAATTACTAATTGATGAAAAGATTTATAGTCAAATTATTGCTTCTTTTGAGTTGATTAGTCCGACTCAATTAAAAGTTAGTTGGACTGGTTCAAGAGTTCCGCGTGTTCAAGTATATATTAAATCTCTCGAATCGGAGGATTATACTTTATACAACACTTACGCTTGGAACAGGGGTAATGTTATTATTCCTTTACGGAATCAAAATTATTATATTCGTTTAATTGGAATTAATGATTCTGGTTCTTCGGAAACTTATTTAATTAACACTCCTCTTGAAATAGGTATCCAACCAGAACTGAATATGGTTAATTCAATAGATAAAATTTATAATATTAACGTTTCTTACACATCTGAGTATAAGATAGAAGTGGAGTACTAATATGGCAGATGCTTATGAATTAGACGAGAAAGACATTCAAATTCAATCTGATTCGTCTAAGAATACATTAATGACTGCTGAGGAAATTTATAAAAAGTTAGGGTGTGACGCGCTTGAATGATGAAATTTTGAATATCATTGAAAGCGCCAGAAAATCTCATAATAATAAACAGGCGTTGTTCTTAGAAAAGTATATTGATTATTACAATATGCCAGTTAAGAACAACGTTATTTTATATGAGTCATTTGCGGGCGCAGGTATGATTGATAGTCCTTACGCAATTTTTCTGGAATTTTTGCGTAATGATAAATTTGATGATTATATTCATGTTTGGGTAATTAATAATTTTGAGAATAATAATTTTAGATTATTAGAATATGTAGATAAACCAAATGTAAGATTTATTTTGTATGGCTCAAATGATTATCTTAAATATATCTCAATAGCACATTATCTCATTAATAATAATACATTTCCTACCTATTGGACAAAAAAGCCTGAACAAATTTATGTAAATACTTGGCATGGTATCCCGCGTAAAAAATTATTTTTTGATATTCCTAATAATAAAATGAATACTGGAAATGTTATGCGGAATTTTTTAAGTGCTGATTATTTACTTGCTAGTGATGATTCAATAGAAAAAATGTATTTGGGCGCGGCGAGACTTAATGGATTGTGTAATAGTAAGATAATCCGTACAAAAGATTTTAGAAAAGAATTGATTATTCCTAAAAGACAAATTTTTAAACAACTTGGGATGATAGGAATAGCAGATTTATCAAAAGAAAGAAAACCAATCGCCTTGTATGCTCCTACTTGGCGCGATGGGAAGTATTCTATTGATACTGAAATTATTCGAGAATTAGGAAATTACGGCTATCGTGTTTTAGTTAAAGCGCACCATGTAGATTATGAAAATAGAGCAAGATATATCCCATCTTCTATTGATATAAATACTTTATTTCCAATTTGTGATTTGTTGGTGACAGATTATTCAAGTGTTTTTTATGATTGGATAAATTATGGTGATAATCCAGTTATTTTTTATGCGCCTGATTATGAGGAATATTGTCAAAAGCAAGGATTATACCAAGACTTTCCATGTGCGCCCGCGAAGAATATTGAGACTTTTAAAACATATCTTGAGAATCTCGATGATTATTGGGGGAAAGTTCAAAAGCAAGTTTGGGAGCAAGGGGCTAACGTTTGGACTGATAAAGATATAAATATCTATGAATTTTTAATAAAGCTTTTAAGTGAAATAGATTTTAGTACATTAGAAACAGACAGTAAAAAACGCTTACTGTTTTACGCCGGAGATTTTAAGCCAAACGGAGTTACATCTTCTATTCTTTCTTTATTCAATAGAATTGATTACAATAAATACGATGTTTCGCTTATCCTTTTGAAAAAAGATAATTCAGATTATTTGGATAAAATAAATGAAATTAATCCTAATGTCCGTTTACTTGTCCGCGCGGGGACATATAATCAAACATTACTTGAGCGTTGTGCAAATGAAATCTGCCTTAAAAAAGGAATAGATTCTTTTGAATTAGATAAAATGTTTCCTCGTGAGCTTTACCGCAGAGAATGGAGACGTTGTTTTGGCGACACTCATTTTGATGCGGTAATCAATTTTACTGGTTATAGTCCTTTTTACGCTTATTTTTTTGCCTATGGGATTAAAAATCTTCCCATTACTCAAAAAATTATTTGGCAACATAATATAATGAAATTAGATCAAATGAGAGAAATTGATGGTAAATATCCTTTAAAAGATTCTCTTAATGCAGTTTATTCCACTTACTCCATGTATGATAAAATAGTTTCTGTTAGTGAGCAATGCTTAGAAGCTAATAAAAAAGATTTTCCTTTTTATGGATCTAAGATGGTATTAGTTCATAATTTTATTGTTCAACCTTATGATCTATTTGAAAAATTAAATTCTAAATACGCAAATTTTGAGCCATATTCTTTTTCAACAGAAGCAGTTTATTTGAATGTTGCGCGTCTTTCTCCTGCAAAGAATCAACTTAATTTGATTAAGGCTTTTAAAGATTTTCATGTAAAATATAATAAGACTCAACTTTATATTATGGGTGATGGAGAATTAAAAGATAAGATTCTTAAAGAAATAAAGGATTGTGATTTTATTCATTTAATTCCATATAATAAAAATCCATTTGCTAATATGAGAAATGCGAACTATAATATTCTTCCATCTATTTATGAGGGACAAGGACTTTCTGCAATTGAAGCGAAAGTACTCGGCAGAAAAACTATTGTTACAGACTTTGGTGCAGATAAAGGAGTAACGGATATAGCGGATATTTTAATTCATGGGACAGATGAACACGCTATTAGAGCTGCACTTGAAGATTCGATTCATTCTTGGAACAAACCTGTTATTGAATTTGATCCATATAAATATAATGAAGAAACAAAAAAGGAGTTTGACTCTCTATTTTGAAAACTATCTTAACTTATGGCACTTTTGATTTACTTCATCAAGGACATTTAAATCTTCTTCTTCGCGCGCGGAGTATGGGAGATAGATTAATTGTAGGTTTATCAACAGATAAATTTAATAGAGATAAAGGAAAAGAATCTTACTTTACCTTTAGTTAGAGGAAAGAATTACTATCTACTCTTGATTGCGTTGATTTAATCATTCCAGAAAATAACTGGTGGCAGAAAAAGCACGACATAATGAATAATCAAGTAGATATTTTTGTCATGGGAGACGATTGGAAAGGTAAGTTTGAATCGCTTCGTGACTATTGTAGCGTAATTTATTTACCTCGCACCGAAAATATATCTAGTACCGATATAAAGGAGGAGATAAATAGTGCTAATACCAGAGTATAAAAAGACAGAATGGATTGATAACGGTCCGGAATATAATCAAGATAATTTTAATAATTTTGAGAATCAAATTGAAAAGTTAAGTAAATATGATTCTTACCATCAGAAGCAAATTTACTTAATGGGCTAGAAGCAGTATAAACTTCGTACTTTTACACAATATTGCTGGGATACTCTTGCAGATACTCATTTTAAGATTGCAATGTGCGGAGATTCTGTTTGGTTTGGTTATAATACTTTAAAATCAACGGGTGTTAATGATGATAGTAACGCAACAAATTATTATACTGGCAATGCAAATGAAAGATTGGACGCATCGACTGTAATTGCTGTTCCTACTACTTTTACTTATCCAGATGGTATGTACAAAGATAATCGAAAGGGAACTGCTTCTGCTTTTGATCGTGCTTTAAAAAAGAGCGGTAGTACTCGTCAATCTAAAGTACGTCCGCCAGAAGTAATGATTGAAGCGCTCAACGAAGTCTTTGGTAAGGGTATTAAAGACGGGCAAGAATTTGATAAGTTTGAGCTTGTAAGCCAAATTTATACTGGTGATGATGCCTATTGTGCATATAATCGTTGGGGTGCTTCTGGCGCGGATATTTGGATGTGCAATCTTGGTATCAATGACGCAAGTGCAGATTTTGTCAATAGTGCATATAAAGGTCATGTTGATGAATTTTTTAAATATTATACTGCTTTAATTGAGCGCGAGCTTGATAATGGAACTCCTTGCGTAATTATTACACCAGTTCTTCAAACTCAAGCTGCTTCTTATGATTTTGATAAACGCCAGCAAGTCATGGCTTATGCAGAAGTTCTTCAAGAAATTGGTAAGTTGTATGGTATTCCAGTCATTGACGGAAGCGACTTTAATCGTAACTTCAATGGTAATCAGTGCATTGATTTCACTCATATGACCAATGATGGCAATAATACGGTTGGCAAAGAGATGGCATCATTGTTTATTGCTGGATACTTAGGACGTCCATTGGTTGTTGAAGATGGTTTGTTTTTATCTACTCGTGTCCAACAAGATAACATTAATGTGCGTGGTAATGCCGTTATTGATTATTCAAAACATTCTCCAACAATGCCTACTCTATTAAACAGTCCAGACCTTTATGCAACTGAGCCAAGCCGTGAAAATATGGGCTTGACTGTTTACATGAATTATCCATTAAGCAATAATGAGACTGCGAAAGTTATTGACGGGCAATTAGTATACAATACTCCAGATGGACAAAAGATTGAGTTTAATTTGAACAATTTCCCTTATTATAACGTCTTATGGCGTCAAGTCGATTTAAAAGCGCGTTCGGACATTAATAGTGCAGTGGCAAAGATCGCATCTCCTATTGCTACGGCTTATGCAACCGATATAGCTAATGCTGCGACAGATTCTTGGGATTCTGAAAAAATGATTGAGACCAAAGTTTATGGTGATGCTTATTGGGCAATGTATGAGAAAGTTTATTCTCTTTGTTACAATAATACTCAAAATCTTGCGGCTGGAACTACCTATTGGATGGATAATCCTAATTCAATCCCATCGACAGTTAAAGGAGATAGTAAATATAGCTTCAGTTTTGCGAAAGATATTAGCTTAGGAACTACTTATGCTGATATTTATGCAAATCAAATTGTTGAGTTAACCAAGCGTCATACTAATGCAAACAATTAGCAAGATGATGGAGCTATTTATTATAGTTTCTATTGTCCTCAAGATGGAATGGTTGCAGTCCCTTATTTGTATGCAAGTGCTTCCTCTGTTTATACGGATGCTGAAAAGCAAAGCAAATTTAAGGTTGATTTAGCGCTTGACTTTGGCGCAACTCAAGGTTGCCCGCAAAATACATTTGAATGGAATAATGAAGAAAGTTTAATTGTAGATGACGGTGATGAACACGCGACTAATGGAATTAGTGTTCCGTCTACTTGCTCTATCGAATGGAGAAATCTGAGTAATAAAGGTTATTATTCAAAATTCCAAATTAGAGATTATACCGCTCCTGTAATTGACATAGTGTCAAAAGGTTGGCATTCAATTCGCATTAATTCCGCGGCTGCTTCTACTTTTGAATTTTATGGATTGCAATTCCTTGATCGTCACACTTACAATTCTTGGATAAAAAGCTAGGAGTGATTTAAATGGCACAAAAAATAACACTCCAACAGAATGATAATGGTATCAAGTTATTATTCACTATATCTAAAGACAAACAAGTCTCAGATATAACTAATTCAAAAATTAGAATTAAATTTGCAAATCCTTCAGAAGGAACAGAGTTTTGGAAAGAAGCTAAAATTGTAGATGCTGAAAATGGATAGGCTCAATGTGTTTTATTTAAAAAAGATATTGCTGGGATGGGAACTTATTAGACCGAAGTTGAGACGACTTATCCAAATGGAGTTCGTCTTTCTAGTAAAAATCCATTTTTAGTTACGATTGTTCCAGAGATATTTGAAGAAACTCAAGAAGTAGTTGAAGATTTTCCCGACTATAAAGACGAAAATTTAGAATAAGTTTTAGAGCATAGAGAAATCTATGCTCTTTTTTATTGACAATTTTTAATCCTTATGCTATAATTATTATAGAAAATGAAAAGGAGATAATATGGAAATCAAGAAAGTAGAATATATTGTCTGCTTAAAGAATGATTTCTTTATGCCTAAGACTACTATTAAACGACAATTTTGTGGCAAATTAGAAAATATCGCAAATGATAGATTTTATTTTAGATTGAATGGTAGCAATGCAATAGTTATTGTTCCTCATAGCGAAATTGATTGGATGGCTCCAAGTAAAGAATTTTGGGAGCGAGGATACCGTAAAGAAGATATTTGACAAAATATGGTAAGTATGCTATAATAATTACAGAAAATATGAAAAAGGAGTAAATTCTATGTTCGATAGTTTTAATAAAATGTTTTGAAAAGTTCCCGCAGGTTGGTGTCGTCTTAGCCTGACTGGTGGCATTGCGGTCAAGACTTCTAATGGCTATAAGACTTATGACGTTGCGACTGGTAGCCTTGTCAATTGCTCTGATTTTGTGCTTGACGTTGGCGATGAGATGTTCTTCTGCATTCCGACCAATACTCTATTCAAAGGCGACATTATTCTTGTGAATAACAAGCCCGCAGCAGTCATCAAGGTTGAGAATAATCAGATTACTGCTTTTCGCTATGAAGATTCGACTATTGTGACTATTGTACCTGAGCATCTGGTTTTTCTTGGCAATACTTATTTTTATTCCAAGATTGTGTCCATGTTTGGTGGCGCGAATGGTACTAGCGTTGACCCGAAGAATATTATGCAGATTATGATGATGTCTGAGATGCTGAAGGGGTCTGGCTCTGGCGATAACAAGATGATGGCTTTTATGGCGATGTCTATGATGGGTAATAACAATCCTTTTGCTGGACTGATGAGTGCTATGAATCCTATTGCTCCTATTACTACTACTCCAGCAGTAATGACTACTCCTGTTCAGACTGCCGTTCCTGCCGAAGCAACAACTGCTAATAGCGAAAATACTACTGTTTAATTAAAGAAAGAGGTATATTTATGGGTGGAGGTTCTTGGACCGCGCAGAGTTATACTGCGTATCGTTCTACTACTAAAGCGTGCAGCATGGATAAACTTAATGCTGCCTCTGTCTACGATATTTATGAGCAGAGAAGCCTTAATCAGGCACTCTCTCCAATGAATGTAATGCGCGAGGCTTGTGATTCTGAAGAGCATCCTAATAGTTTGCCGGTTATTATCGGACTTGATGTAACTGGTTCCATGGGCACTGCATCTGCTCGTTGCGCTCAGAAGTTGAGTGACATTATGACTGAGGTTATTAAGAAAACCAAAGACGTTCAGTTTATGTTTATGGGTATTGGTGATGTTGAGTGTGATCGTGTTCCTATCCAGCTGACTCAGTTTGAAAGCGATGTTCGTATCGCGCAACAGATGGAGAAGATTTATTTTGAAGGTGGCGGTGGCGGCAATGGCTACGAGAGTTATACCGCTGCATGGTACATGGGTAGTCGTCACTGTAAGTTGGATTGTTGGGCAAAAGGTAAAAAGGGTTTGATTATTACTTTAGGCGACGAGCCGCTTAACCCTATCCTTGAAGCCTATGGACTCAAGAAAGCAACTGGCGATAGTCTCCAGGCTGATGTCAAGACTAAAGAGCTGTACGATGAGACTGCGGAGAAATATGATATTTTTCACATTTCTATTGATGATCCGTCTAGCAGCTATGATTATCGCGCGAAGAGAATTGATGAGTCTTTTGAGAAGATTCTCCCCACTGGTCATTATAAGGTAGCTACTCTTGAGCAGCTTCCGAATTTGATCACGGCTATTGTCGAGGGTCATTATAACGGCTTTGAAACTCTTGAAAGCGCGGAGCCGACTAGCGAAGACACTGCTTGGACTAATTGGTAATTAAAGAAAGGATTAACCGTGAAAGAAGTAAAGGTAGTTATTGGCGCAAATTATGGCGACGAAGGTAAGGGTCTAATGACCAATTACTTTGCGCGTCAAGCTGATAAGAAGCATAAAAAATGTTTGAATATTCTTTTCAATGGCGGTGCTCAGCGTGGGCATACTGTAGAAAATGGAGATTTTCGTCACGTTTTTCATGCTTTCGGCGCAGCGTCATATCAAGATGTAGATACCTTTTACAATTATCATTTCATGGTTAATCCTTTTATTTTTCTTTCTGAGAAAAAGGAATTAGAGGAACTTCATGTAAATCGTGGGCGAACTTGGGTTGATTGGAATTGTGAAATCACGACCCCTTATGATATTTTATTTAATCAGGCTCTTGAACAATCAAGGGGGAAAAGTCGTCATGGTTCGTGTGGCTGCGGGATTTTTGAGACTTTTAATCGAGTAAATAAAGGATTTCATTTTACTTGTAAAGAACTTTTTATGTCTTTTGGTGAACTTTATAGTAAGATTAAGTTTATCCGAGATAAATATTTTGCTAAAAAGCGAATGAAAGAAACGGATATTATTTTTACAATGGAGTGGCGTGAAAACTTCTTCAGTGAGATTACTCTTGCTAATTTTGTAAAAGACTTAATGGATTTTAAAAAGTCTGTTTATTTTAGTTCTTTGAATGAAATTTCAGATTATTATGATACTTTAATTTTTGAGGGCGGACAAGGACTTGCTCTCGATATGGATAATAAAAAAGATTTTCCGCATCTTACTCCATCTCATACTGGTTCTGATTGGGTGCTTGAGCAATTGAGAGAGTTGGATGGAGTATTTGATGTTGAAGTGTGTTATGTTTCGCGTAGTTATTTTACCCGACATGGCGCAGGCGCATTAAAAAATGAAGTAAGCAAATCAGATAAGCTTGGCATTAAGAATATGGATAAGACCAATGTTAAAAATGATTGGCAAGGTTCTATTCGCTATGCCCCTTTTGATGAGAAAGATTACATCCAGCGAGTTCAACCTGATGTAGATAAATGGGATTGTGATTTGCTTTATAAGAAAATTGAGCATTTTAAAATCTCACAATCTTTTACTCATCTAAATGAAATTTCTCTTATTGGAGAAGTGGATACTTCTTTATCTCCTTATGTTTATCTTTCTTTTTCCCCCAATTTTGATGATGTTGTTTATATTCATAAATAATTGACAATATTTACCTCTTATGATATAATTATATTAGAAATAGTATAATTATACTCATAAGAGGTATTTTTTATGTATCAATTTTCAATAGTAATCCCTTGTTTTAATAGCTCTCCATATATTGCAGCAACACTTGAATCAATTGTGAATTAGCATTTGGGTGATAAAATTCAAGTCGTACTTGTGGACGATTGTTCAACAGAACCATTTGATGAAGTAATAAAGCCTTATGAGGAAACGCTCCATATTAAAAAAGTAAAAACAGAAAAGAATCTCGGAACTGGTATGGCTCGTCAATTTGGCATTGACAATGCTGATGGTGATTGGGTTATTTTTTGTGACCATGATGATTTCTTTGTGCCTAATACTTTCAATAGAGTTAGAACAATCATCCGCAATAATCCCAGCCGCAATATAATTCAAACTAGGTTTCAAGAGGTAACTCAATCTGGCGAAGTAATTCCTTATTCTCTTGAAAAAGGAATGAATTGGGTTCATGGAAAATTTTTTAGAAGAAGTTTTTTAAGAGATCATGATTTAACTTTTTGTAAAGGACTTGAGACCCATGAAGATATTTATTTTTCAATTTTGACTCGTCTAATGACAGAACATCTTGGCGCGCCTACTTTGAATTGTGATTTAATAATTTATAATTGGGTTAATCGACCAGAGTCTCTATCTCATAGACGTGAAACTGGTTTAGATTTATTTTGTAATCATTTTCAAGATTATGTTACAAGCGCACTAGGCCCTCTTGATAAATTGCATAATGAATTATCTTTAGAGGAAATTTTATCTCAAGGTTTGAGTTCTTTTTTGTTCGTTTATTTTTACGTTCAAGGATTTTACCAACTCGGACGTGGAGATGCAAAAGAATATCGTAGAATAATGCTTGATTGCGTTAAAAAAATTATAACTTATACTGGGTTTAATTCGCAACAATTAGAATCTATTCTTGGTCAAAATCCAGCTACTTTTTGCATGGTTCGTGAAAAAGCTTTTGATTCAGTTGGTTATTTCTTTGAAGTTGACAATATTGCAGAAATTATTGAATCCGCAGAAGCAGAGTTAATTGAATCTAAGGAGAAAGAATTAAAGGATGAATAATCAAAGAGTTGATATTATAATTCCTTTTTATAACCAAAAAGATTTTTTAGTTAGATGTCTAAGTAGTATTCAAGTACAGACGATTTCAGATGATATAAATGTGACTATTATTGACGATTGTTCTGATGAAAATATTAATGATATTATTGCATTTTTTAAACGCTTCTTAAATATAAATGTACTTCATTTAAATCGTAACAAAGGGCCTGGCTACGCCCGTCAATTAGGGATAGACATTACTTCTGCGCCTTATATTTGTTTTATAGATGCGGACGACATTTTTGAAAATGCTTATGCTGTAGAATATATGCGTGGGTTGATGCTTGTTAATAAGAAAAGACCTGCTGTATTCACCTCGTTTGTCGAGGAGTGTAGCGATGGACGAAAAATTCCTCATGTTAAAGATAATACATGGATATTTGGAAAGATTTATTCTCGTGAGTTTCTTAATGAAAATAAAATTGTCTTTAGTGATAGTCGGGAAAATGAAGATAAAGGTTTCAATTGCGCGGTAATGCTTTGCGCACAGAAAGATCCAAATAATGGAATCCGTTTTGAAGACCGCATTACTTATTCTTGGAAGTGGAATGAAAAATCTATTACAAGAGAGAATAATTTTGATTATCGCCACAGAGATTTAATTGGTTTTACTTATAATACTCTTGATGCTATTCAAATTGGAATTAAAGCAAATGCCCCGATAAATGCGATAGCAAGACAATCAACTGTTACTATGATATATCTTTATTATCGTTATCTTGAAAATTTAAAGACTAATGATTATTTTAATGAAGATATAATTAAATATTGTTATGATTTTTATATGCAAGCGTATAAAAATTATGGTTATAAACCAACAGATAGAGAATTTAAATTTATTAAGGATAATCAAATTGCTGCATTTAGAAAAAGAAATTTGATAGATGTAGATAGTGCCCCTATTTCTTTTGAAAATTTTATTCTAAATTTTGATGGAAATATTTGACTTTTTACTCTATATATGCTATAATATTTATAGAAAATCAAGAGAGGAAATAAAATCCTCTCTTATCTATGGCTTTAGTAGTGTAATGGTTTTAAGCACGCCAGTCTGTGGAACTGGTAGAGGGAGTTCGAATCTCCTCTTTAGCCCCAATAGAAAGGCTGTTGTATGATTACGATTGTAGTTTTCTTCATTCTTCTTTTTGCTTTATGGTATATGTTTTTTTGTTGACTTTTTAAAAAATATATGCTATAATATTTAATGTAAGGTTGAGAAATAAATCTTACATTGATATGCCCTTGTGAGCAAATTGGCAAAGCTAAACGGCTCAAACCCGTTGTTTTGTGGGTTCAAATCCCACCGAGGGTACCAAGAGGTTCTGACGCCTTGTTAGTGTTAATGTTAAAAAGTCAGGGTAGTGATGACTAAGGTTAAGAGCGCTAGAGGCCCGGCTACTACCTAAAATAAAAGACAGGGGAATGAGGTCGCTACGGTATCCTTTACTAATTCGGTTGTGTACAGACCGTGGGTATAAAAAACAATGCCGCTAGATTGTTGATTGCTAAGTGGGTTTTAGCATTATATTGGGGTATAACCTAATGGTAGGGTAGTGGACTTTGACTCCATATGTAAAGGTTCGATTCCTTTTACCCCAACCAATGTCGCATTAGTTTAATGGTAAAATGTTTCGTTGCCAACGAAAAGTTGGGAGTTCGATTCTCCTATGTGGCTCCATTTATGCGCAAGTGTCCGAGTGGTTGAAGGAACCGATCTTGAAAATCGGAGGTCGTGATGAGCGGCCCGTGAGTTCGAATCTCACCTTGCGCGCCAAGGGTAGCATTGATTAGCTGTCAATGAGAATAAGGTGCTCCTACACCGGCCTTTTATATGCGAGTGTAGTTTAATGGTAAAATATCGGCCTCCAAAACCGTATGATTAAGGTTCAAATCCTTAGACTCGTGCCATCAGAACAAATGAATTAAGGAGTGGTTTTATGACTAGGACTGAAGATTTTAGACGCAAAGCCGCGAAGAAGCACATTCACAAGCGCGAGAATATCATTAAAAATGTGTATTGTGATAAGGCTTGGTATGACGCAATTAAATTTCAATCACATCGCTTATCAAAAGGTAAAGTTCATTGTTCTTGTCCTCTTTGCGCTTTTCATGGTGAAACTCGCCAAGATTTGCGTAACCGTCTCGCGCAGATAAATAAGATTAAAGATTATATTGAGGAAGGATTCTAATGTTTCGTGAAGTAACTATTGATTCTTTTCGACAGATTAGAGCGCTTCAAAGTACGGCGTGTCAGTATAATGTTCCTATTGGGATTCATGATGCAAATGGTTCTATTGCAGATGCAAAAAGCATTCTTGGTTTAATGAGTTTAGATTATTCTAAACCAGTAAAGATTGTTGTAGAAGATAAAGATAATTGTCTTTTAAATATTCTTACAAGATGTCTATCTGACGAAGATTGCTTGTGTGCAACTTTTGAACGCTTAAATCCTTGTTTGAAAAAGAATTAATAATTTGACTTGAGAGTTAAATTATGATATACTAATTATAGAATCTGAGGGATGAATTTCATCTCTCAATATATTGACCTTTCAGATAATGGTTAGTCTAGGTGGCTCTAACCCACCATGTCTCGGTTCGATTCCAGAGAAGGTCAGCCATAGTGAGACAGTCGCAGCAATTTATTTTGTATGGCATTTACAGAAAAGCTGTCTTGAAATAAAATAAGTTTATATGTCTGGGATATTGTTATTCCAGACATTTTTTGTATGAGGTAAAATGGAATATTTCACTGGAAAAGGACGCTTAGATTTTGTCGAAGCAATAACTGAATTATTTTGTGCAGAGTTTCCTTAGACATTGCTGTATTATCGAACTTTTTTTAATCAGTTTTGGTATAAAAGGGTTGACAAAAACAATTTTTGGATAGATTTATTTCTTGGAGTTATTCAATTAGATTTGCCAATAGAGAATAAAACTTTTGAAGAAATTGAACAAATTATTTAGAAAATTTTTATTCTGAATGATTAGTATTTAAAATTGGAGATTGACGAAGAAGCAAAAAAACAAATGGTTTAGTTTATTTCTTTTTTAATTTGTTATTTTAATTCAAAAGATGTTTCAGATTTATCTAATAAAATTCAAATTGATCAATTAAATTCTTTTCCGCCTAATTCTTTTTTTGGGATATGGGCAATGGAAATTGCTCATAGTTTAAAAATTACAGACAACTGGGAAGAATCAATTATCAAAGAAAATTCTATACTCGTAGAAGAAACAATAAAACGTTATTATCTGCGCCGGGAGGCTTATTATGAAGACATACTAGAATGTTAGGGCTAGGATTGATATAGAAGAAGCGCGAAAATATAAAACTTTAAATTTTAAGAATATGAGTTTGCGTAATCTAATTCAATTAATTTTGAAAACTTGCCAAGATGAAAGCATAGATCCAGCAATTTTGAAAGAATCTTTTGAAAAATATTCTCAAGATTATATTAAAAATTCAGAAGAGCTTACCAATCTCGCGCGTGAAATAGCTTTTAAATATGCAGGCAATGTTCCTTGTAATAGAGAAACTAATAATCTTAATTATGTAATTTATCCAGAAGAATAGGAGATAGTATATACTTATGCCACACAGATTTAAAACATATCAAGAAGAAGTTGCGGAGGCGTTGCTTCCTGTTGATTTAGTTACAAAAGGAGATTATTATTTAGGAGCTTGTCGTGAAGTAACATTTTAGGTTACTAACGCTTGTAATTTAAGATGTGATTATTGTTACGAATGTAATAAAAGTTCAGAAAATATGTCTCTTGAAACTGGTAAAAAAATTTGCGATTTAATTTTAAAAGAAATAGATAAGTCCGAAGGATTTTTAGGACGGAAAACTTTAAGAGGTTTAATTCTTGAATTTATTGGTGGCGAACCTTTGCTTTGCCCAGATTTAATTGATGGAATTATGTCTTATTTTCTGCCACGCTTATATATGATTCGTCCAGAACTTGTTCCTTTTGTGAGAATTAGTTTAACGACCAATGGACAAAATTATTTTGATTCAAAAGTACAAAAATTTTTGAAAAAATATGGAAGCATTATTAGTTTAACTGTCTCTATTGACGGAATAAAAGAATTACATGATGCTCATAGAATTACGGTTGACGGCAAAGGCTCTTTTGATAAGGCTATCGCAGCTTTTGAAGACGCAAAAGTACGGGGATGGAGCTATAGTAAAATGACTTTTGTTCCTCAAAGTTTTCCTTATATCGCGGATTCAATTAAATTTTTAATCAGTGAAAGTATTCAAGATATTTTTTGTAATTATGCTTATGAGCCTTATTATAATCAAAAGGACGCTAAAGAATTTTATTATCAAATGAAAGAAGTAAGTGATTATTTATTTGATAATAATTTAAAAAATATTTATATCTCTTGTCTTGATATGCTTGCAGATGGCAAAAGCTCTATGGAAGGAAATTATTGTGGTGGCACTGGTAATATGCTTTCTTTTGATATGAAAGGTAGAGCTTTTCCTTGTCTACGCTACCATCCCACTTGTCTTGGAGAAGAGCTTTCAAGTACCGTTTAGCTCGGAGATTATAATGGTCTTTATCAAACTGAAGCGCAATGTAAAGCAAGAGATTGCTTAAATTGTATTACTTATAAATCTCAATCAGAACAAAAATGTATTGATTGTCCCGTTAGTTCTAATTGTGGTTGGTGTAGCGCAAATAATTTACAAATGACTGGCTCAGTTAATAAACGAGTAACTAATATTTGTTGGGCACATAAAGGAAGGGTTTTAGCTGGATATTATTATTCTGCTAAGCGCTATTTATTATGGCATGATTTTCGTCCTATGAAAATTTGTTTACCAGATGAAGATGCACTTCAAATTATTTCTCAACCTGAATGGGATGAATTAAAAGCATTAGTAAATGAAGCAATTACTGTCTTCGAGAAAGAAAAAGACCTTCTACTTATTTCTTAGGAGGGATGATTTATGAGTCTAACAAAAGGTAGTAAAGTTGAAGCTTCAGATTGGAATAATCTTGCTGATGCTTATAATTCTGAAATTGTTGATCGTCGAAAGGTAACTAATGTTAAAATCACTGGCGTGTAGATAGAATAGCAGATTAATTCTAATTCTACTATTGAACCTTTAATTGCAGGATTGACTGCAACTACGAATGGCAGAATGGTTAATAAAGATGGTTCTTTAAGTTCTAATACTTATTCAGTTGCAAAAGGTAGAGGGACTTTGATTTATCCTCTTGAAGACCATCAAAAAGTTCTTTTACAGCTTTCTAAAATTAGTGTTTTTGCAGAGCCAGGTAAAAGCGGTTGCTACGGTAGCTGTACTGGATTGTGTGCAAGTGGCTGTATGGGAAATTGTAAAAATACTTGTACAGCGACTTGTGCGAACGATTGCGAGGGAACTTGCAAAACAGGTTGCACTTCATGTACTGGTACTTGTTCTGGTGGTTGTTCTAGTTGTTAGGGCGGTTGTGAAGGTTCTTGTTCTGGCGGCTGCAAAGATAGTTGTGTTCAAGAATGTCAATCAAGTTGTCATGATGCTTGCATGGGCTGTCAAAGTTCTCATGCAAGTTAGGGTTGCTCTTATTGTAAATGCGGTAATTATCCAGGGTGATTTATATGTATCAAGATGGATATGTCGTGCGCAGAGAATTTCTTCAAAAAGTTAAAGATACTATATTTGATATAGATATTGATGGAGAATTAAACGATTTTATTTTTAATCGTAAATGTTATGGCCCATCGGATTATTCTCTTTTGCCTTTATTATTTTTAAAACTTGTGGCTTTACAGAAAATTAATCATGTTCATCTTGAAAGAAATATCCGTTTTATTGTTGATAAAGCGGATATTTATTTTAATTTAGTTTAGCCGCAATATCATAAAGAATTTGTTAATCAATTGTCTTTATTGCTTTTATTCTTAATGCAAAGTGATAAATTAGCAATTATATTGTCTTAGAATTAGCTAATTCAAGATATACTTAATTTTAAATTATTAAATAATTATATTATTATTTATTTTGCTTATATAGTTTTTAAAGAATTTGAAAGCGTTTATTCTTAGGAAAAATATTTAAGATATTTTCGCGCGAAAAATCTTTCAATTATTTCTAATCAGCTTTATATTTTAAATAATCATATTGAACAAATAGAGTATTTAATTTATAAAGATTATGAAGAAACTTGGATGTGGACTTATGGCGATTAAAAGAGTTTTTTAGTTAAGTGAAAAAGATAGAATTGAATTAATAAATTTAAATCATAGTATTTAGTCATACGAATAGTTTATAGCTTTTATTACTAAATAGTTCTATTCAGATACTTGTGTTATTGAACATAGCGTTTTAAAAGATTGGCTAATTAATTATTCTGAATAGCTGATTGCTTGGATAGAATAGAGAAATAGATTATGGGAGTCTATTAATGCTCAATTTGAATATAATATTTTAACGATCCCAAAGATTAAAAATATTTCTTATTCTATTGATGCAGAAAAAGGAGTAATTATTTATTGCTATGAAAATTGAAAAACGTTTTGGAGCAATGGCTAATTCTGCTTCTATTATTTTTTAGATTACAGAATCTTGTAATTTAAATTGCTCTTATTGCTATTAGCATTTTAAAAGTCCTCGAACATTAGATTTAAATACTGCAATAAAAGAATGTCAAGAAATAATTCGGCTTCTTGGACAAGAAAATGGAATTTTAGGGAAAAATAATGTAAAAGAATTGACTATTTCTTTTATTGGCGGTGAGCCATTTCTTTATCCAGAAATAATGGATATGATAATTTAGATGTTAATATCAGGTATTTCTATTGCAAGACCGGATTTATTGCCTTTTGTAAGACTTTCATTAAATACCAATGGTACACTTTTATAGAGAGAAGATATAAAAAAATTTATTCTTAAATATGAAGATATATTAAATATTGCTCTTTCTCTCGATGGTATCAAAGAATTGCATGATAAAAATAGAATTAATCAAAAAGGAGAAGGAAGTTTTGATAAAGCTTTTAAAAATGGTTTATGGTTGAAAAAGCATGGTCTAGATCATATTAAAATGACTTTTTCAAAAGAAGATATTAATTATATAGCTCCTTCTTTAAAATTTTTTCTTGAAAATGGTTTTAAGCATATCGTCAGTACACCTATTTACGAAGACAGTTATACCGAAAAAGATGCTCAATAGATATATAAGCAATTTAAAGAAATTGGGCAATATGTAATTAATAATAAAATTTGGGATGAAAAAATTAGTATCCTTAACGAGTATTCTGGATAGATTCTTGATTTTTCCAATTATCCTTGTGAAATTTTCGGAGATTCTTTTTGTTTTTCAGTTGATGGAAAAGCATATCCGTGTTGTCGTTTTGCTTCAACTTCTTTAAATAATAATTGCATAAATTATTCAATAGGAGATTGCGAGAAAGGGATTTTTAATTCAAATGACACCCTTTCGCGCGAAGAATTGAAAAAAATGACAGTCAATGCTTGGATTGATGACGAGTGTTTGAATTGTCCAATTTCTGGCGGTTGTGGATGGTGTCCTGCGTATTGTGCGGAATTAGGGCAATTTGGGAAACGCACCAAAGGCAACTGTTGGTTTCATCGTGCAAAAATCTTAGCGCTTTATAATTATAAGAATTAGCGTTCAATTATTCTAGGAGACTGTCAACCAGAGCCTATAAAAATTTCAGAAGAAATTGCTCTTAAAATTATATCCCAAGAAGAATATGATACTTTAAAAGAGCAATATAAAAAAGCAAAAATTGCATAGGATTCGCGCAATAAATAAATTGACTTTCCTTAATTCTTATGCTATAATATTTATAGAAAATCAAGAGAGAAAGGAATGATTAAGAATGTATTTTCTTGGAGATGTCCATGCAGAATCCTATTTAATGAAAGATTTTCTTGAGTCAAAAGAGAAATATTGCCTTCAATTAGGCGATTTCGGCTTTATTTTCAAGTATAATGATTGGAAATGGAATAAGTTTCTTAATCATTTCGCGCGGGATTATCCTGAAAAAATGATTTTCACTATTTTAGGTAATCACGAGAATTATGATTCTATTGAGAAAATGCCAATTAAGATAATATTTGGTGCGCGATGTAGAGAAATTCGTTCAAATGTGTATGCAGTAGAGCGTGGAGAAATCCTTTCTATTGAAGGACTGAATATTCTTTGTATTGGAGGCGCGGATTCTATTGATAAAGTATATCGAGAGCCTAAAGAATCTTGGTGGCATCAAGAAGTAATTACCAGTCAAGATGTTATTAAAACCGTAGACAAAGGTTTAACTCATCCTTTTGATATGATTTGTTCTCATACGATGCCTGCATTTTTTATGGATAAAAAATTTACAACGCTTTTTAACACAGGTTCAGAATTTTCTCTTGAAAAAATTTATTGCGATATTGAAAATAATGATAAACATATTCCTTTGTGGCTTGGCGGCCACGTTCATGCTTCAATAAGTTTATCTTATAATGATACTTTATTTCGTACTCTTAATATTGGAGAAGGAATTGAGTATCATAAAGGCGATTCAACGGATAAATTTGTTATTTATTAATTGACTTTTTAAAGATTATATGCTATAATATTTATAGAAAATCGGAAAGGAAATAAATTTTATGGAAAAGACTAAGACTTTTCGTTATGCACTTGGTACCAATTATACCATGCCGGGTTCGAAGACTAATTTCGATAACTTCTTCATTGATAAGAAGAATGCCAAGGCAGTTTATACTAAGTATACTCGTTTTGCGGCAAAGCGAGATAAGGAAATGGGTCTGATTACCGATGCGGCTTACAATGAGATTATGCGCCAGTTGAGTTTTAGGAAGTAAGAAATGAAATAATTGACTTTCTATGAATGTTATGATATAATATTTATAGAAACTTGAGAGACGATTGCAGCAAGATTTAAACATAATGCTGAACTTATGGGAAAAATCGTCTCGTTTTATGCTCGTGTGGTGGAATTGGCAGACACCAGGGACTTGGCAGAGATGGGAAAATTTTATACGAGGTTTGCCTGTATTTTACTTTATAAATAGAGGTGAATACTATGTCAAACAAAGCAAAATGGAGGAATTATTCTAAAGAAGAAATTGAATAGTTTGTAAAAGATTCTTATTCTTATAGAGAATTAGCTAAAAAATTCGGATATGCCCGAGATGGGGGCGGGACGATGTCCTCATTAAAGAAAATGGTGGAAGAATTAAATTTAGATGTTTCTCATTTTAAAGGACAAGGATGGAATAGAGAAAATTATTCTTATGAAATTTTTCAAAATGATACTCCTAAAAAGAGAGGTTCTGCACTTTAGCCTTTAATAGCCCTTAGAGGAAGAAAATGCGAGAATTGTGGTGTGACAACTTGGTTGGGGAAACCTATTAATTTAGAAGTTCATCATATTGATGGAGTAAGAACAAATAATTCTTTAGAAAATTTACAATTATTATGTCCAAATTGTCATTCTTACACTGATAATTTTCGACGTCCTAAAAAGGAATCAAAAATTTCAGAAGAAGATTTTGCTGAAGCTTTAAAGAATAATAAAAGTATCTATTAGGCTTTAAAACAGTTAGGATTGACTTGTGCGGCTGGTAATTATTCAAGAGCTAGAAAACTAATAGAAAAGTATAAAATTGAACATCTATATTGAGCACTTAATTAGGAAACGACTAAGTGAATGTTGGCTAAACGGCGAATATCCATTTTGGACAACGCCGTGCTAAATAGCGTAAATGCTTAAATGTGTAGAGACTATACACCAACCACCTAAGTCAGAAATGATATGGTGAAGACATAGTCCAGACTACAACGCTTTATGCGGCTATGGTAACATAGAGTAGTAAGAAAATCCCTTGTTGGAAACAGCGTGCGGGTTCAAATCCCGCCATGAGCACCAGTGGTTAGAACCAAACCATTAACCAAAAGGTTCTCGAACGCCTTATCGTTACATGTGTGCTGACTTGGGCAGGTTCAAAATGAATCTGCGGCCTGGCACGGGCAGAAAAGAGCGTGGTTGCTCAGTGCTTATATGGGGGATGGAATTGCTAGGAGTGATTGCCTGTTTTGCAAACAGGATAGCAGATGGGTTCGAATCCCATATCCTCCACCATTAAATCTTTCCGAAACGGCGAGGGTCGTAGCGAATGTTCTAAGCGTAGCCAACGTTTTCTGGCGGCACAGGAAAGATTAAGGCACATCCCAGCAAATTTTAATTACCTTGCCACGTTTAAGGTATCCGACATTGCCGGATTTTGTTATTTAGTGTCTTGAGTTCCTCAAGAGAAAGGAAGAATATATGAATAAGTTTGTAAATGCTATTTCCAATGAGGCTTCCCTTAATGGTTCTGCGAAGTTGACCGAGAATGGTGCAGTTGCTCGTTCTACCACTGGGGATTGTCTGCTTGATTTTTATGCAGTTTCTGGTGCATTGCGCACTCGTAGTGAAGCTGATATTTTGAGTCTTTTTAAGAAGGCTTGGAATGAGAATCCTCTGTATGCGCTGAAGACTGTGTTTATGACTCGTGATATTCGCGGTGGACGTGGTGAGCGTCGTACTGCTCGTATCATTCTGAAGTATCTGGCAGATGTCGCGCCGCAGACTGTTATCAAGAACTTTGATAATATCATGGAGATGGGTCGTGCTGATGATTTTTATGAGTTCGTTGGTACTTCTGTCGAATCTGCTATGTGGCAGTATTTGCATAATCAGATTGTTGAAGACTTGAAGAATATGCGTGCGGAGAAGTCTATTTCTTTGACCGCAAAGTGGCTGAAGTCTATTAACACTTCTTCTAAGGAGTCTCGTGCGCTTGGTCGTAAGACTGCTCGTGCGCTTGGTTTGACCGAACGTGAATATCGTAAGACTCTTTCTCGGCTGCGTAATTACCTCAAGGTTGTTGAGGTAAAAATGTCTGCTGGTGAGTGGACCGATATTGATTATGCTGCGGTGCCTGCTGTGGCAATGAATCGTTATCGTAAGGCTTTTAAGCGCCATAATCCTTCTGCTTTCGATACTTATATCGAAAAGGTCGAAAAGGGTGAAGAGAAGATTAATGCTTCTACTTTGTATCCTTATGACCTGGTAGAAAAGATGATGGAAGGCAGTAGCTACTGGCTTTCTGGCGTTAAGGAAGACCCCGTTATTGAAGCTCAGTGGAAGGCTTTGCCTAATTACATCGAGGGCGAGAATAACGTGCTGGTTATGGCTGACGTAAGTGGTTCTATGTACGGTCGTCCTATTGCTACTTCTGTTGGTTTGGCAATTTATTTTGCTGAGCGTAATAAGGGTGCTTTTAAGAACACCTATATGACCTTTACTGATTGCCCTCATTATATCCAGATCCAGCCTGATCAGACTTTGGCAGAAAAAGTTGGGGCTGTGATGCGTACCGATGTCGGTTGTAGCACTAATTTGGAGCGTGCATTTATGCAGGTTCTGGATACTGCTGTGATGAATCGTGTACCTCAGAAGGATATGCCTAAGGCAATGGTGGTTATTTCCGACATGGAAATTGATCGTTACTTCCGTGGACAGGGACTTGATTTCGTGTCTGAGATGGTCCGTCGTTTCCGTGCGGCTGGCTATCAGATGCCTCGTCTGGTTCTTTGGAACGTACAGGCTCGTTCTAACACTTTTCATGCTAACTCTACTAATCCTTATGTCACTTTTGCGAGTGGACAGGGAGTTGCGGAGTTCAAGAATGTGTTGGCTGGTATTTCTCTTGACGCTTATGCAGCAATGATGAAGGCTTTGGATGACGAGCGCTACGCTTCTGTTGTCCTGTAAATGAATGATTAAAAGGTGTCCTAAAATTTTCTTGCTTTGCAAGTTGGGTAAATAAGAAGTTAGGACTAAGTGATGGGAGTTCAAGCCTTTTAATTGACTTTTTATGATTTCTATGATATAATATTTATAGAAATCAATTAGATGGATTCAGCAATTAAAGTTTTTAGATATAAATTATTATTTTAATTGTACAGATTTAGCTATTTTCTCGGTGAAATTTGGACATTTCATTTAGAGGTTGCTATCAAGATGTTCTTATAGCTAAATCACCGCGCGGTACTTTTAACTTTTAACTTTTAACTTTTAATCCATCTAGTTTTTATGGTTCTGTAGCTCAACTGGTAGAGCAGTGGCCTGAAGAGCCGCGTGTAGTTGGTTCGACACCAACCGGAGCCACCATTTATTGTTAAGGCGATTTCAGCAAACATTTTAAATATAATTAACAGTTTGGGACTGACAGTTATTGGTTCGAATCCAATCGACCCCATTTGAGGGGTTGTAGCTTAACGGGCAAAGCGGTAAAAGTAATTATTGATGTCGTCTTGTTTTATACTCCCTTATCTCAACGGTAGAGAAGCGGACTTATAACCCGTATTAGCACCAGATTAGTGCATGATGTCCGTTCGAATCGGACAGGGAGTATTTATATCGGGGATTAGCGCAGTTTGGTAGCGTGCTTGATTTGGGATCAAGAGGTCGTGGATTCGAATTCCACATCTCCGACCACTAGGGAAGCGCTGAGTAGCTATCAGCGAGATTAAGGTGCCTTCACACCGGCATTATATTTTATTTATTCTGAAGGAGAATGGGTAAAACTTTAAGAGGTTTAACCTCTTTTATATTGCGGGATGTAGCAGTAGTTCGCTAACGGGTCTCATAAGCCCGTGTAGGCCGTGAGCATAACCGGCTCCCGCATCCAATAAAACCTTCGTTAAAACAACTCTCTAAACTTTCGGGTCTACGGTAGTGCTTTGACGGAATCCTAGGTTAAGCGCAATGAGTTGGCGAGACTTAGTTAATTACAGATAAGCCAGCGGGTTTCTGCGAAGGTCACCCGCAATCATACGGGTATAGCTCAGTTGGTAGAGCATCTGGCTTACATCCAGAAGGTCAACAGTTCAAGCCTGTTTATCCGTTCCATTAAAAGACACGCTTAAAACAGCAATTATTTTGGTTAAAATACTAATCTGATAAATTGGTTAATGCAGTTCAAATCTGTAAGTTGTGTCTTGTTTTGCGGAGTGAACCAGTCGGGGAACTGGGTACGCCTGCTAAGCGTTACGACAGAGAAATCTGTTTGGGGTCGGCACCCACGCTCCGCGCCATAAGCATCTATAGGCAAATTGGCAAAGCCGGCACATTTAGAATGTGCTGTTTAAGAGTTCAAGTCTCTTTAGATGTACCAAATAGCTATGTAATTTCCATAGCTTTTTATAAAGACGATTACAGCAATAATTCTTAACAAGAATTTGTCATCGGTTCAACTCCGATATTACCCACCATTAAACAGGATAATTAGCTCAATTGGTAGAGTGTTTTCTTTTAATCGTCTTGAGATTGAATAATTCTATTTAGGCAATAACAGCCATCTAATGTCAGGATAGTGCAGAAGGTTAGCACGCTGTTGAAAGGCAGTATCTTGGGTTCGAATCCCAATCTTGAGGAAACGTACATTGTCTAGTTGAAAGGTATCTTAAATGAGAATGAATGTATTTACGGGACGAGGTAATTCATATGACTCTGCCGCAGAACAAGCACAGGATGATTTAATTGATTATTGCCAAGTTAATTGTGTATCTGGTAATGATGTGATTTCATTGGCGCCGACAGTCATTAATGATCAATTTGGTTATACAATTTCTTTGTGGCTCTTGTTAAAATGATACCAGATTTAGATACGGGGTTAAATAAAGTTACTAAATATATAATAGAAAAATGGCTCCAATTTTATTGGGGCTTCTTTTTATAAGGAGAGTTTTATGGGGAAAATTATTCTATATACCAATCATTGTCCACGTTGTACTATTTTGGAAAAGAAGCTTCAAGAGAAAAATATCAGTTATGAAATTTTTACTGATGTGCAAAAGATGATTGATATGGGATTTGAAAGTATGCCGGTTTTGCAGGTTGACGAAAAGAAAATGCTTTTCAAAGAAGCCATAAAATGGGTAAACAAGGAGTAATTTATGGATTTTGGAATTAATATTAAGCTAGATAAGGACTTTACTAATCATTTAGAGTATCTTATTAGTAAATATGGCGTAGATCTTGCAAAATTGAATGGTTTCGCCGATGAACAGTTAAATTATACTGATTTTATTGATAATTTTATTGATAAACAAACTGTTGCAGATGCAAGCATCGACGGCAATGCCAATGTAGGGACAAAAGATATTTGCTCTCTAGTTACAGAAATGAACAAGCCGCACTCAAAACTTCTTGCGTTTAATAAGATTTTTTATGAAATTAAAAAGAAATATGGTCTCAAGCGTGCGAAACAATGGCTAAATGCAGAATATACCGGTTTTTATTATTTACATGACGCAGCTTCAGCTACTTTTGTTCCCTATTGTTTTGCATACGACATTGAAGAATTAGTAAATAAAGGTCTATACTTTATTGATAATTTCAACGCTCAGCCACCAAAGCATTTGACTACTTTCACTGATTTTGTAGGCGAATTTGTTAGTTGGGTTTCAAATCGTTCTTCTGGTGCCTGCGGATTGCCCAGTTTTCTTGTTTATTCTTATTATTTTTGGAAGAAGGACGTAGAAGAAGGTTATTATGTCAAAAGTCCAGAGTATTATCGTGACCAAGAGTTCCAACGTATTGTATATAAGCTAAATCAGCCTTATCTTCGCGTAAATCAAAGTGCTTTTACAAACTTTTCAATTATGGATGAATCCTATCTTGAATCTATTTTCGGTGGGAAAACCTTTCCTGATGGCTCTTATATGATTGATGAAATTGATAATATCATTGAATATGAGAAAGCTTTTATGGAAGTTGTTAGTGAGATTCGCGCGAAGAATGTAATGACATTCCCAGTTCTTACCTATTCTCTATTGAGAAAGGATGGCAAGTTTACTAATGAAGAATTTGCAAAATGGTGTTGCAAGCATAATATGAAGTGGGCAGATAGCAATTTCTTTATCAGTGAAGATGTTACTAGTTTATCTAATTGTTGTCGTTTGGTTTCTGATATTAAGAATCTTGGTTACTTTAATTCTATCGGCGGTTCGGCACTGGAAGTTGGTTCTATCAAAGTCAATACAATTAACTTGGCAAGACTTGCTTATATGAGCAAAGATAAAGATGAGTATTTGAAGAATTTACGCGAAGCTGCAATTCTTTCTTTGGATACTCTTGATGTTATTCGCCATATCCTCGAGCGCAATATTGAAAAAGGACTTCTTCCAAATTATTCTCGTAAGATTATTAACTTATCATCTCAGTATAATACCATTGGTATAATTGGTATTTTTGAGACTTTACAAAAATTTGGTTTGACAAAAGAAGATGAGTTTGGTAACACTTATTATACCGACGAAGGTTTGGATTTCGCAAAAAAAATTCTAGCAACTATTAATGAAACTAAGAATGAGTATACCAAAGATAAGAATTATAGTGCTAACGTTGAAGAAATTCCTGCGGAGCGCGCTGCCGCAGTTCTAATGCAAAAGGATAAGATGTTTTATCCTGATGAAAAATATAGTTTGCCGCTGTATGGAAATCAATGGATTCCTCTTGGCGTAAAAACTACTTTGGCAGAAAAAGTGCGTTTGTCTGCGGCTCTTGATAAGGCTTGTAATGGTGGCTCAATTGCACACATTAATATTGATAAGCCTTTTAATAATTTTGAAACTGCTTGGAATATGCTTAACTATATTGCCGATCAAGGTGTTGTTTATTTTGCATTCTGCACCCGCATCAGCGCCTGTGAGGAAAACCACGGTTTCTACGGTGATACTTGTCCTATTTGCGGCAAACCCAAAGTGACTACCTATCAACGTATCGTTGGTTTCCTTACCCCAGAACGCACCTATTCCAAGGAGCGCAAGGCCGAATTCAAAATGCGTGACTGGATGGACCTGAATGCGATGAGCGAGATGTGATTATGCCGGATTCTATTACTCTGCGCGGCTTTCTGGATGAAGATTTTATTCAGTATAAAAATTTGCTATGTTCTCGGCAGTGTGCCAATCCAAGATCCTGCTCTCGGCGTTACGCTCGTATCTTCCAATCAGTATGCAGAAAGGCTTTAACATGAAAATTATTACAAATCCCAGCTGGACAAAAGAAGAAGTCGATGAATTCCATGCTTCTATCAAGTCCAACAATGGCTATTGTTCCTGTCGCATTGAGCATATCCCACCAATAAATATATGTGTCAGAAATTTCGTTCTCAGCCCTCTGGCCTGTGCCACTGTGGTCTCTATCTCAAGGAGGATTAACCATGAATCTTAATAAATGTAATAAACTTTTTCGCTTTGGTGTGTTTTTTGCAGCGTTCATCACAATGCTCGTTTTGATTATTTTCTGCCCCTGGCTCAGTATCACCGCCAGCGCAGAAACTTCCACTCCCGAAACCGCTATCACTACCTACACTGTCACCTATCACGCCAATGGCGGCTACTGGTGGAGTAACTGGTCTCGTCCGGCTTATTCTTTTGCCACCAAAGAATTTAAGCAGGAAGAAGGCAAAACCTACCAGATCATTGATTCCAAGCCTACCTACGGTGCCAATACCTTCAACGGCTGGAATACCGAATCTGATGGCTCCGGCACCTGGTACTCTCCCCATCAGGAGTATGTCTGTACCAGCAATATGGACCTTTATGCTCAGTGGCTCGGCCCCGTTCCTGCTCCCACAGCTGAACCCACTGCCACACCGGAACCCACCCCGGAACCGACTATTGAACCCACAGCTACTCCAGCACCGACCGTAACTCCTGAAGCCGTAACCACTCCGGTACCCATCCCCTCGTTCAAACCCAATTATCGCGTCATGTACCGCGCCTGGCTTCAGTTTATCCGCAATCAGATGATTGGCCTGTATAAGTAAAGGAGACACTTTATGCACTATGAAACTCCGTATGTAAACTATACCGTCCTTGGAGATTTTCCCAGGCCGTCCTGGATGAAGGCGATGTCATTTTCAAGAATGACCTTTCCGTCAAACTTCTCGCTCCTAACATCCCTCTCTCTTCTCTTACGCCAACCCCTCGGATGCCGACCTCTACCACGTCATCAATGAAACCGACTATCTGAATGATGAAACTTGCTCGATTTGCGGCAATCCAAAAATAACTATTTATTAAAGAATTGTTGGATTTTTAACTCCTGAACGCACTTATCCAAAAGAGCGTAAAGCTGAATTTAAGTTGCGTGATTGGATGGATTTAAATGAAATGAGTGAATTGTAATGGAAGAAAGTGCAATCTTAATTAAAGGTTTGGTTGATGAAGATTTTGTTCAATATAAAAAACCATCAATGTTCATTGGGACTTGTTTTTGTGATTGGAAATGTTGTAAGGACGTAGAGTGCTCGGTAGCAATGTGTCAAAATAGTCCTTTAGCAAATTCAAAAAGCAAAGTCGTAAAGTTCTCTGTTTTATATAATAGATATATTAATAATCCTATTACTAAAGCTATTGTATTTGGCGGACTTGAACCAATGCTACAATTTGAATCGGTGATGGAGCTTATTAAATATTTTCGCCAAAAAGGTTGCAAAGATGATTTTGTAATTTATACTGGTTATTATGAAGATGAATTACAAGAAAAAATTAAATTCATCGAGTCTTTTGTGAAAGAATATGATGGGAAGATTATCGTTAAATTTGGGAGATTTGTACCCAATCAAGAGCCTCAATGGAATAGAATATTGGGTGTAGAACTTGCTTCTCCAAACCAGTATGCAAAGGAGTATCAATGAAAATTAAAACTAATCCTGCTTGGACAAGTGAAGAAGTAAAAGAATTTCAAGCTACTATTAAGTCTAATGGTGGATATTGTCCTTGCCGCCTAATCAAGAGTCCAGAAAATAAATGCATGTGTAAAGAATTTATGAATCAGCCCTTTGGACTATGCCATTGTGGACTTTACTTCAAAGTAGAGGAGTAAATAATGGTTTATCAAGGTTCAAAATCAAGAGTAGTTAAAGACATCTGTCCTATTATTCAAAAGGCAATAGATGAATTAAATTGTGATACATTTGTTGATGCCTTTGTCGGTGGTGCGAATCTAATTTAGCATATCAAATGTAAAAACAGAATTGGTTATGATATTAATCCTTACTTGATTGCATTACTTAATAACTTAGATAAGATTCCAAATTTTGAAGTTCCTGTCTCAAAAGAAGAATATGATATTTGCCGCGCGGAGTGGCGCTCTACACAATTAACACATCCAGATTGGTATATTGGTGCAGTTGGCTATATTGCTTCTTTCGGTGGAAGATTTTATGATGGTGGATATGCGAAAGATGTTCCTGCAAGTGATCCAAAACGACATGAGCATCGTAATAGAAAGAATAATATTCTCAAGCAAATGCCAGAATTAATTGGTTGTAAATTTGAAGTAAAAGATTTCTTTTCTCTTGACTGTATGAATGCCATTATTTATTGTGATCCGCCTTATAATGGAACTAAGCCTTATCCATATGATAACTATGATAAAGATACATTTTGGAATAAGGTTAGAGAATTATCTGAGTATAATCAAGTTTTTATTTCTGAATTGAATGCACCAAATGATTTTAAGATGGTTTGGCATAAGAAAATTAAAAATACTGTTGGATTAAATAATTCTCTTGACCAAGTCGAAAAACTATTTATTAAGAAATGACATTAGAAAGTCAGGCTTCAATGCTTGACTTTCTTTTTCTTTTGTGGTATAATATTTATAGAAATATGAAAGAGGTGCTTTATGGAATTAAGTATTGAACAGCAAATGGCTGTGGAAACTAATGCTGAAAAAGTCCTGGTTATTAGCTGTGCGGGAGCGGGTAAAACCCGTACTCTAACTGAACGTGCAAAGTATTTGCTTCTCAATGGAGTAAAACCATCAGAGCTTATTCTTATTACATATACAAATAACGCTGCGCAAGAAATGAAAGATCGTTTATCTGATTGTCCTGGCTTTGATAAAGTGTCTATTGGTACAATTCATAGTTATGCCGCGCAATTGCTTTCGATGAATAAAATTGGATTGGATAATATTCTTGAACGTGCGCGTGAAGATGACGATTTTGATAGCCTTTTCCGCGAAGTGAAAAAGCATCTGAATACGATGTTTATTCCCGCTATTGATCACTTACTCATTGACGAGTTTCAGGATGTAGCACCGCAGGAATATGAGTTCATTAAAACAATTTTAAAACCAAAACATTTCTTTGCAGTTGGCGATCCGCGCTAGATGATTTACTCTTTTAAAGGTAGTTCAAAAGAAGTGTTTAATAGCCTATACAACGATCCGCAGACAAAGATTTTTGAGTTGACTGAAAATTATCGTTCTCGTTCTGGCATTCTCAAAGTTGCACAGCAAGCTATTCGAGATCTTGATGAAGCTGCGATTACAGATGTTGTTCCGATGAAGCGAGGAATGGCAGAAGTTACTTCTATGGCTTTTGATATTCCAGCTGTTGCATATATGCTCAAAGAGCGTGGAGACTATAAGGATTGGTTTGTTCTTGCACGTTCAAATAAACTTGTCGCAGAAATTGCGGCAGAATTTGACGCATTAGGTGTTCCTTATGTCAATTTTCGTCAAGCAGAAAAAACGACTGAAGAAATTCATCAGTTGATGAATGAGAATGTTGTTAAATTACTTACTATTCACTCTGCTAAAGGACTTGAATCTAAGAATGTTGTTCTATTTGAGAATTTCTTAGGCAATAATCGCTATTCTCAAGAAGCAAGAGACGAGGAACGCCGTATTCGTTATGTTGGCATCACTCGCGCAGAAGATAAACTTGTACTTGTTAAGCAAAAGCGAGCGGGTCGTGCGAGGATGCAAAGACCTACAAATTTTGATTATGCTCGAGGTTTTGGATTTTGAATTATGCAGGAATAAAGTATTTTGATATTGCAAATGCGCCAGGTGTTGGGGTAAGTCTTTTTGTGTCTGGATGTCCTCTTCATTGCAAGGGATGTTTTAACTCCGAAGCGCAAGATTATAATTTTGGAGAGCCTTATACAAATAAAACTACTTCTACTATTGTAGAGTTTTTTAAGGAGCATCCACAAGTGAAGAGCTTTTCCCTTCTTGGCGGGGAGCCTTTTGCATAGGACGTTAATGGACGTTCTCATATGGCTCACCTTGTGCAAAGGCTGAGAGATGAAACTCAATGTGAAAATTATTGGGTTTGGTCTGGACAGAAATTTGAAGATTTAATTCAAAAGCCAGAGGATAAACTACTTTTGATGTTTGATGTGTTGGTGGATGGTCCTTTTGAACTCGATAAAAAAGACCTCAGTCTGGCTCATAGAGGTTCTTCAAATCAACGGATAATTGATTTAAAGCATTTCTTTAAAACGGGTGAGGTCAAATTATGGAGTGAATCTTAATGACTTACACTTGTACAATATATTATTTGCATGATAGTTTTGCTAATTTAGCACTGAATCGTTTTGGCAAAGAGATTGGAAAAAATCTTGATATGCCATTGAGTGCGACAATAGACAACGCTACATTTGCACTTGATGATAATAAGAGAATTGTCGTTTAGACAATTAAAGGTTTATCGCGTGGTTCAATAGCGAGTTGCAGGCCAACTTATGCTATTGTTGAAGGCGCACTTATAACACCAGAAACAGTGGATATTTACAATCAGTTGGCTCAAACAACAGGTAAAATATTCCTTTGGGAAGAAAGAGAGTTGCAGGAGTAATGACGTAAATGGGAATTTTGTTCTCTGTAATAGGAGCACTCGTTGGCGCAATTATAGTTTATATTGTAATGCGCAGGCGCCAAGAAGAAATTAAATAGATTAATAGGGCGCAATTAGAAGCATTTGATAAAGAAGTCCAAGAGAAAAAGATAGTTACTTAGCATTTAATAGATTCTTATAATGAGTCACTTGAGCGCGCGAAACAAGAAAATAATAGGGCGCTAGAACACGCGAGATAGTATAATCAAGAGCAATTAAAACAAGTTCAATCAGATTACTATAGTAAAGTTCAAGATTATACAGACAAAGCAGAAGAACAAAAAACTTTTCTAAACAATGACATTGCTGAACTTCAAGCTAAGATTGTTGCTCTTGAAAAAGACTATGATCATAAAATTGTTGATTTTGATAGGCAATGGTAGTCTTTGATGAAAGAACGCCGTGAAGCGATGGACAAATTAGAAAAAGAGAATTTGGATGATTATCTTGATTAGTAGATGTCTCTTAAATCTCAATATCAAAAAGATAAATTAAAACTTTAGTCTGAGATTGACAATTTATCTGCTTTGCGCGCAAGTCTTATTGAAGCGCAAATTCGTAAACAAAAACTCAAAGATGAACAAGACTTTTATCGTATTCATCTTTCTGTCGATGCTCAAGAGGACATTGATAAATTACTTCGTTTTGCTAAAGAATGCCATAGTCAGCAACCTTTGCGTAAATTGATTTGGAGTGAATACTTTTTAAAGCCTTTTGGCGAAATGGCAGGACGCATTCTTGGCAAGGATAAAATTTCTGGTATCTACAAGATTACTAATATTAAAGATGGCAAAATATATATTGGATAGAGTACAGATATAAAAACTCGTTGGTCCAACCATATCAAAGCCGCGCTCAAAATAGACTCAATAGCTCACTCAAGAATCCACGATGCAATGGGTGAAGAAGGTATTTGGAACTTTACTTTTGAATTATTAGAGCAATGTTCAAAGGAGAAATTGAATGAACGAGAAAAATATTACATAGAGTTTTATCAATCAAACATCTACGGCTATAACAAAACCGTTGGCGGAGCGTGAAGTTACAAATATTAAGTTTATAAATAGGGATACTGGGTAGGTTGTTCTAAAATTAGACAAAGCAAAAGTCAATATTGAATTAGAACATGAGATAACTTTACCAAGAGGAGAAATAAAATGGCCTACGACTAGAACAATATTGATTAGATGACTTGTACTGGAGCATATCTTTTCCCGCGTGGCAATGGTACTTATAATGCAATTTTAAAATATGTTACTGACGACGGTAGGAAAGTAACAATCGAAGGAATTATTAGACATTTTAAACCTCAATTTGAAATTTATAATGACTCTGCTTCTGGGACTATTAATTTTGTTTTTGAGAAGAACGTTGATAAAGATAATAATTTATTCACAATGAGGATACAAGATAAATGACTTATTCTGATATATTGAAAGAAATGGAACATCATGGAATGAATGAGTTCTGTATCGAACGCTATGAAGTTGAAGTTATCGCGCCCAATAAATATCTTATTCATATTATTTTTGATAGCGAAAAGAAAAAGATGTATTTGACCGCGCGGGCGACTGATATAGTTGAATCTCATACTTTTGAAACAATTTCTGCTTTTGGTGGAATCAATGTTCAAAAAGTGGTTGAGTATAAAGGCCCTATTGTCAAACTTGGGTTAAATACTTCTATTGATTTTAATAAAGATAACCCCGTCACGATTTATTTCGTTGACAAGGAGAAAAACTAATGCAATTTGATAATACAAGAACTTTTAATTGGGAAGGTGCTTTTCATGGTATGAGAGCGCCGCTTGAATCTTGGGCAAAATCAGATAGTATGTTTGGTCTTGCACCAATGGAAAGTACATATGATTTAGAGATGCTAAATACTTGGCGTGATAAAGAATATCCTAATGGATTTAACACAGAACAAGAAAGGACCGCTTATAATGCAGAAAAGATTTCGTGGATTGACAATAATGGCATTTTGCGTTGCGATAATAATTGCATGGAGTTTGCTTTTCTCGGACCGGCGGACTTAGATCTCGCTCAGCGATTGATTAAGGCTGGCCCAGAGCATAGAAAATTTTTGCGTTAGATTTTTGTTTCGACTTATATTAGTCTACCTTTATCTATATGGAAATAGCTTGATACATATAAAATTGGTACCGTAACCAATTCTACTTCTACCATGCATAAGATTCAGTCTAAGCCGCTTACAAGAGAAAGTTTCGAGATTGAACAAATTCCTTATGAAGAACAGGAAGAAATGGAACAACGTGATGGTATTTATTGCGCTGGTGAATTAGATGATTTGTTTGATGAAACAATTCAAACTTGTGAAGATTTACGCAGAGCATTTAATCAAACAAAAGACAAGCGTTATTGGCGTAAGTTGATTGAATTGCTTCCTGAGTCTTATCTTCAAGCGCGTGAATATACTTTAAACTATGAGGTTCTTTGTTCTATTGTTCATCAACGTAAAGGACATAAATTAGGGGAATGGCAAAAATTTATTCATTGGGTTCATACTTTACCTTATGCAGAGGAGTTAATTTTCTATGATGGAGACAAGTAATATGAATTATGAGGAACGTTCTTTGAATACTTCTAAAGCTGTTGGGCAATGTGTTGACTAGATTTCATTGCTCGATCCTATTCAAGAGGATCCTGGCAATGAGCTTCATGAAGTTCCTAATGACATGGTAGACCATCCTAATCATTATCAAGCCGGTGGTCTTGAATGTATTGACGTTATGGAACAACTTTATGGACGTGAAGCAGTAGAATCTTGGATTAAACTAACTATCTTTAAGTATGTCTGGCGCGCGGATAAAAAAGATGGCGCACAAGATATTGATAAGATTCGTTGGTATTCTGAGAAATTGGTTGAAATGTTGAAAGAGGATGGAGAATATTGACTCGGAAGAGATTTATAAAGTCTATGATGGCAGTTGGCTGGCAGCGAAACGAAGCTAATGATTACGCTCGTTTAAAGCCGAGTTATCTTTCTTATTCTCGCTATTGGAGTATCTATTGTCAATGGATTAAAAAGATGAGATATGCGCTCAAGAACGATTCGACTGAGGAATTTATAAAGGAGTATTATCTTGTCACAGATTAACTCTCTATTTTTTGAAAGGACGAATCATGACTAAGAAAAGATTTATTAAACTCCTAATGGGAATTGGGATTCCGCGGAATCAAGCAGAAGTATTTGCCTATTGGAAACATAAATGGTTTAAACCCTATGCTCAAAGCTGGAATGATTATGCTGCAACTCTTTCGCATAATCTTCGGTTTAGTTATTCACCAGGAGAGCCTGGTGAAGAGATTATTCTTCGAGATTTAAAATATTTGGAGCTACATAAAAATGAAAGATAACGATTCCATGAATAATTTGATTGATTTATTTTTTAATCCAGATTACGTCAAAGTTATGTCTCAACTTAATACTGCGGATGTAGATAAATTAAGTGATTCTGAATTGGATAAGATGATTGATCTACTTTGCGGTGGAGCAAAAACTAAATAAATTATTTAATTGCGTCGGATTTTATATCCGGCGCATTTTTATTTAATACTTATAATTAATGCCCAAAAATCTTACTTTACCATTAGATAACTTCGATAGGAGGGAGAGGTATGCTTTCTACACAAGGAACAAATATTACAATCACTCGTGGAGATAGTGCTTATATCACAGTTTCCATTACTGATTCTAAGGGCAACCCCTATACTCCAGGTCCCAACGATAAGATTCGCGCGCAAGTAAGACAGGATGCTTCTGCCACAAAAATATTATTTGAGAGTCAAATCCCTTATGATACTCTTGTTTGGCATATAAAACCAGAAGACACTGCTCAAGCGCAAATGGGCAAATCTTATGTTTACGACATGGAGATTGAGACTGCTGAAGGCGATATCTTTACTTTTATTCCTTTGTCTAGTTTCACCGTAAGCAAGGAAGTGACTAGAATTGGAACAGAATGAAATCTTATATGGCGCGATAAAAAATTAGTCTTCTCTTGAAGGCGTACTCGATGTTGGTGCGTTGAGTGGCGATATTGCTTGTTACTCAACACTTTCTGGTGCGCTTGCCGAGGATGGCAGCATTTCTGGTGCATTGTCTAATCCTATTTTGCGCGGCTATTCTGCCTATGCTATTGCAGTTATGCATGGCTTTAAAGGCACAGAGAAAGAATGGCTAGATAGCCTAAAGCCCGTAAATGGAGTCGATTACTTCATTGATGAAGACAAAATCGTCGAAACAGTTAAAGCCGATTTAAAAGATACATTTGTCGTAAGACGAGATGGCTATTCTTTAATCTCTTTAACTGATATTGCTAAATTAACTAATATTGCTGATAGAGCAACTCGCGTAGAACCATCTACTATTAATGGTAATATTATTATCAATGGTAAAGAAACAAAGGTTTATCGCGGGCTTCCTCTTGATGATTCTGAATATATAAAGAACCAAGATGAGGTTCGATTGTGTTCTGGTGGCGCCGCAAATGATTATGGCTTCGGTAAAGAGGACGATACATTCATCTTTGAGGGGTGAGATAAATGCCGGGTAAAACATTAAAAACTAGAATTCAAAACAAAGTTGACTCATTAGCTAACTTACAAGCTAATAACCCCTATATCTTAGCGGGTGAGCTTGTAACTGCTTATACTACTGTTGGAGTTAAGCAAGAGGATGGTAATGTAGTTCAAAAGAGAGTCGCCTATATCTATGTAGGTCCAGGCAACTTTAATGACTTATTTCCTATCGTAGGACCTTCTGCCGATGTTAAGGCTTGGGCTAAGGTTGATAATTTCGTTGATGTCATCATTGAAAAATTAACTAAAACTGACGAGAAAGGCGACATTGCTGAGAATGATACAGTTAATACAATGATTAACCGTATCAATAATAACTTCGCGCAAATTAAAACTGATATGCCATCTAAGACTTCTGATTTAGTTAATGATGGCGAAGGTACTGAAATTCCTATTAAGGATTTCATTACTGGTTATGAGTCTTATTAGTTTGTAAGCCGAGATTCAGTTAAAAATTACATTAACACTTTTGGTTTGCAAGATCTAGAAGAAATCAAAAAGAAACTTGCTGAACTTGAAAAGAAAGTTGATGATAGTTTAAAGGCGATTGATGAGCGCTTTAAATTATATTATACTAAGACTGAAATTAACGATTTACTTGCTGGTTATCTTAAAGGTGTTTAGATTGGTGATAAAGACGGTGGAGTTGTACTTAGTCCTGCTTCTACCGTAGTCACTTCTGAACAGCTTTGGACTTAGGTCAAAGATGCTTCTCAAAAGGACATTGAGAAGATTGCTGATGCAGCTGCTTCTACCGCTCTTAGCCAAGCCAAGACTTATACTGATACTAAGTTAAGTGAGTTTATCACTATTTCTTATAAAGGTCCATATGACTCTTATGCAGCGTTACTTGCTGATAATATTAATGGCGGTAAAGCTGGTGTCATTTATCTTGTAAGTCATAACCATAATGATAATGACAGTTATGATTCAACAGATAGCGATATATTTGATGAATATATTTGGGTTGTACCACAAGGGGATGGAGAACCTGGTTTCGAAAAAGTTGGTAACACAGATGTCAAGTTAAGCAACTATCTTCAAGCGGCACTCAAAGAAGATAAGACTGGTGTTCTTGACGGTGACGAAGGTTCTGTTTCTAAAATTGAGGTTGTTGAAGATCCTGTTGGTAGTGGTAACAAGTTCTTTAAAGTAACTTATAAGACTTTAATCAAGAGTGAAACATTTGACGCGGGTAAAGTTGCTGTTGGCTTTGGCAATGGAGCATTAAAGTCATCTGCTTTAGTTAATATTCCTTTAGCTGGCATCGCTGCTGGTAGTGCGGAATCTGATATTAATGATTCAACTACACTGGGCGGGGCAATCAGAAACTTGGAAACTAAGATTGCTGATGCGAAAGCAGATGGCGTTAAAGAAGTTGATATTGCTACCGACGGTGGCGTTGATGTTAGTGGTGGCCCGATTACCAATAAAGGCACATTAAAAGTTAGCCACTCTTTAAGAGCAACTGCAACTTCTGCTATTAGTGATACTGTTGGTTCCGCAGATGAACGTACTTATGTTAAAGAAATTGCGCTCGATAAATATGGCCATATTGTTAGTGTTATTACTGGTAAGGAAACTAATGTTGATAGTTATGCTACCGGCGGTTCATTTGCTGCGGATAATACAAAAATTGAATTAACCGTTACTGGCACTGGTCCTAATTTCAAAACATTTAAAGCAGGACTTAATAAATTGCCTGCTATGTTATTATCTCAAACTGATGCCGAAGATGATTTCTTAGTACTTTATTGCGGCACTAGTAACATTTTAGCTTCAACAGAACAAGTCAATTATACCTAATAAGGTGGTGAGTTGATGCTCAAGGCTAGAATACAACTGAAAAAAGACACCAGCGAGGCTTGGCGCATCAATAATCCTGTTCTATTGGATGGCGAAGCTGGTTATGAATCAGATACAAACTTAATGAAAGTTGGCGATGGAATCCATCGCTGGCTTGAATTAGACTATATAAACTCTGGCGCAACTGCAATAGCAAGTACAGCTAATTATGCTATTAATGCTGGTGCACTAGGCGGAACTTCTGCGGCTGATTGGGCTAAGAAGTTTGATAACTATGTTTTAAATACTCGAATCGAAGCCGTTATGTCAACTGCTTCAGCCGCGGATAAAATACCAACCTCAATAGCAGTTACTAATTGGGTTAAATCACAGAATTTCGCGGGTGCCGGTGATATTACTACTTGGGAGGACTTTTAATGGCTAATAAATTATTAAAACCAAAGAGAGGTAGAGTAGAGAACCTGCCTAAATTGGCTGTTGAAGATGGTTCTCTTATTTTTGCTTATGATACCAAGTCTCCCACTAGTACTGTTTTAGTTGATGTTGGAGAAACTAGATATGAATTATCTGCGGCAACGGCAAAGAAAGCAGATGATTCTAATGCCCTTGGCGGTAGCAGCCTTCAAAATATTGTTGATAAGATTGACAATGCAACAGGCGATGGAACTGCCTTTACTGATTTAGACACTACTACTAACAATAAAGTAAAATTGACAAGAGCCAATGGAACCACAGTTGAAAAAACAATTAATAACGTATCTAATGCTTCAACTGCTGATTACGCAAAAGTAAGTGGTAAGGTTGGGACTGGAACCGTTGGTTCATCAACTAAGCCAGTTTATATCAATGCTGGTACTCCTACTGCGATTAGCTCTATCCCATCTACTTTTGTTGCAGCATCGCAAATAAATGGTATTAATCTTGATACTTTGCGTATTCCCGGAATGTACTGGGCTGGAGGTGGCAATACTAATACTAATAAGCCCACAGGTATTGATGCTTTTGGTTTAGAAGTCCTTTAGAGTGCGGCTGGATGGTATACTCAAATTTGCTACGCTTCTGACGATTAGGAGAAACAATTTGTTCGTTATTATGACGCAGGAACAAAAGTTTGGAAAGATTGGATTGAACAAAATCGTTTAAATACCAAAACTCAAAGTGGTTATGCTCCTGCGCCGAATGCGGCAAATAAAGTTTATCGTACTGACGCAAGTGGCAATCCTGGTTGGGGTACATTAAACGATAGTTCAATTAGCAAATTGGCATCTACCGTTACTTTTGGTGACGGCAATGGAATGCGAATTGAACAGAATGGAGATAATTGGCGTCAAAGAATTAATATTTTTGATTCTTCTCAAACTACTCAATCTTATTCTTATCAATAGTCAACTGATGCGGGAAAAACTTATAAAGATTTATTTGTAATTGGCAATGATGGCACTGTAGTCGCATCAGCATTCCAAGGCGCACTCAAAGGAACAGCAGATTATTCAAAGAACTCTGGCGCTCTTGGTGGTAGTAGTTTAAAAAATATTATTGATAAAATCAATAATTCTACTGGCGATGGAACTGCATTTACTGACTTAGATACAACTACTAATAATAAGGTTAAATTAACCAGAGTTAATGGTAGTACAGTTGAAAAGACAATTAATAATGTCTCTAATGCTTCAACTGCAAATTATGCTAAAATTGCCGCAGCTGGTACTGCTAATTATCTTTATCGCAATCCAGCTTCTCGTTCAACTAGTGCAAATTTAACTATTACAGGGTTAGGTGGTTTAAGAACTTTTAAAGCAACAAGCTCCATGACAGAAGGTAAACCACCCGTTGGCGATGCGCATATTATCCATTTAGACTGGGATAATACTGGTGGTTATGATGCCCAAATTGCGGTACAAGCTGCAAAAAATGGACATATGGCAGTCCGTGGAATGGGCAGTTCTGTATGGGGTAGTTGGAATACCGTTCTCGATAGCGCGAACTATACAAACTATGCCGCAAAGAAAAACGCATATAACAGTGCTTCAATTTCAAATGCGACTATTACTCTTGGACGCTCAGATGGTTCGGCGGGCACTACACTAACTGTTAATAATGTTGCTCATGCTTTAACGGCTGATTTAGCTAAGAACTCTAATGCTCTTGGTGGCAGCAGTTTAAAGAATATTACTGATAAGATTGATAATTCAATTGCAGCCAATGATGCTATGCACTATATGGGTACTCTTGGCGCAGAATCATAGTCTCCAACTATTACTACGTTGCCTGCGACCGCAAGAACAGGCGATGCTTATAAAGTAATAACTGCCGGAACTTATTCTTCAATAGCAGCAGAAGTTGGAGATTTGTTTATTTATTCTGGCGCCTGGACTTTGATCCCATCTGGCGATGATGGTAATGTTTATGTTGGAGATTCAAAGAGTTCAAAATTTGCGGCTAAGAGCAATAATATTGTTGTCGCGGTTGGCGATTAGAAAGTAGCGAGCGCAGCAAATGTAACTGCTAATGCAGGTACAATTAGTGCTTTACAAAGTACTATGACACAATTAAAAGCCAATCAAGGTACTGTTACTACTCTGAGTGGCAGTAAAGCTACCTTTAGTACTTTTGTTGGGCGCTTAAATGGCACTTCAAATACAGCGAATGCATTAAATTCTCGCGGTCTTATAAATGCTTTTGCTTCAACTGTATTTCCAGATGTCGGCGGTTTGTCAATGAGCAAGCACTACTCTGGTAAAACCACTGGTTATCCAACTAGTTTTGGTAATGTGCTTACCATGTATGATGGAGGTGCGGGATAGTTATATATTGGTTGGAATGGTGAAAATCCTGGAACGTTTGTTCGTCATAAAAGAGATACAAGCGAAGAATGGACTGGCTGGCATAGATTTATCACGAGTGCTGACGCTTTAACTTCTTCTGCTTCAGCAATTAGTTCTACTAACAATTATTTTACAGCGGGTGCGACTACTGCCTATGTCGCGGCAAAAACAAAAAGTGCGGTTGGTAATTATTTACCTTTATCTGGTGGTACATTAACTGGTAATTTAAATTTTGCTAATGCTTCTACTGGTATTCGTGGTATCACCGGTACTATTGGAGATAATGATTTCTGGCGTGTAGTTGGTGGTGCGACATCTACTGATTCTGGCTATCTTGAATTAGCTACTGGTGATAGTGCTAATGAGCCTATTTATATTCGTCAATATACTGGTAAATTTACTACTATTAAAAGAACAGTTACTTTGCTTGATGGTTCTGGCAATACTTCTTTCCCAGGTCAAGTTACTGCAACTACATTTAATGGTATAGCAACTAATTCCGCAAAATTAGGTGGTTACTCTTTAACTAATGGAAATAATTATTTTAATGTTATTCCTTTAGTCCGTGCCGATGGAATAATGGAAGTTGGACATTATCTTGATTTTCATAATACAAGTCCAAGTACAATTGATTATGATGTTCGAGTTTAGGCAGAAAATAGTCGATTGATCGTTGGCGGTGGATTAGCTACTACTGTCACAGCTAATTATTTTGATGGAACAGCTAAAAATGCCGACACCGTTGATGGGTTCCACGCAGTTGATTCCAACAATTTGACAGCATCAGCAACTAGTGCTAAAATAGTATTAGCGAAAAATGTAGTATCTTATATTGATTCATTAGGTTTAGCCACTACGTCTCAACTTGAATGGATTGAATTTTAAAAGGAGGGAGTCATATGAGTCTTTTCAAGATGAAAAGAGGTCAAGAGAGTAAAGTCAACTCATTGGCTAAAGAGGATGGCTCTCTCATTTTTTCTTTAGATGGTGCAAATGATAGCACTCTTAGACTTGATTAGAATGTTAATGGGACTGTTTAGAGACTGGGAATTGCAGTTGATAAAGCTAAAAATGCTGAGCATACAAATACAGCTTCAACGGCCAATGTTGCGAAATTAATTTCTCCTTTTGAAAATGCAACTGCTAATGTTAGTCGCAATGTATGGTTTAGTGATTCAACAACTAAAAATAAACCGGTTTATAATGACAATTTTAAATATAATCCAGTTAGTCAAATTTTAACGACTAATATTAATGGCTCAGCTGCAAAATGGACAACAGCAAGAACGGTCACTTTAAATGGCGACTTATCTGGTTCTTTCTCTATTGATGGCTCTGGAAATGTCTCAGCCAACATTTACGATTATTATAGCACCGTTTAGGTAGGTAATACAAATAATTATCCTTATCATAGAATTGCAAAATTAGATACTATTTCTGGTTCTTACGTTGACAAATCTACCTTGCTTTATCTTTCTTAGGGATATTAGGGTGGGCGTTTTGGCATTATTAGAGTTGCTTTAAGAACTAATGATGTATCAGGTGGAGCAAAATCTAGAGTAGAAGCTCGTTGGTTAATTCGTTCTGGTTTTAATACGGACGATATAAAAATTGGGCATTATAGTGTTGCGGGTAAAACCTACGCTGATGTTTTTTATAGATCTAATAGCTCCTATGCAGGGTGCGTTATTCGAGATTTAGGTTCTAGCAGTAGAAATAATATTGGACGATGCTGGACTTTGGTTAATTCAAGAGAAACTGAAAATACCACAACTTCAGATAAAAAAACTTCAACTGAATGCTGGGCAACTATTGAGCTTGCAGGAAAAGATTTGCACAATTAGGCATATAGCGAAATAATTTCATCTTCTGATGGTGGAACTGTTTCTTATGCTAATAATTCTGGCGCGCTTGGTGGTTCTTCTTTAAGTCAAGTCCTCGCTTCTGCTGGTGGTGGCAATGCTTTTACAAGTTTAGATACAACTACTAGCAATAAAATCAAACTCACTCGTGCAAATGGCGGAACAGTAGAAAAAACTATCAATAATGTTTCTAATGCATCTTCTGCTAGTTTTGCATCAACAGCAACTCTAGCTTCAACCGCGACAAACGCAAGTACCGCTGATTACGCCAAATCAGCTGCGCCATCTGCTGGTTCTTTAAATTATGTTCAAGTATTTAATAGTTCAAATATAAGAAATTCTACTTCTGTAACAGTCAATGATCTTTCTAAACATCATTTCGCACAAGGAATGATAAATGCCGCGACAGATAATCCACTGGGTAAAACTGGTTGGGTTCATGTCCAATCAATGGCTTGGACTAATGGTTCAGACTAGTGGGCTTCTTAGCTTGCTCTTGATGTGTAGGATGGCTCCGGAATGTATTATCGTTCTTCTGCTGCCGGAGGTCATCTCGCTGGACGTAGTTGGAACAAACTTCTTGATAATACCAACTATACTGATTATGCTGCTGATCGAACTGCTTTTTCCGGAGTGTCTATCTCTGGACGAAATATTACTCTTACTCGTGCGAATGGCGGAACTGTTAAAATCACCACTTAGGATAGTAATACTACTTATCCAGTTCACGAAGGTGTCTATGATGCTTCTTTTGCTTCATCTTTTCGTTCCGAATCATTTGGTACGGCTGAGAGAGGATGGCACTTAGCCGCAGTAAGAACAGATGTAGCCAATGTAGATTATGCTCCTCGATTTGGTTCTGGTATTGCTTGGGCAAGAGAAGATACTCATGGTTATTTATATGTTGATTGTTCTGGGGCAAATGCTTACATCGGCGGTGGTAATGCTAACAGGCTTAACTGGCAAAAACAACTTGCGTTCCTTGATTCAACCGTCGCTAATGCAACCAGTGCAAAAAATGCTTCTCACCTAGGCGGCAAAGTCGCATCTGATTATGCTCTAAAGACTGATCTATCAGGAAATATTAATGCTTTATCTGCCAAGCGCTTACCATCTTACCAGTCGGTCTCTGTAGCTAACTCTTTCTTCTATCGCTACGGCACAGCCGGCAATACTGCTGATGGCGGAGCTTGGACCGGATTCCCCTCAACAACTCTCTATTCCGAAGCCTCAACCGCAAAAGGTTTTGGTAGCGCACTTTTCCGAAAGAAAGTTGGTGTCCTTCACTTAGCAGCTGGTTCTTCAGCTCATGATCTTGTATTTCAAGCTGGTGGCACTAATGGTGGTATTGCTTATGTCGCAACTGGACGTAATCCCGCTTACGTTCTCGATACTCTTAATTACAAAGACAAAGCATATACATTTAACAAATTAACTGCAACCAGCACATTTACGGCAACTAGTGGTGTAGTTATCGACGGAGGAAGTTATTAATGGCTTTACAATTAATGGGCGCAGCGCCTACAGCAAAAGAAATCGGAAGCTACTTGGACTTCCACGTAGATGTGAATAAAGGCGCGAAAGATTATGATATAAGATTATAGGCTAGAGATAGTGAGCTTGATGTCTTTGGTTCTAATGGCGACTCTGGCACCACTTTAAAGATCGGTTCAAGAGTTCAACTTACCTCTGACAGTGAAGGCGGCAATATTCGTATTTATTCTCCCAATAGTGCGTATCTTTATGAGATGGATGCTTATAATAATAACTTTCGTCTTTATCGTTAGACTGGTGGCGGCGAGAATTATTCGGGAATTACGCTCCTTGACACTAATGGTTATTCAACTTTCAATCGCGCTTATAATGCCGTCTATAACGATTATGCCGAATTTTTCCCTCGCGGAGAAGATACGGAGCCTGGCGACATCATTGCTCTTGACAATTCTGTTGATCAAGAGCAATATGTCAAGGCTACTATTAATTCTTGTCGAGTTGTTGGAATTCATTCTAATGAATACGCCTTTTTGATTGGCGGTGAAAATCCACCAGAAGGGCAAGACTTTTATTCCTACAACATTTCTAAGTACATTCCGATTGGCTTAGCAGGACGTTGTAGAGTTAAAGTTCTTGGCCCCATTCATAAAGGTTAGGATATAATTCCTACTTCTATTCCTGGTATTGGGCGTGCGTTCAATAGAGAAAAAGACAATCCATCACTTCTTTATTTATCGGTTGGTTTTGCTGTTGAAAACTCAACAGACGAATCAATCAAATTAGTCCGCGCGAAATTAAAGTGAGGTGAAAATCAATGGCTATTCAAATGAAACGCCAAGGCGGAGGGGCGTCAAATAATGCAGCTGCGACTATTCCTACTGCTCTTGCCTATGGTGAGATTGGTATTGATAGTGCAGGGAATATTTATTGCGGCAATGGCAAAGCTCAAGTCACCTCACAAGTTAAAAATGCTGCTAACGTTCTTTTTTTATATAAAGGAACTTATAAGAAAAATGGGTGGATTGAGAATAGTAAAAATAGTACTTGGTCTTAGACGGTCGCAATTACCGCTCAAGATGGTGGTCCTGCAATTAAAGCAGATTTTACATTATCTGCACCTATGGCCGCACAAACGGATAATCGCACAACAAATAAATAGCGCCAAGATGCTCTTGGTATAATTTCAGTAGGAAAATGTACTCCAAATGATAGAGGCCAAATCACTTGTTTAGTTTTTGAAAAACCATCAATAGATCTTGATGTTTATTGGTATGCGCGATTGTCTGGCGGTTATGATTCAATGGTAGATGCGCAAGGTGTTGGTACTATCGTTGATTCGGCTGTAAACAAAGCAATAGATGATTTAAAATCAAACATTACTTCTATTGTCAATGATGCAATTAACGATAACAATATTTATACTAAAATTAATGGTGTTTGTGCAGTTTATCGTGCGAAGTATTTAGCTTCAGGTTGGACAGCGGTATCTTCTAATGGTTATAGTTATTACCAAGAAGTAACTACTTCTAAAGTGTCTGATGGCAATGCCAATTTAAATGCGTCAAGTATATTCTTGACTCCTGGTTTCTTTTTGCCAAGTGGCACAGTATCAACTGATGCAGCTTGCGCGCGAGCAATGGGCATTATTAATGACGGTTATTCAACAAGCGGTACAAATAAAATTAGGACCTATACTACAACTAAACCAACTAGTGATATATGGGTCTATTGGGTGGTTAGAGAAGCAGTATGATTTATGACGAATTAACTGGCGAAGTAATTGAGAATCCAGACCTTACAAAAGGCAAAGTTTATACTGAAGAAAAAGTTATTGGGCATAAAGAAGCTCAACGAGTTCTTCTTGAAGGTACTATAACTGATTTTGACCCAGAGGGCTGTTGGATGGAGATACCTGCCGAAGATGTGACCGAGACTATTGAGAAGTATCACAAGTATACTATTGATGAACTAATTGAGCAATAGCAAGCAGCGCAGAAACCAATAGAGACTTCAATTTCTCAAGAAAAAAAACTTGAACTATTGCTTAATGCTATACCTACCGCCGCGTATCCAATTGAACCACCCAAGGTAGGTTATAAATGGTCTCCAATGTATAATAGCGAAGCGGGGTTTGGTTGGGAAATGGTAGTTGATCCTGACGCTTTTGGCACCCAAGAAAGACCTTTATATTGGAAAGAGGGTATGGAAGTTAAAGCTGGATATTATTATAAAGATGAAAGTGGGCGACTGATGTTTGCTGTTGAGAATGGAGTACCTGATTATTTTGGTCAGTATACTTTTATGGAAGAAATATTTAGTCAAGAGATATAAGTTTATGGGTACTTTATCTAGGGGCTACAATGCCCCTACCTTGTTGGAGATATTTATATAACGACTCGAAGTGAGAATCCTTCGAGTCTTTGGTAGGGAACAACTTGGGAGAAAGTTGGGAGCGGACGGGCGTTAATGGGTGCAGATAGTACCCATGGAGTTGGAACTACGGTTGATAGTGGATTGCCGGATATTCAAGGTACTCATAAGATTGGCTGGGGAGATAAAAGTGGCGGCGGTGCCATTATATCTTCTAATTCAACCACTGGTGCTTTTTATTCCGCGCGTGATGGCAGTGCTATTTTTAGTGCGGGAATTTACGAATCGACTAGTGACAACCATAGAAATTAGGTTGGTTTTAAAGCTAGTAATTATAATTCTATCTATGGCAAAAGCTCCATAATCCAACCTCCTGCTTTCTTCTGTTATTTTTGGAAACGATTAAGTTAAGGAGTATAATATTATGGCGTCTTTAGCACGGGTGGGGGCTAGATTTAGATAAAATCTGGCCTATTGGTTCAGTCTATATAAGTGTCAATTCGACTAACCCTAGTAGTTTATTCGGCGGGAAATGGGAGCAGCTAAGTGGAAGATTTTTAATAGGAGTTGGAACTGGAACAGCTAACACTACCAACTTTTGGGGTGATGATAACTGGGATCATACAATTGGAACAGTAGAAGAAAAAGGCGGATAGGCCTGGCATACATTAACTGAAGCAGAGTTGCCAGTTATTGATGGTTCTTTTCGTACTCCAGTTGTAGCAAACCACAATACTTATGGCGTTAGAGGTCATGCTTATGGTTCGAATTGGCCTGATGATAGAACTACTAATGAATATTCAAAAGGTAGTGGAGCTGTTATGAATTGGGGCTATGGCTATAAGTTTGGTGGAGGTCAAGCTCACAATAATATGCCTCCCTATCTTGCCGTTTATATGTGGAAAAGAGTGTCATAATATGTTCTAAGGAGCATTATTATGTCAAATGTAGGAAAGATGAGTCAAGTGCTTAATGCTTATCCAGTTGGCTCGATTTATATAAGTATAAATAGTACGAATCCTGGTGAGTTATTTGGTGGTACTTGGGAATAGATTCAAGGAAGATTTTTGCTTGGATAGGGTTCTGGTTATTCTGCGGGCGCGACTGGCGGAGAAGCGAATCATGTTTTGAGCATAAATGAAATGCCAAAGCATAATCACTGGATTCATATCCTTGCTAAAGGTTATAGTGGATGGGGCAGTGATGGCTATTCAAATGGCGAATATTCAACAACTAGCTGGAGTAACCCGCCAGCTTATGGCGGTTCTCATACAAATACTACTCATGTTTTAATGGGACAAACTGGGAAAGATGGTGATAGTCAATCTCATAACAATATGCCGCCTTATCTTATAGGATATATCTGGAAACGAATAGCTTAATCATTAATTTGACTTTTCTTTCTACTGATGATATAATAAGATAGTAATCAAGTATTAAGGATGATTTTTATGGGGCAAATTCCTAATTTTGGTGCCCCCAGATAGTTGTTTAACGGTATCTGGTAAGGCAGCTGATGCCAAAGTGGTGGGCGATAAAATTAACATAATTAATTAGATACTTTTTTCTTTGCAAACAACGAAAATTACATCTGGAGATTGGACTTGTATCACTCTTGATTGTGGAATAAAAATGTGTTTTTTCAGAGGACGATATGGAAATACTGATATAACAAGATCTGAGGATTCTCTTTATTGGGCGTCTTTTTCAAAGGCTCTTCCAGCTGGATTTTTTTCTGAATACCCTTGTGTCTAGTGTCAGTGTGAAGTAGAATCTGGTTGGGGGTTTATAGTTAGTTTTAAATCCTAATAGTTCAATTAGCACATTAAATGGTTGGTTTTATACAAACCAATCTAAAACAGTTAATCCTTATATTCATATTTTTTGTATAGGAATTTAATTTTATTAAAATTCTTAAATTTAATTCATATAAAATTCTTAATGTTAGTGCTCTCCGATATGGAGAGCACTTTTATTTTAGAACAGAATTTTTATAGGAGGAAATCGCAATGGATATACTCCTTTTCGGGACTCTTCGAAAATATATTGACGACACTCTTCAAGGTGCTGGTGCGCTTAAAGGTGAAAAAGGCGACCGCGGAGAAAAAGGTGCTCAAGGTCCAAAAGGTGATAAAGGTGATAAGGGAGACACCGGCGCACAAGGACTTCGTGGTATTCAGGGCTTAACTGGCGTCACCGGCGAAAAAGGCGAGCGTGGTGCGCAAGGTATCCAAGGATTGACTGGACCTCAAGGTATTCCTGGCGTACAAGGCATTCAAGGTCCAAAGGGTGACAAAGGCGACAAAGGAGATAAAGGTGATCCCGGCAAACGCGGTGTCCCCGGAGTCAATTATAACATTAAATATTTTTTATCTACTCTTGAAGAATTAAATGCCATTACTCCTACTACTGGTTATGACGAAGCTATTTTTGCTTACGTTGCTGAAAATAAATCAATTTATTATTCTTATGAAAGCTCTCCTTGGGCTTTTTTTGCTGATGCGTCTAATCTTTAGTTCGCGCGCGGAGAGCAAGGTGAACAAGGTCCTCAAGGAGAAAAAGGCGATAAAGGCGACCAAGGTATTCAAGGTATCCAAGGACCGCAAGGTATCCAAGGTTCTCAAGGTATCCAAGGTATTCAAGGAGCCAAGGGCGATAAAGGTGACAAAGGAGACAAAGGTGACCCACTCACTTGGAATGAAGTTCCAGCAGCTGCGCGCAAAGAACTCAAAGGCGAAAAAGGCGACAAAGGTGACACTGGTGATTCTGGTGTTTATTATGGTCCAACTGAGCCAGAAATTGATCAAGAGAAACTTGTTTGGATTGATTCATCAGTAGAAGAATCAGCTACTACAATTGACATTGCTAATATTCCTGGACTCCAAAAGGAGCTTGATTCTAAAGTCCAACTTCCAGCTAAAGTTGAAAATGGCACTCAGTTATTCCCCGTTGTAACTTCAAAAGGCACATCATGGGTTACTCTTGAAGAAACTGTCAACGGAATTGTTAGCGAGTGTGTAAATATCATTGTGCGCGGTACGGATAATGCAACTCTTAAAGGCACTGAAATTTATCTTCACGATGTGACAGCTGATACTATATCTACTTTTGAATGGAATGGAACCAGTTTGACTATTTATGTTTTAAATGGACACAAATATTTTATCAGTGGTGCGGAAGTTGAAGGATATGAGCCTGCCGCAGATAGTTTACAATATATCGCGCGAGCTGCATAGACTCGTACAATCACTTTATCTTATCCTCGCTCAGAAGAAGCAGAGTATGGTATCCGATTCTTAATTGAATCATCAGATCCATCATGTGAGCGCGTAGTAGTTAAGAACAATATTACAACTTACGGCGAAGATACAGGTTTAGTAGCCGCTATTGGTAGTAAACTCGTTATGCCTAAGAACAGTTTCGATGATATTTATCCTTGGTCGGATATTCGCATTGTAACCGATTCTGATAATACTGCCGAGGCCGCGCAAGTGATGGTTAAGATTCCAAAGTATTATGTCAAGGTCACTGTTGATGATACTTATGAAACTTGGATGATTAGTCGCTATAAAAAAGTGGGATACCGTGTTGCAAAGATGTTCGCTCGTCCTGATGGAACCGAAGCAGACTATTATGAATATGCCCGTTATGAAACCAGCGATACCAATCGTTCTCAAACTGGTGTTACCCCTCAAAGTTCAACCACCATTGAAGCATTTAGAACTGCTGCTCTTGGATTAGGTGATAATTGGCACCCAGCTGGGCTTGCAGACCGTACTGATGGGCTTTAGATGTTAATGACTATTGAATTTGCTACTCGTAATATTCAATCAATAGCAGAAGGTTTGGTTGATTCTAAGACTGTTTCTGATTGCGGTTTGACCGATGGTTTAACCATTACTGAAGATTCAAAGGGCATTAAACCTTATTCTGGTATTGTTAAAAATGCTTTTTCTTATCGTGGGATTGAAAACCCTTACGGTAATTTACTTGAATATGCTGATGGTATTATTTTGAATAATTCTCGTGTGTACTATTGTGATGATTGGACTCGTTGGAGTAATTCAATCAATTCAAGTTATGTTCAAGCTGTTGGCACTATTCCAACTTCAAGCGGGTTTATTACTAAATTGAATTATAATGAAGCTAATCCTTGGATGCGTCTGCCTAGTGAAGTAATTACCGCTGGCGACAGCGATAGTAATTATAGTGACTATTATAATGCTCCAACCGCAGATTATACCTTACCAGTTTATGGCGGCGGTTATTCTACCAATTTGCGCGCGGGCTTATTCCACTGGAATTGCACTCGTACTTTTAGTGAAATAAATAGAGACATTGGTTCTCGTTTGGCTCGTAGTTTTTAAGAGGTGATTGAAATGAGAATGTCAAAAGCAACAAGCGAAATCCGTCCTCAAAATACTATTGAGCAATTATCAGCTAATCGTTTTTCTTGTCGAGTTTGCGCAGACATCGTTGAAACTGAAAATGGTTTTAATTTCACCAGTTATCGAGATTCATTCAGCGCATCTTCTTATCCTGAATTACTCGTAAACATTATCCACACTCGTTATACCTATGATGATGAAAATAACTTTATTAATGATTACATTGCGGAAGGTATGACTAAAAAATATCAAGGCTACCGTGATTTTGTTGCTTGGGCTAAGTCCCAAGCAAAATCTTATTTTAAGGAGGATTAATCTATGCCTATAATGTAGTTATATGACAAAAATACAAGTACTTGGCAAGAAGTCCCCGCCTTAAAAGGTAGTGCTGCAAAAGTAGAAGTTGGCACGGTAAAAACAGTACCAGCCGCAGAACAAGCAAAAGTAACCAATGTCGGTACAAATACTAATGCAATTTTTGATTTTTAGCTTCCTCGTGGTATGGATGGCATTACTCCTATTCGAGGTACTGATTATTGGACAGCCGCGGATCAATAGCAAATCATTAAGGATGTCTCTGATAAAATGAATTATCAGTTTACAGATTTGATGAATGCTATTCAAAATAAATCAATTACTTACATTTTTGACAATAAAGCTTCTCTTGATGGAGCACTTAATTTAGCTGATAATACTGTTACTTATAATGAAAAAGTGTGCAAGCTAAATCCTGGAGACGTGTTTCTTTTGGTTTCAACTAATGAACCAGATTATTGGTTTGGCGAGGATTCCAATGGTGAAAAACTTCATGAACTTGACGCGCGAAAAATGGAATTAACCGAATATGTTAAATCAAGTCAATTTCAAGTAATGGATATTGATACTTATAATGCTATTGCAGCAAAAGATCCAAATACGTTTTATTTTATCATTGAAAAATCTGATCCAACTTTAAACAATGAGGAGGCAACGATTTAATGCCTATTTTCATTGACAATAAACGAGTTTAGCTCATCTACAAAGGTGAAACTCCTATTGAGGAAATTCACACTCAAAATGCAACTATTTGGACTCCAAAAGCAGATTTTGCTACGGCTTCATGGGCTGAAATTAAAAAGTGGATTGAGAAAGGTACTTGGAAAGAACAGAATTGGGATGAGGGAAATACTCATTCCATTCATATGAAGGATGGCCATATTCTTATTGCTCGAATTCTTGCAATGTATGATGGCCGCGAGGAAGAAGCAACTTATAAAGGCTAGATTGATAGAGATGAAAATAATACAAAACCGCATATGGTTCTTGAACTAGTCACTTGCTTGCCGGATTCTTATTCTATCAATCCAGAGCCAGAAGTAGAAAACACTCCTCAATCTTGGGGTACTTCAAACCTTTATAAATTAATGTCTCCTGGTGGCGAGATATATGATAATTTGCCAAATGAACTTCAATCAATGATTATCCCTATAATGAAGAAATCTGGTATTAGTGGCAAAATTCAAAATTCAAATCCAGAAATTACTAAGTCTTACCTTTTCCCACTTTCAATTCGAGAATATGTCGCAAAAGACAATATTACAAGCGAAATTAACAATGACGAAGGCAGTCAATATCAATACTATATTGATCATCCTGGTCATGTTGTTAAAAAAGAATATGCTGGCGATAAAAACATCGTCTATTACACTCGTTCCGCAATGCAAGCTGAAAATGAACTTTATGAATACTTTTGGGCTATTGGCGGTGCGAATAACTATGCAACTTATCCATCCTATATTAGTTTAGGAACAAGTTTTGCATTTTGTATTTAAGGAGGTCTATTATGGGTTTTAGCACTTTTAAGCAGGGCGCAGATAGTTATTATGAGTTTGTTTGTGATTCTGTTGATGATATTGCTAGTCTTCCTACTGATTGCGCGCCTGGCTCTGTTGCTTTTGTTATCGAAGGCTCAGTTTGCTATATGTTAAACAATCAAAAGATATGGAAGCCTATTTGATTTTATGAAACTTTACGGAAGTATTGCGAATTATAACTCTATATCTGGCGCAATTAATCCAGCGAGTGATATTTCCGGTGCGCTATCTAATCCGCTGGCGCGCGGCGCTTCGGCCTATGAAATTGCTGTCGCCAATGGCTATGTAGGAACTGAGGAGCAGTGGCTTGAATCACTCTAGGGACGGACTCCTTAGCGTGGAGTTGATTATTGGACAGCCGCAGATATAGGGCAAATGAAACAAGAGTTTAGAGAATAGATGGCTGATGAAATTCAATAGGCAGTCAAGAATTTGAACTTAGATGTTTCTTTTGATATTGAAAATGGATATTTAGTTATGGATATAAAGGAGTGAGTTAATGGATATAATTACACTTGCGTTGACTCGTAAGGCAGTTAGAGATGCTCACGTTGACCATATAGGACCACAAGGACCAGTTGGACCGAAAGGTGACAAAGGTGATAAGGGAGATCCATTTACTTGGGATGATCTTACTGCGGAGCAAAAGAAAGAATTAACTGGTCCAAAAGGCGATAAAGGTGATACAGGTGGAATGGGATATGTCTCTTTTGATAGTGACGAGGATGGACACTTATATGCCATTATTGCTGAAGAAACTGATGAAATTAGTTTTAGAATTTCTGACGACGGTAAGTTGGAGGTAATCTACGCGTGAGTAAAAAAGTAATTTTGGGCGCAGTAACCGCTTACGCTCTCGCAGTTAAAAATGGATTTGAGGGCACAGAGAAAGAATGGCTTGCTAGTCTTAAAGGTGCAAAGGGCGATAAGGGCGAACAAGGTGAGCAAGGCCCACAGGGTATCTAGGGAGAAAAAGGAGCAACTGGCGAAATTGGTCCCGTTGGTCCTCAAGGCGTTCAAGGACCGAGAGGTGTTCAAGGCGAGAAAGGAAATACTGGCGATGTTGGCCCTGCTGGTCCTCAAGGACTAAAAGGTGAAACCGGTGCAGTTGGACCAGCTGGCCCGCAAGGTAAACCAGGTATCCAAGGTGAAAAAGGTGAGACTGGTGATACAGGCCCGCAGGGTAAACAAGGTCCACAAGGCATTCAAGGTGTTTAGGGTGCAAAGGGTGATAAAGGCGATCCTTTTAGCATAAAGAAAATTTATGCTTCTGTGGCTGAGATGAATACCGATTTTAGCGGTACTGACACTTCTACTGGTGATTTTGTTCTCATTAATACTGGCAATGTCGCAGATGAGGATAATGCAAAGCTTTATGTAAAAGGTGAGAGTGCTTTTACTTTTGTTACTAACTTGTCTGGTACAGCTGGCATACAAGGTCCGCAAGGTCCTCAAGGAGTATAGGGCATCCAAGGAGAACAAGGTATTCCGGGTGTGAAAGGTGATAAAGGTGATCCTGGTTCTGACGCAACTGTCACTACTGACAATATTACCTCTGCTCTTGGTTACACTCCCGCAGATTCAACTAAAGTTTACACCAAAACTGAAGTTGATGAAATGATTGATGGCATTTATGTCCAAGCGGTTCACAATGCGACTTCTGTTGCTCAAGTCAACGGCCTGTTCCAAGAGTGGTGGAAGAAAAATTGGGTTGAAGGTACTTCTACCCGTACTTAGATGCTTGAGCGTTGGTTTGGAAATGTCCTTACCAGCAACAAAGTTTATGGTACTAAGCTGCCTTTGTTTGCTACTTCAAACAGTGCAAGTGGTGAATATATAGATGATTCTATTGGCATGACTTGCACTCCTTCAACTAACGCAGTTCTTGGTCAAGACGACTTCGCATTTAAGCCAGAGTTCTGGTGCATCGAAGTGTCTGGTGAGCATAATCCCGATGGTTCAATCACTATTTATGCGGTTGAATTAATTGATGACATTACCACTGTTCGTTCTGGCGAGCATCTCACTTGGGTTCTTCAAAAGAACACTTATTGGCATGAATATACCAGTGAAGGTTATCATTTCGTTGAACTTAAATCAACTCCTGATGAAACTTGGCATCGTTGGCCGCAAGGTACATCAAAAGATGGTGTTGTTCATAAGTTTATTGCTAATCCGAAGTATTATGCTGGCATGAAAGACGGAACCATTACTGTTGGCACTAATCTTCCTGCAATCAACTTCACTTCTCATCGATCTGGTGTTGCTTTGTGGCGCAAGCGCGGTAGTCAATATTCTGGTGCAAGCGGCAACCTTATCAAGTTCCTTGATATTATGATGAAGTTAAAGTATGCTAAGAAAGGTAATTCTGGGACTATTGAAGGTTGCTCAAACTATAACTGGCAATATACCACTCCTGTTGGTGAGACAGGTGTAGAACGTATTATTGTTACTACCGCTTAGGGTGCAAACATTAAAGTTGGTTCAACTGTTATCATTGGTAAGAAAGGTGGCTCTACCGATCGTGATGACAGCGCTATGAGAAGCCTTGTTTCAATGAAGAAAGTCAAAAGTTTGGAGCCAGTTACCATTGATGATACTTCTTATACAGCTGTTAATATTGATAACGGCGGAGCAACTTTTGACACTGTTGCGAGTGAAACAATGATTTCTTCTATGCCTTATCACTCTGGATACAATGACAATGTATTGGGTTATGATGGTAGCGCAACTAATTACACCAATGGTTCTGAACCTGGCTTGCTCCAGAAGATTGAGTTCCAAAATGGTGCTTATCTGATTATTTCAGACGAATTGTGGCAATGGAGTAAAGATGATACAAACTATATGTTTGATTGTTATACTTGCCATGACCAGTCAAAAGTTACTACTAATGGAACAATTTCTTCTGACTATACAAAGCAAACTGATTTGACTTTGAAGTGGGCAGTTGAGGGTGCTAATACAAGTTGGTACTGGGAATATATTGAAGATACCGCAATCGCTAATGATCCAGCAGTTTGCTGGCCAGCTAAGGTATCCACAACAGCTGGTAGCGGAACTGGTTGTAAAGCTGGCTTCCACGTCGCTTTGGCTTCGTCTGGTGTGCGTGCTGGTTGGTGTTTCTGCAATTTGTGGAATGGCGGTTATTGTGGTGTTTCAGCTCGTTACTCGCCCTATTCTCCTTCGATTTCTTACTGGGCCGGGGCGCTCGGCGGTCCAGGTCTTGCGGGGTGAATCGAAGCCTAGGAGCACGTAGTGCGGATAGGCAAGAGAGGGGAC